CTGTAGATGTAGCTTTAGATAAATGTTTAAAACATTATGAATCATTGTGGCATTTAAAAATGAATTATAAAGAAGCTTTTAATTTTGTAAAATATCTACCAGGAAAATATTTTAAAATTCATGGAGACCATGGCCCATACTATACCTGTACAATTTCTGCAGTTGTTTATTTAAATGATGATTATGAGGGTGGAGAAATAGAGTTTATAAGACAAGGGCTAGTCGTTAAACCAAAAGCTGGTGACATAGTAATGTTTCCATCTAACTTTGTATATGAGCATGCATCTTTAGAGGTAAAGTCAGGAACTAAATATTCAGTTGTTATTATGACAGATTACAATGAATTTTATCATACGGGTGGATATCATGAATATGTATCAAAATGACGATACCCAAATAATTAAATTTAAATCTTTAAGACCGTGGCTTAATTCTAAAAGCAAATCTGTTCCAAGTACAACAACAGATAGCATCCCACAATGGTATAAAGAAGCTGATCGTTTTGCAAAAAATCCAATTAATGGAGAATACTATAAAGCAACAAAAGAAATATGTCCTTTTTCAAAAGAAGATAATCCAAATGATTTTGGTAAAATTCCTACATGGAAAGCTTGTCCAGCAATAATGGATGGATTCTCAACTGGATATATTTTTAAAACTCCTTGCGATTTAACTTTTTTTAAAAATTCCCGTGGATCTCTTGATGTTAAAATTGATGATGTAAAATATAAAGATTTTTGTGGCAAACGTGGCCCAATGGCACAATTTCATCATCCTAAAGGATACTATTTGGAACACTTTGCTTGGTATGTTGACTGGGGAATAGAGCTTCCAAAAGGTTACAGTGCATTATTTATGACACCAATGAATAGGTTTGATTTACCATTTATTAATACTACTGGTGTCGTTGATTGTGATAATGTACACATGCTTGGAACATTTCCATTTTTTATTATAGATGGCTGGGAGGGCACGATTGAAGCTGGCACTCCATTTATGCAAATACTTCCTTTCAAACGAGAAAACTGGCAGCAAGAAGTAGTTTTTCAAGATCAGCAAACAATCTATAGTGATATGATGGATAATATTAAATTCTATCGTCAGCCAGACGGTGGAGTATATAAAAATAAGGTTTGGTCTAGAAGAGAATATAAATAAAAGGAGCAAAAATGAAAACGTGGACAGAAAAGAAAAACTTGGGAAATGGAATCAGTCTTTATAAAAATGTAATTAAGAAAGACATTGATGTTATAAATAGACTTGAAACAATCCTAGCACCAGTTGGAACAGAAACACAATATGCTTGGCAGCCAGCATATGTTGGTTACAAAGAATTAATGCCATTATATAGAGATTGTAATGATTTTAAATTTAAAAAAACCGATATAGAAGCAGATTCTAGTTCAGAGTCTATAGCTTTGCAAGCGTTGTGGCAAGATGTATATGATGCACAGTTTCCAGCTGTTGAAGACTATAGAAAAGATTATAATATAATGGATTTGAAATATTGGGAAGCTTTTAATTTCATTAAGTATGGCCCAGGACAGCACTTTCAAGAACATCACGATCATGGGTTTTCTTATAACTGTACAGTATCTCTTGTAGCATATGTCAACGATGATTACGAAGGAGGAGAACTATATTTTAGATTACAAAATTTAAATGTAAAACCAGAAGAGGGTGATTTATTTATTTTCCCTTCAAATTATATGTATCCGCATAGAGCTATGCCAGTTAAATCTGGAACAAAGTATTCAATTGTAACAATGCTTGATTACAATAAAAAGTTTCATACACAAGAAATGTATTTGCCAGACGAGGAATAATGTTAAATATATCTGTTGAAAAAAACACTTACTCTAATATAAGTATTGCTCCGATGTCTATTAAGAGAGAGTGGATGGATGCTACCCCAGATAAACATGCTTATAGATGCTTTCCAGTCACACAAGCCAATATGATTGGGTGGTATCTATATGCAGATCAAGATGTTTCGTTTATCTGGAATGGCATCAATAATACATCTTCAGATAATGTTAAAATTATAAAAGGTGAGCATTTTTGCTATACGGGAAGAGGGCAATCAAGCGTTAGCTTTAATACTGGACTTGTTTTTAGAACAGACCAAGACATTAGTATGCTAACAATTACCCCAGTAAATTATTTCAGTAATGACTGGGAAGTTATGTCATCATTGATTAGTACTTCTTGGCACGATAGTGATTTTCCACTAGCTATTAAAGTAAAAACTCCAGATAAAGAAATTACAATAAAGTCTGGTGATCCAATTGCCACAATTATACCAATGTCTTTGACTAAATTAGATAATACTGCAATTGAAATGTATGATTATTCAGATCCAAATGGATTAAGGCAAAGAGCACATCAACTTTATGGTGAGGCCGCACAAGAAATTAATCAATCTGGACAATGGACAGACTGGTATAGAGATGCTATTGACGAAAAGGGAGAGTCGTTAGGACAGCACGAAACAAAGGTCTTAAGATTAAAAGTAAATGATAATAGAAAAAAATAATAAGAGAAATGGTATAATAATTTTATGGACGAAATAGTAAATAAAAATATATATAAGAAAGTATCTATAACTCCTTCAGGATGGTTTGGCAATAGTAAAGATATGATTGTTGAGCTAGAAAACTTTATGACTGAAGAAGAAATTGAGTTTTTAGAAAAATCTGCTAAGTCCATAACAATTTGGGATGTAACAGAAAGTCACACAAATGAAAACGGCACAGTTATATACGACGCAAACTACTGGAAGGATCGTGTAGCAACAAGGCCATCTTTAGATAAAAATGATCCAAAAATTGGACCAGTAATTGAAGGATTGTTTCATCGTTTGCAACCCATAATTGAAGATTTTTTTAAAGTTAAGGTTGAGCCAACTGGACAAACAATAGTTAAGTGGCTACCAGGACAATTTCAAAAGCCACATGCAGACAAAGAGTTACACGATGGGCCAGATGCAGGACTTCCTAATGATTTTCCATATTACGATCTATCTAGTCTTTTTTATTTAAATGATGATTACGAAGGTGGAGAATTATATTTTCCTTTACAGGGTGTTCAATTTAAGCCTAAGAGGGGCGCTGCCTATTTTTTCCCAGGAGATAAAAACTTTATACATGGAGTTACAGAAATAAAAAGTGGCATAAGATATACATGTCCATTTTTCTGGACAATATTAGAACATACTGGAGATAAAAAACCATGAACAAAAAAAGAATAACAAAAGATATCGTAGTTTTTGAAAACTTTTTAACTCCAGAAGAATGCAATGCAATAATAAAAGTGATAGAAGCGCAAGCAGCAAATGAAAAGCTTCAATGGACTCCAATATCCTTCTATGAATCATACTCTTCTGTTCTTCCAAATGATAACGATCCAGAGCTTGCAGATTTTGGCCTTTCTGCAACATACTTTTCTGATCTTGAAAAAAGAGTCTCAGAAACAGTTGCAGCTGTACATGACAAAGATCCAAACGATATACATAAAATTGGATTTCATGCACAAAAATGGGAAAAGGGTGCATTTGCAAGAGAACATTCTGATAATACAGATTTAGAAGGAAACATTGGACCTTTTGAAAGAAGCAGGTATGCTTCATTCTTATATTTAAACACTGATTTTGAGGGAGGAAGATTAGTATTTAATAAACAAAATTATGAATTAATTCCACAATCAGGATTGCTTGCCTCATTTGCTGGTGGATTTGAAAATACACACGAAGTTTCTTTAATTACAGAGGGAACAAGATACACATTAGGATCATTTTGGGATGATAGGGATGAGTCGGCATATCCAAAAGAAACCATAGATGCTTGGGCTGAAGAAATAAAAAAAGTTAGAGAAGATCAAGAAGTTCTTAAATCTTCATGGAAAAAGCTTCATGAAAAGGGATATAGACTAAACCCTGATGGAAGCGAATATAAGGCAGAAGAATAATAATATGTCAGCATTTCTTAAAAAAGAAGCTGAAGCAGCAGGCTTCAAAACTCAAGAGATTTATGATAAAGTATTATTAATTGAAGATTTTATATCTAAAGAAGAAATAGAAGAATTACTTGATATTATAAAATCAATTAAAGAAGAAGACTGGTATATTGAATATAAGTCAAATTTAAAATTATTCTGCATGGAAAAATTTGGTAGAGATGATGTTGAAAACCTTGTTGCCGAAGGAAAATTTGAAGTAACTAAAAATTGGGAAGATAAAAATTATAACATAAATAATTATGAAATACAAAAAAATATTTTTAATCGTATTAATCCATTAATTAGATCAGCAAATTCAAACTATTTATTAAGTGGCATGGTAACGCTGCAAAGAATGCAAGAGGGGGTAGAATTAAAATCTCATACCGACCAACATACAGATCCATCCATACAGTATGCAACCATACTATATATTAATGATGATTATACAGATGGTGAAATATTTTTTAAAAATATAAATTTAAAATTAAAACCAAAACCTGGATCTATGCTTGTATTTCCAGGTACTCCAGAATATGAGCATGGAGTTGTTCCAGTAGGACCTGGCCCTATAAGATATGTTCTTGTAGGTTTTGTAAAAATAATAGATTTTTATAATAATAACAAGTATAATGATAAATACATAACAAAGGATGGAATGTAATATGAAGTTAGAAAAAGTACTAGAAGAGAACATATATTATTACACCGATGTTCTTGCAGATCATGAAAAGTTTTTATCCATTATTCTTGAGTTAGATGGCAATTCAGAAGTTGAGCCAGTAATCCCGTCTTGGCAAAGATGGTTGTCTAATTCTGGAGATGGCTACTCGTTTGGCGGTAAAAAAGACATGCAGCCAAACAATCTTCACCTATTGTCTGGAGAATTAAAAGAAAAAGCTGGGTATGTTATATCAGAAATTCAAAGATGCATTAAAGATGTAGCTGAAGCATTTATACGTGATAGAGGCCTAGATGTCCCAAATCCAAATCTATCACCTTTTGCGGGTATCATGAAGTACATACCTGGATTAGAAATGGGTGCACACTTTGATGCACAGGCTGGAGATGAAAGCCTGTGGTGGTCAATGATTATATATGTTAATGATGATTACGAGGGTGGAGAGCTTTCTTGGATTCTTCATGATAAAGATTTAAGAGATCCACAACATGCACATCTAAAACCAAGGTCAGATCTTCATCATGAAGAAAACAAAGATTTAATTGATTTTTGGATTAAGCCAGCTGCTGGTTCAGCACTTATTTTTCCATCTACCTTTCCATATAGACATCAGGTTCATATTATGAAGTCTGGAGATAAGTATATGTTCCCAGGTTTTATATTTAAAGATGGGTACGATCCAAGTGATCCAGAGTCTATTGAAAAATTTAATGGTGGATCAAAGGTCGTAAAAAAGAGCCCATATGAGCAGTAGCTATGAAATCTTAAAAGATCAAATAGTTTACTTCCCTAATGCAGTTCCAAATCATTTAGAAATTGTTGATGCAATAGAGTCGGTAAACTCAAAATCTGTTTCCCCCTGGGAAAATTGGTATGCTGGAGATAATAAAGATCATGCTTATGGTCATATAAAATACATGAATAGATCTTTTTATAAAGAAGAAGATGCAGAAACTTTAGAAAAAAGTAAATTTATTATAGAGTCTTTGTGTGATTATATGTCAAATTGTGCTATACAATATGCAAACATTTTTGGTTTATCAAAAGATCATATTGATTTTGCCATATCTGTTCTTAAACAAGAAACTACAACTATAGGCATTAATAAATATAATGAAAATGCACATATGGGGCCACACGTAGACCTAAATGATATGAATCATTATATTCAGTATACAATTGTAGTTTATCTAAATGATGATTATGAAGGAGGGGAGTTATACTTTCCTAATCATGATATAAAAATAAAACCATTAGCGGGAAGTATTGCCATGTACCCTTCTGGACATCCATATACACATGAATCACTAAATATTACAAAAGGTAGAAAGATGTTAATAACTCATCACCTAAGAAACAATGAGGCAAGATGAGTGGGGACTTGAAGCCAGAGCATAATGATCTTGTTTCAGAGTATATCAATTCTGTAAATAATAAAACTCAAACATCCTACATGCTAACAATTGCAAGAGATGGAGAAGATCCAGTTAGAACAATAATTTATTATTCTAATGCAATAGAGGCTGCAGAAGCATACAACAAATATACTGATTGGGGTTTTGCAAGAAATTTCTTAACAGTAAAACTGTATGAACCAAATGGTGTAGTTAATCAAAAAGTTTTAAAAAGAAACCAAGCTGGAGAATGCACATTTGTAAGACAAGATTATATAGAGGCGCAAAAAATATTGTTTAATGTAAAAGAGCATTTGGATTCAAAACAATATGAATCTCTAATTAAAGACTTTATGACTTTATTTGCAAAAGACAATTGGAGATTTGATCCCGATAGGTTTTTAAAAGACTCTGGAATTTTAGGAAAAGCACAAGAATAAGTTTATTCTGAAAGATAATTTTCAATTCCCATTATTTTTTTTGATTTTTCAAGTTGATCTTTATCTGGTGCTCCCCAATAACCTAAATATTTACCACTAAAAATTTCTTTATGATGTTTATTTGCATGCTCTTTTATATATTTTGAAAAACTATCAGATTTTGTAGCATCCTTCCACTGATAATCAGAATCTATTCCAGGTTCAGGTTTGTTTAAACTAACAAAAACTGGTTTATAAAAATGAAAAATTCTAAATCCACGACTCAGCAATCTTAATGAAAAATTAATTTGATCGCCAGAAAATGGATCTTTGGGATAGTGCAAAAAATCTAATAAATATTTAAAAGGATAAAACATCATTGCTGCAAAAACACAGTTACCTTCGTGAAATACGGTATCGTTAATAGTTATTTTATTATCATTCCATGGCCCACCATCAACCCAGGCAATACCAACCATGCTTTCCGTTAATCTATTATTGCCATCTATTCCATCAGTTCTTATTGATGGCATAAAAGCATTTACGTCATCAATTGTTGAATCAAAATCATTAAAGTGTATTTTTTTGTTTTCTTGCCAGTATAAAGTATTTTTATCGTTTATATCATATGTAAATCCATGAGGCATATTACTTAATACAATTTTATCTCCAGCATATTTTTCTGCAACATAATAATTATTTATTAATGTCTCATCCCAGTTTTTATCAAAAATTGTATGTGCATCTATTTGAAAAATAAAATCATGTTCTTTATCGTACATTAAGGCAGCGTTCATTCTAGAAAAACCTATTCCAAAAACATAAGGAGAAAAAAATTCTGTATATAATGTATTACTAGATTTTAATAGCGAAACATCCTCTTTTGATCCATTGTAAAGATGCGATTCTTTTTTATCTAAAACGGTATTAAATATACTAAAATAAATACGCTCAGGATGCTTAGCAGCATATATTGCAGATCTTATTGTGTCTAAAAGGTAATATTCTCTACAGGAAGCAATTGTTATTAAAATTGTTTTTTCTTTATTGCTCATATTTTTCATTATATCATATATGGTATAATTTAAAAATGAACCTGCCCAAAGAACCATATCATATAATTAAAAATTATTTAGATAAAGATTATTGTAAAGATATGGCTTCATATTTTCTTAAAAATATGGAGGAAGATCCAAGAGAAGGATATAGCACTTTTGGTATAGGTGGCAAAGAATACTTTTTTGAAGAAGTAAATCCAAAACCAAAACCATATGATCCAAATATGAAGCTATACGATATGATCCATTTTGGTTATAAATTTTTTATGGAAAATTATCCAATATATGGAGATTTTGAATTAAACAGATCACATGCAAATTTTATGTTTAAAGATGCAATTTTACATGATCATAAGGATGATAGAAACTTTAATGAACCGATAGAAACATTGGGAAGCAAGACCCATGTTCTTGGATTATTTTTAACTGATGATTACGAGGGTGGGGAATTAGTATTTGGAGATTATTCTATTTCATTAAAACCAGAAGTTGGTGATCTTGTATTTTTCCCTGGCTACTATACAAGACATGGTGTAAACAAAGTTACCTCTGGAGTTAGAATAAATATTTTAAGTCATTATTTTGATATTATAGATAGATCTAAGATTAATCCAGCATACTCAATGTAAAAAAATAGCCCCGCTTTTACACGGGGCCATTATTATGCATACTTTTTAGGAAATTTGTTTTTCCATTTATGTGTGGCTCCTTTTACATAAGAAGACCAAGAGCTCCAGTCTTTACCGCCTTTTGTCATATGATATACAATTTTGGCGTTTTTAACTGGGCTAAAAAGCTCGGCATTTAGGTCAAGTTCAAACTTATCTCGTCTGTCTGGACCCAATTCTCCAATCATATTAATTTGGAATATACCGTAAGAGCTGTCGCCTGTTTTTGCATTGCCGTTAAAGGCAAATGGACGACCATTAGACTCTGCTTTGGCAACAGCCCAAGCAGTCCTAAGACCCTTCCCTTTAAACCCAACAGCCTTAAGTAATTCAACCAATTGTCTATCGGTCAAACTATGAGCATTTTCATACTTCTTCAGTATTGCTTTACTCTTTGCTCTCTTAGAAACCAAAGAAGCCACCTTGTGGGTGGCCCGAACGTCAATGGATTCTTTCATTAGCAAGTTGTTACGGTCAGCAAATGATATTTCTTTCCCGTTGGTCAGAATAGCAAATGCAAGCACCATAATCATTACCCCTGATAGTATTTTATTGTCTCTCAAGTTTTCCTCCTAGAAACAGTTATGACACCTTAACGGTGTCATACACCTAGTATAACACAAATATTACTGACGAGTCAACTTCATTTGATGATATAATATAAAGACTTAATTTTGAAAGAGGAATAAATGGCAACATTTAGAGGTTCTGGATCTGGTACATATAATATTGGAGAACGTCCACCCTATGTAAATTGGACAGTCGTTCGTGGAGATACTGCTGCATTTCGTGTTTATTTAACTGATGATGAGCGGCAACCACTTGTAATTGGAGACTGGACAATATCTATGCAAATTAAAAGACCAACAACAAGTCCAGTGGTTCCAGGGCAAATAACAGATACTGCAACACTACTATATACTTTAACCCCTGCACCAGATGCAGATGATGAAGTTGGAGAATTCACAGTATCATTAACTGCTGCACAAACAACAACACTTGAAACAAATGATATTTGGGACATAGAGGTTTCTTTGCCACAAGATGAGATAGTTTGGACAGTGGCACAAGGGAAAATGACAATTCTTGAGGATGTAACAGCTTAATGGCAACTGTTACTCTTTATGAGACAAAGCCAGTAAGAACTGCTAGAATAGAGCAAGAAGATCTGGTAAATACTTCTTTTAGAACAGGTAAAAGAATATCTTTAATAGAAGAGGTTCTACCATTTAGAATTAAGTTTACAGCTATAAAAGTTCCTGGATACGGACCAAATAATGTTCCGCCTATTCCGTTACAGATTATTGGGTATAGCAACTTTATATTATAAAGGGGTGGTTAAATGAAAACAATAACTATAGCAACTCCCATGTATGGTGGCGTGTGTCATGGAACATATCTAAAGAGCATATTGTCTTTAGTAAATATATTGGGTCAAAAAGGTTATAAAGTTAACTATAGCGATATATCTAACGAATCCTTAATTACAAGAGCAAGGAATACACTAACAGAACTATTTTTAAGATCTGGAAATGATTATTTACTTTTTATTGATTCAGACCAAGGGTTTAATCCTGAAGGTGTGGTAAAAATGATAGAAGAGAATGTTGATCTTGTTGGTGCAGCGGTTCCAATGAAAGGCATAAACTGGGAATCAGTAAAAAATGCTGTTTTACAAAATAAACAAGATCTGTCAAATCACACTGCAATTTATAATGTTAATATATCAGAAACACAAAAAGAAGAATATAAAAAAAATCCAAATGTAATTGTTGAGGTAGACTACATAGGAACTGGCTTAATGCTTATAAGCAGAAATGTATTTCAAACCCTAAAAGAGTATACGCCTTCATATAGATCTGATCAGCATAGCAGTTCTGGAATACAATACGGTGAGACTATATATGATTTTTGGAGAACAGAAGTAGATCCTGAATCAAATAGGTTGCTTTCAGAAGATTATAATTTTTGTAAAATGTGGAGATCTTTAGGGGGTAAAATTTATTTAGCTCCTTATACAAAGGTGGTGCATGTTGGAACATATTGGTTTAAATAAGCTTGATGGATTTGGTCCAATTTATGTTATTAATATGGAACGATCAGCAGATCGTAAAACATACATAGAAAATCATTTTAAAAAATACGGGGTATCAGAATATACTTTCGTAAATGGAATAGATGGATCAAAAGAAGATTTAAATGAACTAATAAATAATCTTGACCAGATTACCGTTTCAAAAAATGAAATATCTTGTGGTATGTCTCATCTTAAAGCAATAAAACACTGGTTAGAAACATCTGATTCAGATTATGCCATCATCATGGAAGACGATGTTAGTCTTGAGACTGTAGATTTTTGGACTTTTACATGGAATGATTTTTTTAGTGCGGTAACTAAAAAATATGATATTTTACAACTTGCAATAACCAATAACTTTATTATAAACAATAGGTTGCATCTAAGAGAACATTTAGACTGGTGTGCAGCGGTATATTTAATAAAAAGACCATTTGCTGAAAAGCTAGTAAAGAAATATGTAGTTGATGGAAAGTATACCTTTAGTCCTAATAGGTTTTTGTCTGTTCCAGAAGGGGTTATATATACGGGAAGTCTTTGTTACTCAATACCGCTTTTTACTTATACCACTCAGTTTGAGTCATCATTGAATCAGTCCCATGTAAATACTATACATACTAACTGTAGGAATCAAACATTAAGATACTGGCAAAACAACTCTATATTTAAATTAGATTTATTGTAATAATATGTTATAATTTGGCTATGGCCAGACTACCACTTTCCACAGTAAAGACAAAGTTCCAGACGGGTGATAGGCCCACGGAACAAGATTATGTTGATCTAATTGATAGTACTTCTGCTCAAGCTACAGATCTTGGCAGCTATGGTAATAATGAAAACACTATTACTGGAATTGAAAGCGCTACCGTTATTGATAATTTTGATGCAACGGTATGGCGAATGGTCAAATATATTATCTCAATAGCAAAGACAAGTGCTGGAGATAATAAATTTTATGCTACAGAATTGACTATACTTGTAGACGGTACAGATGTAAACGTTTCTGAGTATGGAACAATAGACAATGATGGGAATATTGGCACCGTTGCTGTCTCTCGTGCTGGTAGCACAGTTAATATAACTGTGACACCTGTAGTGGGGATTACGCCTGTAACAGTTCGTTTTGCACGAATTGGTCTCAAGGCATAAACTACAAGGAGATATAAATGGCTACAGTCAACAAAGACTTTAAAATCAAAAATGGTCTTATCGTTGAAGGTGCAAATGGTACCATCAACGGTTATGACATTCTTACAAAAGACTCTGCCGATCAAACATACATTATTGGATTGATTGGTGGATCCGCAAACTCGCAGGCAGTTGCTAATACAGTTGTTGCTCGTGATGGTTTTGCAAATTTTGCTGCTAACGTTATTACAGCAGACCTCGTCGGTGATGTTACTGGTGATGTAACTGGTACAGTTTCTGATATTTCAAACCACGATACAGATGATCTTGGTGAGGGCACATCAAACCTTTACTTCTCAAATGCTCGTGCAAAAGATGCAGCAGCAGACTTGCTAACAAGTGCAACACTTACAAATATTACAATTAGCGGTAGTGGATCTGGACTAACAATTACTGCTGAAAACGGTGTTGCAGATTCAGATACAGACGACCTTCTTGAGGGTACAACAAATCTTTATTTCACAAATACAAGGGCTCGTGGAGCTGTTAGTGCTGGAGAAGGACTTCAGTACAATGGTTCAACAGGTGAGTTCACGGCACACCTTGGATACGGTCTTGAAATTGCTAATAATGCAATTCGTATTGATGATGATGTTATTGCTACTGATGCAGATATTTCAAGTGCAGTAAGTGCTCATAACGTAGCATCTGGTGTTCATGGTGTTACAGGTAACGTTGTTGGTACTTCTGATACCCAGACAATTTCCAATAAGACACTTGGATCAAACCTTGATGCTGGTACATATACTATAACAAACCTTGGAACACCAAATAACTCAACAGATGCTGCTACAAAGGCTTATGTTGACGGTGTTGCTGAAGGTCTTCATATTCATGCTTCTGTTGTTGCTGCTACTACAGCAAATATTAATCTTGCAACAGATCTTGAAAACGGAGATCTTCTTGATGGCGTAACGCTTGCTACAGGAAACCGTGTTCTTGTAAAGAATCAGTCTACTGCTTCACAAAACGGTATCTATGTTGTACAAGCTTCTGGTGCTGCTGTTCGTGCAGCTGACTTTGATGCTCCAGCAGAAGTAGATGGTGGTGACTTCGTATTCGTTACTGGTGGTGGTCAGGCTGACACTGGCTGGGTTCAGACATCTGAACTTGTTGCTACAATCGGAACAGACCCAATCTACTTCACCCAGTTCTCTGGTGCAGGTACATTTTTAGCAGGGTATGGATTATATCTTGATGGAAATACATTCAATGCTAATGCTAACGTTCTTGCAAGCATAGATTATGTTTCAGGTGCAATTACTTCTCATGAAGCTCTTCACAGCGGAATCCATGGTGTTACAGGAGATATTGTTGGAACATCTGATACACAAACATTAAGCAATAAAACACTTGGCAACGCAGTTTCCCTTGGAGCTGATCTTGATGCTGTTAATTCGTATAAGATTGTAAATCTTGAAGAGCCATCAAGCAATCAAGATGCTGCAACCAAATTCTATGTTGATAATGCAATTACTGGTGTTGGAAATACAATATCTGGTCTTGATACCGATGATGTTGCTGAAGGAAACAACCTTTACTTTACCAATGCCCGTGCAGAAGCAGCTGTTGCAAATCTTGATACTGGAGATCTTGCTGAAGGTACTAACTTGTACTTCACAAATGCCCGTGCAGAGGCTGCAATGGTTACACCACTTACAGCTGGCACACAAACAAATATTACAGTCACCTACAACGGATTGACTGGAAATTATGACTTTGTTGCAGAAAATGGTGTAGCTGATTCAGATACAGACGATCTTGATGAGGGAACTTCAAACCTTTACTTCACAAATGCTCGTGCCATTGCTGCTCTTGAAGCTGTAACGCCTAACTTTACAGAGATTGATATCAACAGTGTTGCAACACAGGTTGCTGCAGCTACTGCAAATATTGCAACTGCAAGTCAGGTTACGGCATACTCTTGGCCTAAAGCATCTTACCGATCTGCAGAGTTCTTGGTAAAGACTGCTTATAGCACACATACAGAAGTTTCCAAGGTTATCTTGACAATGGATACGTCTGATAATATTGCAATCACTGAATATGCAATAGTTGGAACAAATGGTTCTGCTTCTACAATCACAGCAGATGTGAGCGGTAGCGATGCAAGACTCCGAGTTACAACTCTTAATAATAACTCAACAGTTACCATAGTTGGAACACTGTTAGTATAGTTTAGAATAGAGGAGAACCAGTGGCTACAGTTAACAAAGATTTTAAGGTAAAGAATGGCCTAATTGTTGGTGGTGGTGGAACATTTACTAATGCGGTAACTGTTGCTACCCCGACACTTGGTGGACATGCTACTACAAAAGATTATGTTGACGCAATCGCTGGTTCTCCTTCTATCCCAGTAGGAAATACTGCACCAGAATCACCATCAAATGGTGATCTTTGGTTTGACACATTAACAGAAAGAGTCCACGTATATTATAGTTCTTCTTGGCTGGCAATTGCTAATCTAGAAGATGCAGAAGTGTTACAAGATCATATTCATGATACATCAATTGATGGATCAGGTCTTATTGTAAGTACATTTGTAAGCGGTGGAGCTTATAATGAGCCAGGCTACTTGGTTAGTGCTGGATCTTATAATACTAATTCCTGGGAAGAAACATGGGATGGCGGGATAGCAGTAGATAATTTTAATTAATTATCTGTTATAATACTACCATATACAGAGGAGTGTATAAATGGCAACAAGAATGCAACAGCGCAGGGGTACTGCGACTCAGTGGACAACAGCCAACCCAATATTAAATGCTGGAGAAATTGGGTATGAGACTAACACAAATAAATTTAAGATCGGTGATGGAACAAACCATTGGGCCGATTTAGCATATTTTATTGATGAGGATGCTGTATCAAATTATGTTCTTGATACAGAATTAGGTGAGTTAACACAGGATATTGTTGATGCCGCTCTTGTTGCAGGAACGGGCGTTACAAAAACCTATAACGACAATGCAAATACTATAACGATTGCAATTGATTCAACGGTTACTACAAACAGTGGATCACAAACACTCTCTAACAAAAGTATTGATTTTTCAAATAATACAGTAACAGCAACACTATCTCAATTAAATACAGCAATAAGCGATGGAGATCTTGTATCGGTTGCTGCTCTTTCTAATACATTGTCTGATTACGCATTAGTAAATGATGTGGCCAATATTTATGCTAGTAAAGATTTATTGGCAAATACAATTGAGGCATCTGCGGGGACTGGACTTATATTTAATCCTGCAACAGATCAATTTGATGTTGATTCAACAACAGTTCAACTTAGAATTACTGGAGTCACAGACACAGAGCTTGGTTATTTATCAAATGTAACTTCAGACATTCAAGAACAGATCAATTCTAAGGCTGCATCAGCAGATATTGCAGAACTTTCGGTAGATGCTGTAGCTCAGGCCTTGTCTGCTGGAACGCATACAAATATTAGCGTTTCCTATAATGATGGATCAAACTCTATATCGCTAACTGGAGCAGTAACATATACAGATGAAAATGCACAGGATGCAGTTGGAAATGCTCTTGGAAATGGTCTTTCTTATGATGATAGCACTGGTGCTATTTCTGTAAATACCTCAACAATACAAGCTCGTGTTGCTGATGTTTCTGATACAGAAATCGGATATCTAAATGGTGTAACTTCTGGAATCCAGTCTCAGATTGATGGAAAAATTTCTTCGTCAAGCACAGATACGCTAACAAACAAAACAATTAATTTAGCAAATAATACAGTATCTGGAACTCTTGCACAGTTTAACTCTGCTATATCAGATGATGATATTTTGCCAATATCTGGTGGAACACTAACTGGAGCATTAACACTTTCTGGTGCACCAACAGAGTCTCTTCATGCAGCGACAAAAGCATATGTTGACTCTGCTGTTGAAGGATTGCACGTTCACCCATCAGTTAGGGTGGCTACAACAACAAATGTTGCTTTAGCTACTGCTCTTGAAAATGGTGATGTACTTGATGGTATAACTCTTGTAACAGGTGATCGCATTCTTGTTAAAGATCAAACAACAAAGTCAGAAAATGGTATTTATGTAGTTCAAGCTTCGGGACAACCGACTCGTGCAACTGATTTTGATACAGCTTCTGAAGTTGATAGCGGTGACTTTGTATTCGTAGATTTAGGTAACACCTATGCTAATACTGGATGGGTACAAATTAATACACCAGCAACAATCGGAACTGATGCAATAGAGTTTGTTCAGTTCTCTGGAGCAGGCACTTATACTGCTGGAACTGGCTTGACTCTTGATGGAACAGTATTTTCAATAGCTAATACAGTAGCTACATTATCAGGAACCCAAGTACTAACTAATAAAACAATCAATGGTGCAGATAACACTCTCACAGTAAGAATTGCAAACGATGTTTCTGGACTTGGATCTGGAGTTGCAACATTTCTTGGAACCCCATCATCTGCTAACTTAGCATCTGCAGTAACAGATGAAACTGGATCTGGAGCACTTGTCTTTGGGACATCCCCAACAATTGCTACTCCAAGAGTACAGATGGCAATGAATGCACAAACTGGAACAACATACACACTTGCTCTAACTGATGCATCTAACCGATGGGTGACCTGTGACAACACAAGCGCAATAACTGTAACAGTTCCACCATCTGTATTCTCAGTTGGAGATCAAATAGCTGTTCAACAAACAAATACTGGTCAAGTAACATTCGCAATTGGATCAGGTGTAACAATTACATCAGCTGGTGCAACAACAGCAGCTCCAAAAATTAGAACACGTTACTCATCTGCAGTAGTAATATGCACGGGAAGTAATACGTTCACAATTATTGGTGACATAGTTTAATATATAAATACATATAAAACATTAACACGCTCTTAACAGGGCGTGTTTTTGTTTTTCATAACTTGTGCTATACTTAAGGGAGTACTTTAGAAAATGCAAAGTACTCATTTTATTTTTTTATTACGAAAGGTTTTATAAATGTCAGATATTTTTTCGTTCCGTCTTGTAGATGATTTTATTGCTAAATATAAGGATGTAGAGCCACCATTTGGATTTTCTGATGCTGGCAATAACTCCCTTGGAGAAATAACATTTATTAGGACATATTCAAGAGTAAAAGAAGACGGAACTAAAGAACGCTGGCATGAAGTCTGTCGTCGTGTTATTGAGGGTATGTATTCAGTACAAAAAAATCACGCTAAAGAAAACCGCCTACCCTGGAATGATAATAAAGCACAAAAATCTGCTCAAGAGGCATTTGATCGTATGTTTAATCTTAAGTGGACCCCTCCTGGGCGTGGCATGTGGGCATTTGGTACCCCAATGACTATGGAAAAGCGCAACTCCGCTGCTCTTCAAAACTGTGCAATGGTATCCACAAAAGATCTTGACAAGAATGATCCAGGAGCATTGTTTGCCTGGGTAATGGATGCATTAATGTTGGGTATTGGGGTAGGGTTTGATACCGTTGGAGCAGACAAGGATTTTCCTATTTACAGTCCAACAGAGCCAGCATTTATATATGAGATTCCAGATACTCGTGAAGGATGGGTAGACTCTGTAAGAATGTTACTTAATTCTTACCTAAGACCAAATCAAGCAATTCAAGAATTTAACTATGATCTCATACGACCTCTAGGAGCACCCATTAAAGGCTTTGGAGGCGTTGCTAGCGGTCCACAACCACTTATTGATCTACACAACCGTATCCGCACAGTCATTGGCTGTAGGGCAGGAGAAAAGCTAGACTCTCGTGCAATTGTTGATATTGTAAACCTTATTGGAACTTGTGTTGTTTCTGGTAATGTTCGTCGTTCCGCAACCCTTGCTCTTGGTGCTGCTGGAGATGAAGATTTTATTAATCTTAAAAATGGTGAAGTATTTCCAGAACGAAATTCATTTGATCCAAAAAATCCAGGTTGGGCATGGATGAGTAATAACTCTATCTCTGCAAATGTAGGAACAAAGTATGAAGACTATGTAGATCTTATTGCAAACAATGGAGAGCCAGGATTTATTTGGTTGGATGTTGCTCGTAATTTTGGTCGTCTTGCAGATCCAGCAGATGGAAAAGATTATCGTGTTATGGGATTCAATCCATGTGCTGAACAACCACTAGAGTCCTACGAGCTTTGTACATTAGTTGAGGTTCATCTAAATAGGCATGATACAAAAGAAGATTTCTTGCGTACATTGAAGTTTGCATATCTTTATGGAAAAAGTGTAACACTTATTCCAACACATTGGCCAACAACAAACGGCATTATGCAAAGAAATCGTCGTATTGGAACATCCCTTACTGGGATTGCTTCATTTGCAGATAAGAAGGGTTTGCCAGCAGTTCGTGATTGGATGGACGAAGGCTACAAGACTATTCGTAAATATGATCATTCATATTCTGAGTGGCTTTGTGTTCGTGAATCAATTCGTGTTACAACCGTAAAGCCGTCTGGTTCTGTGTCAATTCTTTCTGGGGCTACCCCAGGAGTTCACTGGGCTCCAGGTGGAGATTACTTCCTTCGTGCTATCCGTTTTGGTGATACTGACCCAATGCTACATCTTTTCAAAGCTGCAGGGTATAAGATTGAAAAAGATCTAGTATCAGCAAATACACAAGTAGTATATTTCCCAGTACATTCTGGACATCCACGATCTGAAAAAGATGTAACATTATTTGAGAAGATTGCACTTGCTGCTACTGCTCAAAAATATTGGTCAGATAATGGTGTTTCTGTTACCCTTTCATTTGATAAGGATACTGAAACTAAGCACATTGCTCCTGCCCTTCATATGTATGAAGGTCAGCTAAAGGCAGTATCATTTTTACCAATGGGCAATACAGTTTATCCACAGCAACCATATACTCAGATTACTAAGGATGAATATAACTCGTATATTGGCAAGATTAAGAAGATTAATTGGTCTGCTATTTACGATGGCGTAGATAATCTTGATTCTGTTGGAGAGGCTTATTGCACTACGGATAGCTGTGAGATAAAAATTGGATAAAGTGGTTTTGTCAAGTACAAAATTGCTATAATCTGGTATACTTATGGTTATGAGTAAGAACATTAATCCTTTAATTAATCCAAAAACTGGTAAGCCAATTGTAAGCAATGTGCGTCGCCAGGTTATTGAAAAGAAATATAACTGGGGCTTATACGTTTACAAAAAATCTAATGGTAAGTGGTTTACTGATGGAGAAGGAAATGTTTTAAACATACCTGCTGTCCGTGGAGATCTTACTAAAATTGCAGAGCTTAAACAAGCAGCAAAATATTATGGTGATGAGGGCGACGGCGAGGCAATATTTGTGCCAGGATTAACTCGTATCTCTGAAGAAGAGCATACGGAGCAAATGGATAGATTTAAAAATGGATTGCTTCCATCAATGAATGACTTAGGCGCAATTCATGCTGCACAACAAACTTTAAAAGCTCATGGAAGAGATGCATACGAAAATGGATAACAAATACGATTTTATTCAGGCTTCATTAAATACTCAGCAAGCAGATGAAAATTTGTTTAAAGATTATGATCCATTTAACAAGTCATGGGACACACTAAAAGATTATTCTGGTATTGATCAAAACTTTAAAAGACGCACCACCCGTAATCTAAATAAGTATGTTGCAACAGATAGCAAACAATATTTAGATTCAGCTGGAGCAATTCCTGCAGGACAAAATGCAGAGTCAAAGGCTATTAATCCTGGAACGGTATATAGAAATGGATACGGGCTATTTGATGTAATTACACCACCATACAATATGTACGAACTTGCTAACTTTTATGATACATCTTTTGCTAACCATGCAGCAATTGATGCAAAGGTTCAAAATATAGTGGGCTTAGGATATCGTTTTGAAATTACAGATCGCACAATGCTTAATTTTGAAATGACAGAAGATGAGGGCAAGGTTGAAAGAGCAAGAGGTCGTATTGAACGAGGCAAGATTTCTATGCGTGATTGGCTAGAATCACTTAATGATGATGAAAGCTTTGTTTCAATTATGACAAAGGTTTATACTGATGTTGAGGCTACGGGTAATGGATTTATTGAGGTAGGGCGAACTACTGCTGGAGATATTGGCTATATAGGACATATTCCAGCAACTACCGTTCGTGTTCGCAGACTACGTGATGGATTCTTACAAATTATTGGTCAAAAGGTTGTTTATTTTAGAAACTTTGGTGCAAAAAATCAAAATCCAGTAACGGAAGATCGTAGACCCAACGAAATTATTCACATCAAATCTTATTCACCATTAAACACATTCTATGGTATTCCAGACATTATTTCTGCATTACCATCATTGATTGGAGATCAGCTTGCATCACAGTACAACATTGATTACTTCCAAAACAAGGCGGTACCAAGATACGTTATTGTAACTAAGGGAGCAAAGCTTTCTGGTGATGCAGAAGATAAGATGTTTAGATTTTTACAAACTGGTCTCAAGGGGCAAAACCATAGAACACTCTATATTCCACTTCCTGGAGACACCGAAAATAATAAGGTTGAGTTTAAGATGGAACCAATTGAAAGTGGTGTTCAAGAGGGTTCCTTCAAGGAGTACCGAAAACAAAATCGTGATGATATTTTAATTGCACATCAGGTTCCTATTTCAAAATTGGGCGGTAGTGATTCAGCAGCAATAGCAGCAGCATTAGCACAAGATCGTACCTTTAAAGAACAAGTATCTCGTCCAGCACAAAGAGATCTTGAAAAAATTGTTAATAAGATTATTAAAGAAAAGACTGATATTTTAGAGCTTAGATTTAATGAGCTTACCCTTACTGATGAAATTGCACAATCTCAGATTATTGAGCGCTATGTAAAGACTCAGGTTATGACTCCAAATGAGGCTCGTGAAAAGCTAGATCTTCCTCAAAGAGCAGACGGGGATGAACCATTTGTAATGAGTCCAAGACAGGCAACCGATGCGGCTGCAAATTCTGCAAGAAATAGAGCAAGGGATTCTGAGCGAACAAATAATAACTCAGACTCCTCATCCACAATTTCTGGAAGAAATCCACAGGGTGAAGGGCGTTCATCCACATAGTATCCACATATTGGATAAAATGTTGGTATAATTGTTCTGCAATGATTATTAATAAGGCCCATTGGGTCACCGACGGCAACAGTGTTCGTTTTTCAATGCCTATTGGCAAGGTTGATCAAGAGCGTCGTACAGTTTCTGGTTTTGCTACACTTGATAATATTGATAGGCAAAACGATATTGTAACCACAGAAGCAAGTTTAGCAGCATTTAAAAAGTTTCGTGGAAACCTTCGTGAGATGCATGGACCAAATGCAGTTGGTAAGGTTGTTTCTTTTAAAGAAGATCGTTATTTTGATCCAAACACTAAAAAGTTTTATAGCGGAGTTTATGTATCTGCATATGTCTCAAAGGGTGCACAAGATACTTGGGAGAAAGTTCTTGATGGAACTCTAACTGGTTTTTCAATTGGCGGTAGCATACAAAAGTCTGACGACTCTTATAACGAAGAACTTGATAAGTCAGTTAGAATTATTAAAGAATATGAATTACATGAGCTTTCACTTGTTGATAGTCCAGCAAATCAATTTGCAAATGTTATATCAATTGAAAAAGGCGAGTTGGGTGGATATCTAGCAAAGGCAGTTGTTGATAATGTTTATTGGTGCAAAGATGATGACATTGTTAGACTTTCTGATGGATTAGAAGAGTCTTGCCCATCTTGCACAGCAACAATGAAAAACATTGGCTTTGTTGAAAAAAGTGAAGACAATATAGAAACAGTAAAGTTCTTAGTTGATAGTGCAAAAGGCATTAGAACAATTAAGATGAAAAAGGAGGAAAATCCTATGACAGAAGAAACAATGGCTGTTGAAGAGACTCTAGAAAAGTCTGATACAGCAGTAGTTGAAAATGTTGAGGTTGCTCCAGAAGCTACAACAGAAGCAGTTGCTGAAGTTGTTGCTGAGGCTCCAGTGCTTGAAAAAGCAGACGAGCCAGTGGCAGAGATAGTTGCTGAAGAAGTTGCTCCAGCTGCTGATTCTGTAGTAGAAAAATCAGTTGATGCAGTTGTTGATACAACAGCAGAAATTGCAAAGTCTGTTGCAGAAATTAATGAATCTCTTACTAATGCCTTGAGCAATCTTGCTGAAACAGTTAAGTCTATGCAGGCTAACGTTGAAGCAATTACAAAGTCCCTTGAAACCGTTACAGGCGAAGTTAAGTCTGTAGCAAGTGAGGTTAGCCAAGTAAAGGGTACTTTTAATGAGTTTGGAAAGCGTGTAGATATGGTTGAAAAAGATACAGCTTTCCGCAAGTCTGGCGATCTAGGCGAGATCGTACAGGAATTGGCTGAAAAGCCAGTTCAAAAATCCCTATGGGGCGGTCGTTTCCTCACAAATACCGACCTATTTAAATAATAAGTACAAATTCACTAGGAGGTGAACAATATGTCGGAACAAGATATCGTAAAGAATTACCCAGGAACAACTGAGGCTCACAATCATGACGGACAAGGTGCATTTGCATCTGGTGGTGTCGGAGGTGCTACAGCAACAGGTCCTGATGGTAACCTTTCTCCAGCAGCGTCTCTTGGTAACATTTCTCAGGCCACTTTCGGGTCAACAGAAGGTATCAACGCTGTAAATCCAACTGGTACGCCAGGTGGTATCCTTGCCCCTGAGCAAGCTCGTCGCTTCATTGACTATGTGTGGGATGCAACAGTTCTCGCCAAAGATGGACGCAGAGTTACTATGCGGGCAAATACCATGGAAATTGAGAAGGTAAATGTTGGTGAGCGTGTTATCCGTGCAGCAGCCCAGGCTGACAGCACATACACAAACGCTGGCGCAACCTTCACAAAGGTAGAGCTCACAACCAAGAAGATTCGTCTTGATTGGGAAGTCTCAACAGAGTCGCTTGAAGACAATATTGAAGGAGGTGCGTTGGAAGATCATCTCGTTCGCTTGATGACCAATGCATTTGCTAATGATATTGAAGATCTCGCTATCAATGGCGATGGTTCCACAGGCAACTTCCTTTCAATCATGGAAGGTTTCGTACACAAGGTTACAGATGGTAGCGATGCTCACGAAGCACTCGTTACAGTAAGCAACGATGACTGGACTCCAGTTGTCATGCAGGATATCATCCTCGCAATGCCACGTAAGTATCGTGCAATTAAGAGCAATCTTAAGTTCTATGCAGGTACTGATGCATTCCAGGGTATCGTTCGCAATAACGGTACACTTGCTGATGCAATTGCTGAAGCATTCGCTGGTACACCAGCAGGTGCTAACCCACAGCGTCAAGCATATCTTGATGGTGCAGGGCAGACATTCGGCAATGCACGTACTACCCGTGTTCTCGGTGTAGATGTTATGGAAGTTCCTTACTACCCAGCAGATTATGTTGATTTGACATTCCCTGCTAACCGTGTTTGGGGTTTCCAGCGAGACATCACCGTTAACCGTGAGTACAAGCCAAAGAAGGATACAGTTGAGTACACAGTATTCGTCCGATTTGGTCTGCAATGGGAAGAGCTTGATGCAGTTGCGTTCGCAGATGCAGCATCTGATTCCTAATAAAAACTGAATAAATGAAAGAGGAGGGTAGCGTAAAAACTACCCTCCTTCTTCACATTCTGCTATAATAGCAGTGGAGGATAATATGTCAGCACAACTAATAGAAGATTTAAAAAAGAAAACAGTTCCAGAATTAAAATCATATGCTAAGAAAAATAACATAGATTTGTTTGGTGTTAGTACTAAAAATGAAATACTTGAGGTTATTTTTTCTTTTATTCCAACTGAAGCTCAAATTAAAATGAAAAAACAAGATAAAGAAAATGCCAAGGGAGATAAGATAGCTATATTTTCATCTCGCAATCTTTTTTGGAATGGGGTAGGCGAATTAAACCAAGGATATACTATACTACCAAAGGAGATATCTGAAAAGTGGCTTTCTCATAAAGCTGTTCGTGTAGCAACAGCAGATGAGGTAGCAAAACACTATAAGATTAAAAAATAATGGAAATATTAAGAAAGCCGCCATATCCACTTTCAATATCTTATTCTGTAAATTTTCCAGAAGCAGACTACAAGCTTTTTATTAAAGACAAAGCTAGAGATATAATTTTATTAGAAGAAGTGGTCACAAGTACAGAAGATTCAAAAATAGAATATGATCTTACCGAGTATTTTAGTAAATATGACGATTCTTATGAACTATCTATTTATGAATATCCAGAGTCTGAATTAGGCGATATTGTTGTAGAGGACAACCTTGAAATTTTGAGGCCATACGTTGATGTTTCCACTATGGCAACTACTGCAAGCGAAATAGCAGAATATGATGGATACGAGAAAATTGCAAGAACTATCATTGATTCAATTGTTGGCGGATTTTATTATTATACAGATTACGTTGAAACTGTTGGTCAGGGTACAGATTATATGCCGCTTTGGAATCGTACATACAAGATATTAAAAGTTTATGAAAATTCTGTTTTGGTTTATGATACATCAAATACAGAAGATGGTCCTGCACTTGCAGACTGGAATTATTTAATTACTAAAGATAAAAGTGCCATAACAAAAGATCCAGTTTCTGCCATAGATGGATTCAATAGATCAGAGCAGCAGCCTCCAAATATAATGGTTGCTCCATCAGATTCTTATGCATTGTTTGATACAGAAGATAGCGGCAACATATACACCATATCCCCTGGAGTAGCTTTTCCAAAAGGATATGATTATATATTTTTGCTAGAGCAAGGGTATAAGGTTGTTCCAAACGATATTAAAGATGCAACACTAATGTTAATGGATGATATAAAGTGTGGAAAACTTGACTATTACAAGAGATATATACTTAATTATTCAACAGATCAATTTAGAATTCAAATTGATAAATCGGCATTAGAAGGAACAGGAAATATTTTAGTTGATAAAATATTGGATAAATATAAAGTCAACATAACAAAACTTGGAGTTTTATAGTGGTAATTAATACATGTAACACTCCAGATTTTTTGTATCCCTTAAAAGCAGATATATATTATCCAATAGTTGAGCAGGGCGCATATGGCAATGTTCAAAAAACATGGGTTGTTGATAGAACTATAATCTGTAACTTTGCACCAGCTGGAACCGCTTGGGGAGAAGAAGTAAAACCAAATCCTATGATTAATATGGAAATGATTCTTTTGGGTAGAGTAAAAGATGATTTAAGAATTAGTGAATCTAGCTCAAAAGATTCAATAGTAAATATTATTATTACAAATATAAGAACAAGAAATGATCAACCAATATATATTGAAACTGCTGGCCCAAGATCTGGAAGATCAACTTTATTTGAAATTGCATCAAATGAACCAATCATCAATCCATTTGGAGAAGTTGATTATTATAAGGTAGTAATTCGTAGATCAGAAAATCAGGCATCAGATCTATGATTTCAATTAAACTTAATCAATCTAAATTTATATCTGATATGAATAATATAGTTAATTATTCAATAGGATTTTTGGATGGAGTTAAGGCTGGCAAAACAGCATTTTTAAAAAATATTGGATTATCAACAAAAGAACTATTAGAAAAATTTATTGATGCAAACGCTAGATCTAACCCACAAATGCTTCATCATGTTTATGAATGGTATAGAACAGGTAGTCCAAATGCAAGATTATTTGATATTGATTATACAGTTAGTAATATAGGTCTTTCTTTTTATTCAAATTTTAAACAATCAAACTCTATAAAAAATGGATCAACAGTGCCATTTTATAATAAAGCAAGCATTATGGAAAATGGAGTTCCAGTTACGATTAAGCCTAAAAGAGCACAAGCTTTGGCATTCCAAGATGGCGGAGAAACAATTTTTACTAAAGGGACAGTTGAAGTTTTAAATCCAGGCGGAACTAAGGCTGAAAAGGGTTTTGAAAAAACTATTAATATGTTTTTTAATAAATATTTTACACAAGCATTTTTAAAAACAAGTGGTATTAGACAGTATTTAAAAAATCCTGTGGTATACAAAAAGAATTTAGCTAAAGGCAAGGTAGCTGGAAGGTCTGCGGGTATTTCAACGGGATACGCATGGATTGCAAAGGCAGGTTATAAAGCATAATGGCAAACGAGACAGAGTTTAATACGCCAGCTATTTGGATTAATAAATATCTTCAAGAAAAGTTAGAACCAATATTTGGCAACCCTCCACAATTTTTTCCTACTCAACCTTCAACTTTAGAAGCACTTACCAGCTCATTTCCACCTGGAGATATATTTGCTACATATGATCGTATGTTTAAAATGAATAGAAGTGGATTCCCTCATATTAAATGTGAGCAAATGTTGTATTATTTTTATTCATTTGGAAACACTCCAGTACCTGATGTTGTTAGAGCTACAGAAACAATATTTAGGCTTTTAGATAGAGCAGATGAATCTGCCCAAGAGGTAAATAGCTGGTGTTCTAATCGTAGGGTGGATTTAAAAGATGGCAATTCTCCAGTAGACAACATGTTCTATTTTCATGATTTCAAGGTATATCAGCTAGAAGAGACTAGAGATATTATAGACTTTGGAACAGCAAGGACCTATGCTGGCAATAAAATTATCATTGATTTTGACTATCATCAAATGCCAAGTCTGACCAATAATAACTGGACTCCAGAGCCAAAGCTCCGTGGAGACGACAAATTGACAATATAAAATGCTGTTATACTTAGGTTGAGGAAACACGCCAAAACTTAATATATTCCATTTAAGGAAGAGGTGAAAAAATATGGCATACACTCGTGGTACGTCAAGCAACATCATCGTTGGTGCTGCAGCCATGTTCGTAGCAGACACAACTCTTGATCCGAGTTCGTTAGCTTCATTTGGTAATACTGTATCGTTTAAGGAAACACTTTCCGAAGATGCAGATTATACAAACATTGGTTACACCATGAACGGTCTTGAGCTTCAGTTCCAACCAGACTTCGGTGAAGTCCAGGTAGATCAGGTTCTTGACGTTGCAAAACTTTACAAGCAGGGAATGCAGGTTAATCTTGCAACTGCTTTTGCTGAAGCAACACTTGAAAATCTTTTGTTAGCTTTAGCATACAACGACAATCAGCTCTCTGGTAACGCATCTACATCTGCTGGAAAGGTTCTTAATCTTTCTGCAGGCGAGATTGGCGAGTGCCCAGTTGAGCGTGGTATCGTTGCAGTTGGTCCTGGAACGGGTGACTGCGAAGCCTCAGATACCGTTGAGCGTGTTTACACAGCATATCGTGCTCTCTCAATTGAGAACGTAACTGTTTCCGCAAAGCGTGATGAGCCTTCAATGTTTGAAGTTTCATTCCGTCTTCTCCCAGAAGACACCTCTGGTTCCTACGGTAAGATCGTAGATCGTACCTGGACACCAGCTTCATAATCTTTATTTAGATTAACACTTAGCCCGCTTCTTACGAGGCGGGCTTTGTTGTATGCTAAAATGGTGTAGGGAAAACATGGCAACTAAAGTATATTCTATTAAAAATATAAATCTCTTAGATGGAACAGAGGTAGAAATCTCTCCACTAAAAATAAAATATTTGCGTGAATTTATGGATACCTTTTCGTTAATTAATAACACAAAAGATGATGATGACTCTATTTTATTACTACTTGAATGCGTTAAAATTGCTATGAAACAATATTATCCTAAAATGAAATCTATTGAAGATATAGAAGATAATATAGATATGCCAACAATACATGAAATTTTAGAGCATGCTGGCGGTATAAAAATAAATGATGATTCCAAGGAAACAGTAAAAGAACAAGCAAATAAAAATGAATCTAAAAACTCCTGGGATGATATAGATCTTGTAAAGTTAGAGTCAGAAGTATTTACCTTGGGTATTTGGAAAAATTATGATGAATTGGAAAGATCTATTTCTATGCCAGAACTTATGGCAATAATAGCAGGAAGAAGAGATTTAGATTATGAAGAAAAAAAGTTTTTGGCAGCGATACAAGGGGTAGATTTAGAAGCCTCTTCTGATCGTGGTCAAAAAGAGTGGGAAGACCTAAAGGCAAGAGTTTTCAGTAAGGGACAAACTACAGACTCAAAAGATATCCTGGCTTTACAAGGTCAAAACGCTCAAAGATATGGTTTTGGTATTGGAATGGGTCTTGATTATGAGGACCTAAGATAGCTTTGTTTGTGATATAATTAACATAGCCTAAATAGGAGGAAAATAATGGCAACAACAATTCATGAGGAAAAGACTCTTGTTCTTATTGATGGAACAGAGATCAAGGTTCGTCCTCTAAAAATCTCTCTTCTTCGTCCATTTTTGAAGAAGTTTGATGGAGTTGCGGCAGTGGCAGAAGATAATGAGAAGTCAATGACACTTCTTGTTGAGTGTGCTCAAATTGCGATGAAGCAATACAAGCCAGAAATTGCAGATGATCTTGCAAAGTTGGAAGACCTTTTGGATCTACCAACAGTGTATAAGATTGTTGAAGCTGCTTCTGGAGTAGCGCTTGGAGCAATGCCAGATATTCTTGACGCAAATCAATAATACAATTTAAAATGAGGTGAAATAATTGGCTGATGTAAATGCCGAAATTGGCGTAAATATAGATACGTCTAGTGCATTAGCACAGCTAAAATCGCTTCAAAGAGAAATAGCAAGGTTTCATTCATCTGTAGCAAGAAGTACAGATGCAGCTGCACTTGCACAACGTGATCTGCAGAAGAACTTTATAAATGGCGTAAATGCTATTCAAGGGTTCTCTGCAGAATTACGTACAGTTAGAACTACAGCAGAAAACTTTTCAGATTCTTTAGAACGCAACAAGTTTTCAATGCGGGAATACTTTAGATATTCTGCAGCTTCAACTAAAACATTTGGTAGATTTTTTCGTTCTGAGTTAGATACAGTAAATAAGGTAGCTTTAGAAAATGTAAAGAGGCTACAAACTCAATATATTAAGATGGGCCGTGATGCAAACGGTGCAATGAAAGCTATTGCAGTCATGCCCACAAAGCTTGATTTAAGCAATGTTTCAACTCAGCTACAAATAGCAGCACAAAAACAAGCTTTATTTAATCAGCTTGTAAAACAAGGATCTACAAATCTTCTCAACTTTGGTAAAAATACACAGTGGGCTGGTCGTCAGCTCATGGTTGGTTTTACTCTTCCATTAATTGGGTTAGGAACTGCGGCGACAAAAGCTTTTATGGATATGGAAACTGCTGCTATAAAATTTAAAAAAGTTTATGGAGATTTATTTACAGCACCAGAAGAAACACAATTTGCGCTTGAATCTATTCAGGCACTTGGAAAAGAATTTACTAAGTATGGTATTGCTGTATCTAATACTGTTGCATTAGCTGCAGAAGCAGCAGCAGCTGGTTTTTCTGGATCTGATTTACAAGCACAGGTAGCGCAAGCAACAAGACTTCAAGTACTTGGTCAGGTTGATCAACAAAAAGCACTTGAAACAACAATATCGTTACAAAATGCTTTTAGGATTTCTTCTGTAGACTTAGCTGATGCAATTAACTTCCTTAACGCAGTTGAAAACCAAACTGTTGTATCGCTTGAAGATATTACTACTGCTATTCCAAAAGCAGCACCAATCGTAAGAGAGCTTGGCGGAGATATTAAAGACTTAGCATTCTTTATGGCCGCCATGAAAGAAGGCGGTATTAATGCATCAGAAGGTGCAAACGCATTAAAGTCTGGTCTTGCATCACTTATTAATCCTTCAGATAAGGCAAGAGGAATGCTCAATGATATGGGCATTGATATTGATAATATTGTAGAAAGTAATGTTGGAAATCTAAAAGCTACTGTAGTAGAGTTTGCAGAGGCATTAGATGATCTTTCTGATTTACAAAGACAAAGGGCTATTGAACAACTATTTGGTAAGTTCCAGCAAGCTCGTCTCTCTGCATTATTTGATAACGTAATTCGTGATGGTAATCAAGCAGCTCGTGTTCTTGATTTAGCAACAGCTTCTATGGAAGATTTGGCGGCATTGGCAGAAAAAGAATTAGGTCTTACTGCAGATAGCGCAATGAATAAGTTCCGTGCTTCTATAGAAAGCCTTAAAGTTTCTTTAGTACCAATAGGTCAAACATTTTTAGAAGTTATTACTCCACTACTTGATAAGCTTAATGGTTTATTAGAATGGTTTAATGGTTTATCTGATACAAGCAAAAAAGTAATTACAAAAGTCATATTTTATATAGGTGGACTTGGCCCAGTATTACTAATGACTATTGGTTTGATGGCTAACTTTATTGCCAATGGTATTAAAGGTTTAATGCTTTTAAGAAATGGATTTTTAAGATTAACTGGACAATCTAAAGTTTTAGGTGAGCAAACAAACTTTTTAAGTGTAGAACAGCAAAATGCAGTAGCAGCAGCAGCATCTCTTGAACAATCACACATGAAGCTTCAACAGGCATTTACTGGAGAAGCGGCTGCAGTAAGAAGCCTTATAGCAGAGTATCAAAGAATGGTTACTGCACAAAATGCAGCAGCTACAAGATTCCCTGGAATGATGAGTCCAGGATTTAAAGTTAAAGGATATGAAAAGGGTGTTGTTTCGGTTCCAGGACCTAAGGGAGCAGGAGATATTGTTCCATCAATGCTGTCTCCTGGAGAAGCGGTAATTCCTGCAAAAATGGCTCAAAAGTATGCACCTTTAATTAATGCAATGATATCTGGAAATATTCCAGGATTTAAAAATGGCTTACCAAGTATTTACGGAGGACAAGAAAGATTGCTCGGTCCCTACACAATGCTTGCACCAGGTAATACGCCTGGAGGCTTTGGACTTAGTAAAGAATTTTTAGATACAGCTGGATTTGCAGAATCTCTTAGAAATACTGCAGCTGTTGCAGGATCTATTGAATCAAATATGAGGCTTACTGATAAAACAATACTTTCAATGATTCAGCAAGCAGCTCCATATACTGATGAAATTACAGACCAGCTAAGAATTGCATCACGAGAAATGGCTGAATCTGGTCAACAAGCAAAACATATTAGTGAATTGTTTGCAAGAAAAAGACAAGAGATATCTTTAATATTAGATAGGTTGTCAGCTACAGGAGCTTCAGGAGCTGGTATTGCATCTGGTATGAGAAAGTTTGCCTACGCCACTAATGCAGATATTATGAGTGGGGGCAACGTAAGAGTTCCAGGAGTAACGATTGATCCAAATACTGGAGAAGTAGTTAGAAGCACACACTATAGTATAAGAAGTGGAAAAGCTTCAAGATTCCAGGTAGGAGTTCAAAGGGCTAACCGATTAGCTCCAATATCATCTACAGAAAAATTAACAAGAGCTCATGTTCTACCAGAATCAAGAGTTCTTGCTGGTGGAATAAGACGACTCGGTGGAGCTGGTATGGCCCTTCCACCACAAATGCGTACTGCTGCAGAAGCAGAGATACAACGTAGAAGTGCATTAATAGGAGAAAAAATTGCTCTTTCTGCAGTAGCAGCAGCTGCAACAGGTGCAGGAACTGCATCTCCATCAAGGAAAACTATTCCAATTGGAGAAGATATTGCTCGTGGTCTTCAGGTTGGAATGATGAACCAAATAGATGAGACTAGGGCAGTGGCTGACAGATTATCAAAAACTGCATCCACAATGAAAAGCCCAACAACTGGAAAACCAATAACACAACGAGATATTGCAACAAATAAAAAATTAACTGGTCCTCAAATTGGAAAGATGGCAAGTCCTCTTATTTTGCCTGGAGTTCAGCCTTTGCCAGGTGGAAAAATAATACTTCCTGGACAAGAATCAAAAACATCAAGTGGCTTAATACTTCCTGGACAGCAACAAAAATCATCTAGTGGACTTATACTTCCAGGACAAACTGGAACTCAAAAAGGACTTATTATTCCAGGGACACCAAGAACAATTCCTGGACCAAATGTTCCATTAATAATTCCAAGTCAAAGAAGGACTGGCGCAGCGCCTGGAGGATTAATTGATCCAAGAACTGGTACTTACTTTCCCAAAACAGTTCCTGATTCACAAGCCCCTGGTAAAGTATTAAAAGATACTCAAGAAGGACAGAAACAAAAAACAAAAAGATTTGCAAAGGCTCGTGGTGCAGTAGGTAAAAGAGTTACATCAATGCGTGGCAATGCAATGGGTGCTGGTATGGGAGTATCTGCATTAGTATTTGCATTATCTATGCTTCCTGGAAAAATTGGTCAACTTGCTAATGCCATCATGCCTGCTGTATTTGCGTTACAGGCATTTGCAATGCTTGCTGGAGCAATAGGTGGCATTGGCGCTGCAGTAGTAGCGCTTGGTGTAGGCTTATTTATGTTAAATCAATCAGCTAAAAAATCTGCTGATGAACTTAAAAAGGCTGCAGATTTAGAAGTACAAGCTCGTGTAGGTAGTGCAAAATCTATACAAGAGTACGCAGAGTTTACTGGAAGAGCACTTCCTAGTGCAAGAGAATTTAGTAGAAATAATCGTCAACTTATATCTGCAAGTGGTCAAGCAGTAGAAAGATTTGCAGATTTTTATAAGCAAGAAGGCAATACATCTACAGCAATAATAAACGAAGCTGCAGTAAGAGGAACAGATGTTGGAATGCAGGCAGCGGCTATGGATGTTGCACAAAGAGCAGCTATTTTTGGTTTATCTCCACAAGATATTGCAGCAAATATTAAAGCTGCTTCAGATCTTATTGGTGCAGATCAAGTAGAGTTGAGAGCAAAGGTACAACAGATTCTTGCTCCAAATGGAGAGGATATTACAAAAGAGCCTCTAACGGTAGAAGCAAGAATGAACTTCTTACAGGAAAGCTCAAAACAAAATATACAAGCAATTCAAAAAGATATTTTAGAACTATCTAAGATTAAGCTTCCAAAATTAAATATAAATCCACTTTCTGGAGATATGGCAGTAGGAGGGGTTGGATTATTTAGAAGAGCTATAGATACTGGTAAGAGAATGTCTAGAGGAGAAAGTTTCTCCGATGCGATGACCACCATGACATTCCAAGAATTAAAACAAGCAGCTGGATATCAACAAGGAATTAATGAATCGTATTCTGGTGGTTTTGGCAGTGAGGTAATGGGTGCACTTAAACAAGGTGCAAGAAATATTATGGGGTATGGTTATGAAATTGACACACTTAAGGCATACAAAGATATTCAAGGGTCTGTTTCATCTGCAACAATGCAATTGTCTATAGCATTTACACAACAAAAAGAATCTTTGGCACTTCTTAATCAACAGTATGCCGATGGATTAATTACTAGGGAACAGTATGACGCTGGCCTTGCAACCTCACTGTCAAATTTTGATTTGTTGACAGAAAGTAGCAAGAGTCTTATTAATGAATTAAATAAGATTGATCCAGAAGGTACATTAGCTGCAGATGCCCTTAAGGGTATGGGAGAAGAGGCATTTTCTGCTTTAAAGAAAACTAATCCAGAGCTATTTAAGAGAATAACAAAATCTATGAAAGAGCTTGATGGTGCAGCTCAAATTGATATTATGATGGGGTATGCAAAAGGAAGTTTAACAATTCTTGATGTTGCTAGAATTCCAGAAGTACTAAAAGCCATAGATGGAATGACTGCCGATGCAGCAATTAACTTTATATTAAACTCAGATTTAAGTCAAGGGGCTAAAGGTAATATGACTGCTGGCCAAGCTCAAGCAGAACTAGATAGAATAAATAAAGAACTAGAAGGCGCAGCTTATTATGGTGGTGAAAGAGGAGCATTATTACGAAGAAAAGGAGAAATGGAACTTGCTTTAGCAAATGCAAAAAAAATGGAAAAGGATGCTCTTGGAGTTAACCAAACAGGACCTCTTGATACAGATACTGGTAAAGGTGCTAATAAGGCTGCATCTGGTATTGATAATCTTACAAAGGCTTATGATAAAGAATTAGAAAGATTAAAGAAAAAAAGAGATGCACTTAAGGAAGTTAATGATGAATTAAATCGTCAAAACCAATATCAAATGAAACAAATGGATCTTCTTAATCAGGCTGCAAAAGCGAAAATGACAGGTGATTACTTAGCTGCTGCCGCATTACAGCAGGAATCAATGATGGAGGGTGCTAAATTTGCCAGTGAGAGCAAAGTTATTCAAATGGACAAATTGATAGGTGCTGTTGAAGATAGAAAAGCAAAAATAGAAGATTCTAAAACAATAACTACTGCAGATAAAAAGTTTTTAGGAAAAATAAAATCTGGAAATTATCAGAGTATTGCTCCTATGCCAACAACGCCAGCAGTTGGTTTTGCAGCCAAGGGTATTGCTCAGGAAACTGCTACAACACAAATGGCAGGCGGAGCAGTGTATAATGTAACAATGAATGTTTCAGGTGGAAATCCAGAAGAAATCGCAACCAAGGTGATTGCTAAGATTAAAACAATTAGTAGCAAAAATAATAAGAGTAATGGCGTAACGTCGTTAGGAACACCACGATAATGGCATTTTTATTAAATTCTGGAATTGCTGTATCTCTTAATAATACTCCAACAACTGCAACATATGCGTCTGGCGGAGCTGGAGCAGCAACCACTGTTGTTATATCTGCAGCAAACTCTAATATAAAAATTGGTCAAAAAATTGCTGGAACTGGACTAGCCGCAAATTCAGTAGTTACTAATATTGCAGGAACAACAATAACATTTTCTCCAGCAGCAACATCGCAGATATCTGGAACACTTACATTTAGTACGAACTGGTATCATTTAACTGATCATAATAGAAATGAAATTAATATTAATCCCATAGTTATTGAAAAAGAATCACGAATGGCAAATGGAACTTTAAGAAAGTTTGTTGTTAGTAAAAAAGATATTGTTTCAGTATCCTGGGATCTTGTTCCAACATCACATACAAACCATACGGCACAAATACAGTCAGGAACTGTTGTTGGAAATACTATTGTTTTTGTAACCTCTGCAGCTCATAATTTTACAACATCTTCATCAATCGTTGTTTCTGGCTTATCTCCAAGTCCATTTAATATATCTGGTGTAACACCATCTAGCGTAACATCAACAACGTTTATAGTTCCAAAACCTTCAGCAGCAACAGGGGTATCAACTGGAACTGGTTTTGCACAAGATGTGACCAAAGTTTCTATAACAACGATAGATGGAAAATATGGTGCGGGATGGATTAATGCATTTTATAATGCAAATCATAATATTCCTATCTATGTAAAAGTAACTTCTGCTGATTATACTACTCCATCAAGTGGATCTATGCCATCGGATAGCGCACATACATCGGCATTAACTGGAGAAAAGATTTATCAAGCCTTTATTACAGGGTTTTCTAAATCAATTAGAAAGAGAACAAGAACGACAGACTATGTAGATATGACTCTAGAGTTTACGGAGATCTAATGCTTAGCACTGTTAGTTCATCAATTTTTACTGATTCTAATTCTATTAAAATGACACCAGTGGTGTCTGCTGAATGGAATCAAAATGTTTTTAATCCACCGTATGCAACAGTTGCTGGAGATGGAACCTTAAATACTAATTTAACTACATCTGCAACTCTTGTTAATATTACTGGGGCAGATGCAAAACCAGGGTTTACAACAAAAAAATATGTAATGACAGCAGATGAAGATACTGTTACGTATACCGTTACTCCTACATCATCAAGCAGTGCATTTAAAGTTATTACTTATATTAAAACAAACGAAAACTATCCAATCATTGCAAACATATTGGCAAAAGGATCTTTTAGTCAGTTTGGCTCCTCTAGCGTAGAAATTAATTCTTTTGGATGGACTAAGGTTGAAACATTTATTGGAGGATCTTCGTCATCAGATACTATATCTAGTTTTACGTATACATTTTCTTTTAATAGATTTAGTACTGACGATGATCTTCCAGAAGTATTTTTTACAGTTCCAGAAGTATATGCTGTAAGTTATTTTAACTATCAATACAATTCTGTATGGCCAACAGACTCTATTTTTACAAACTTTAGACCAGGGGAATCATACGTTAATACTGGAAGCTCAAAGTTTTCTTTTCCAAATAACTTTAGACAGGTAACTAAAAATCTTATTGATGGATATGCCTCAGATGTATATATGCCAGTAAGCCCAATTATACAAAATCCTAAAACTGTCAATGTTGCTCCACCAGTTCCGTTTTATAAAAATGGATTACTAAGCGATATGAATCAGTATAAATATTTTGTTTCAGACACTTCTAATAAATCAATAACAGGTCTATACGACAAGGCTGGCATATACACAAATAAGTTAGTTATTAAATTTAATACTTTGATGGCTGTTCCAACAATTAATATATACATTGATGGAACAATCATAAATGTAGATGGATCAACATCAATTAACTTAAATACAAATGCTGGTAAAGAAAATAACGGTATCAGAGAAGATGCAGGCGTACTGGTATTATATTGGACTGGATCTGCATGGACCAGAACAAGATGGTCCTCTATGCCAACATTTAATTCCTCTGGCGATATTGATAAAATAACAACACTTAATAAAATTCGTGTTACACAAACATCTAATACTGCAAGATCAGCTTTCTCAGCTTACGAGTCTGAATCTTTAGATTCTGACATAACAAGAATGCAGATAGTTGAACTATCCCCCAGAATTGAAGTTGACTTATCAGATTATATTTTAAGTTTTTCTGTTAAAAAATCTTTAGATGCAAAAGATACGTATCTTCCAATTTCATCAATTAACTCTGATGATGCATCAATTGTTTTATCTGGCATACCGCTTGGAACAATATCATCATTAGTGCCCGTATTTTCTAGTCAAAGCAATAGGGCTAATAATATGCTAAGGGGCATGTTTAAAAAGAATATAAAATTTTACATTAATTATTATTTAGAAGATTACTTTGACAACTCCACAAGATCGCTGGTATCACCAGATACTTTAATTCCAGGTGGTATATTTTATTCTGATAGCTGGGATGAAACTGATGTAACTGAAGTATCAATTCAGGCATTTGACGTGGGTAGATATTTACAATCAACTCAGGTAGCGGATTATGTATCAAGCTTGAGAAGCGTAATAGATGTTATATCAAATATGCTAGATCTTTCTGGATTTACCGATTATGATTATAACTCTTTGTATGATGTTTGCAACAATAAAAATGTTCCATTAGACCTTGCATACTTTTATGTAAATTCTCAAGATACAACAATCATAGATGCTTTAAACCAAATATTTCTTCCATATCAGATTGGTGCATTCATTGATGAGTTTGGAGTCATGAAATTTTTAAATCTTGCAGATATTGTTGGAAATAAAACAGCAAACATTATTATTAATGAAAGCAATATCGCAGATAGTGGATATTCCGTAACAAACAAAGCTAAACCAGGAAAAATATCATTAAGGTATCAATCTCCTAAAATTAAAAATTCCGCATCTTTAAATACACTTGAGATAGATCCAAACTCTCCATCATTTATATATACAACTGGTAATGAAATTGTTTGGGCACAACAAAACTCAGACTCTGTTGGAATGAACTATTTAAATGAAGATATGAATGATACACAAAGTTATTTTGTTATTGATAAGAATGATCCACTTGATATATTCCACACATTTAGTATTAATACAAACGGATATGCATTTATAGAAAATGAAATAGTATCTTTTATGTATAAAGAATTTGAGTTTAGTGATGAAGTTAATTCTTCTACAGTGTCGGTAAAAAATGAAATTGAGTTTCAGGGAGAACGCAATCGCTTTACTAAAAAATATTTAGTTGGATTAAAGACAAGTGATGGAACAGAAAAGTTTGAATATAATGCGCTAACAGATTTCACTGGACGTATTACCAATATCCAACGTGGAATGTTTGGAACTAAGGTCGCTCCACATACAGTTTTAACATCTGCCAATGCTTCTAGTAAAGCAATTACTTGTAAAAATATATCTAATATATATGAAATTGTTGGAGACGGAACATATAGTGCTGCTACAGATAATCAATTTAAGGCAACAACAACAAATTCTGGTAAGGTAATATTTTATCCTACAACTGAAAGAAGCACTGTCATTACAGAATCTGGAACAGAATATTATAAAACATATTCTACAAAGTTTAACTTTGAAAATAATTTAGAACTAGTATCTGGAGGATTATTCTTTAATGCTGGTGTTGGGCAATCAAATGCCTTTAATGGTACATTTTTTATAGAACTTGTTAGATATAATACTTTGCAAAAAGATGGGGTAACGTGGAACAATCCACCAGTATATAAATATCTTATTGTTGTATATAATGTAGTTGCTGAGCAAAATAATGTTATTGCATATGCAGATGTTACAACTGAGGCCTTATCAATTATTAATAATTTTGAAAAGGTTTTAGAAAAAGAAGTAACGGAGGCTGGAGTATCATATACAGCAGTTTCAGATCCAAGATATTCATCGTTTAACCTAAGAGCTACAACATATAAATCTAATGAGGGTGATGGAGAGGTTGAAGAAGGCACAACAAATCTATTATCAATATTTTTAAATAACATTGAAATTGGAAACTGGGAAGTTCCAGTTGCTGGTGTTGGAGTTACCTGGATCCCAATAGATTTAAATCCAGAAACTGGATTACCTAAAAAGATTAGTTTTGAAACAGATCTATCTTCAGGAAATATTTTTGGTGGATTTATATCAACAGACCCAGTATTTATAGACGGTATAACATACCCATCTCAATCTGGAACTGTTGCAGGATCAATTAGAGAAATATACGCAACGCACAAAAGCTTAAAAGAAAGAAGCGTTAATTATTATTTTCAAGATAGAGAATTTTTAAATGGCATGGTACAAGGACAAAATATATTTTCTAGATCTAAGTCCTACATGATGCAAACTAAACCAGAGATAGTTGGAATTAATTCATACGATATTCAATACACAAGCCCTGCTGCGGTTTCTGTAGATGTTTGGCCCATCAAGTATCTATTAAAGTACATACCTGGAACAGAAATCGTTGACCAACAATATGTTCAAAAAAAGAAAGTTGATGAATATGCTTTGTCATATTCTACTATTATGAATACTGGATTTAGAGCAAAGTTTGCGATTGCAAACAATTCAACCCATATGGTATATTTGAAGAAAGACCCTACAGAAACTATTCAGGGAACCTCAGTGCTTAATCTTTGGACACAAGAAGTTATTGCACCATCTGACCCAGAAATTATAGAAAAGGTATTAGATCCAGCAAACATATCTGAAACAATTCAACTAGACTCAAATTGGATTCAGTCAAAAGAATCTGCAAATAAACTAGTTAATATGATAGCAAGATCAATTGATATTTTTTCACAAGACATAACTGTAAGCATTTTTGGAAATCCCTTAATTCAGGTTGGAGATGTTGTTCAACTTAGCTATAATTTAAGCGGTATTAGTGATCAAAAATATCTAGTTCATTCTGTATCTCATAGCTTTGATGGTGGTTTAAACACTACTATTGTCTTAAATACTGTTGATAAAGGTGTGAGTGTTTAGGCTTGGCCTAATGATATAATTATGTATAAAGGAGAATAAATGGCATATGTAAAAATCTCAGATCCAGCTATTATAGATTTGGCAGGAGTTCAACAAATTATTAATGTTGTTAATCAACATAGTGATTATTTAAATGTTCTTATTAACAAGCTTGGTGTAGCCTATACCCCTGACTGGACAGATGGGGATGAAGTTGATGCAGTAAATGATCTTGCAACTACCACAATTAAATATGGTAAAAGAAAAATACGAGATGATGACGAAGATACCACACCAAATGGCAAAAAGTTTTATGCAAGAAGCGTAACATTTAGTGCTGGCACATCTTTTTCTCAGCCACCATTTGTTGTTGCTACTGTAGATAATTCAGATCACGCTTCTAATACACAGTTAGATTTCGTTGTCTCTGTTCATGATGTAACAACTGGTGGATTTACAATTAGACTTATGAGAGCTGGAGCACAAGGAACACAAGTTCTTGATGAGGATATTCTTGTAAAATGGATTGCTATCGGTCCAAGATAACGGAACAGGACAATGGCAAAAGCAAAATATAACTCTCCATTTACTGTTGGTAAAAGACAGACGTTATATCTTGATGCAGATGATCCAAGAGTAGAGGGATTTGAAGCAGGCATATCAGCTTCAAGGGCAGGTGCAGAAATTGTTATTGTTAATCCAGGTAATGCTGGATTATTAGTTGGATCTGCAGCATCTGCTAGTCCTAAAAGATATCCATCCTCTGCATCTAACCCAAAAGCATCAGAAGGAAAAACTCCAACAGATATAAGTAATTTATCTGCTGAATGGCAAACAATATCTGGAGAGCCAGCATTAGTTTTTTCATTTGATATAGATTTAACAAGTCCAGACAATGATGATGTTGATGCTTTTATATATACTCTAAATACTGGATCTGGAATAACTCCTCCAATATCTTTTACAAAATTAAATAAAACTTCTGACGCACAAGAACTTATATTTTATTATTCAGACAATATAAAGTTTTTTGGTATTTTTCAAACAACATTTACTGAATTTAAAGTAAGATCTCGTGATAAAAGTGGTAATGTTGGGCCAGAAGCAACGCTAACCGTTATTCCATCATATGAAAATGATTTGCCAGCACCAAGCATTACTGTTACATCAATAGCGCAAGGATATTCTGTAGATTGGAATCCAATTGTAGAGTTATATAATTATATATCAGTAGAAGAGGTTATATCTAATGCATCAACTGATCCAGCAGCTGGATATGAGCAGGCATATTTAAATAGTATAAAACCAGCAGTAATCACAACTCCAACACTAGAGGCAAGATGGGTTAGAGCAAGATTTACAGATAAAGCTGGTACATATGGACCATATTCAACAGCATACAAAGTAACACCTACTAATCCAGTTAGTGCAGACAACATTCCACCAGATGCTCCAGCTTCAGGATCAGTAACCGCTGGTATTGATAATTCCACTGGCGCTACTATTGGATTTAATGCCTACGTTGACATATCCTGGTCAGCGGTATCCGATGCCACCTTAAAAGGATATAGGATTAGATTTAGAGAAGACGGAACTAGTAATCCATATTCGTATGTAGATTCACCAGGAACTGGAACATCTTTTAGATTAAACGGCTTATCTATAGGAACAACATATCAAATAGGAATTGCTTCATATGATGAATTTAATAATACATCTTCTGCCTACACCTCTATAGGAACAGCAATAGCAAATGGAACTCCTTTCATAGGAAAAAATGTAACAACTGTCGGCTATTTTGGAGCCTCAGCTACTGGAGATACTGGAACATTTAAGTTTGGATACGGAGTACAGGACAGCGGTGGAACAAAACGAGGACTAGTATTTAATTCAAATAACTACTGGTACATAGATTCAGCACAATCAGCATTATTTAAACTAGGCGGAGATACAAATAACTATATACAATGGGATGGAACAACATTTATTATTCAAGGTGACCTTAGAGCACAAAAGGGTCAATTTGATGGCAATGTTGAAATAAAGTCTGGTGGATCATTATACTCTGGAAATGTTATTGCTGGAAGTTTATCTGGTGCTGGATTTATTTTAAATACTAGTGGTTTAACTTTTAATTCTTCTTCTGTAAATGGCATAACAACTATTAATGGGTCAACAGGTCTTTTGACTACAAAATCTGCCAATATTGGTGGATGGGATGTAACTGCTAATACAATAACAAATACAAGCGGTAGTGGTGTGGTTACTCTTGATTCTACAAATGCACAAATAAGATTAACAAGCGTTAACTATACAGCAGGTATAGCAACACCCAATACAAATTCTACATCTGATATTGTATTTTGGGCAGGTGGAGCAAGAAGTACCGCAGCAGCATTTTATGTTACCGCAAACGGTATATTAAATGCAAATGGAGCCATATTGCAAGGTAGATTAACTACTGGGGCATCTCAGGGTGGGGCAGAGATGAAGTTTGGAACCAGTGTTGGTGCTAATGGCGAAGATGGATTATATATAAACTCTGCAAATTATTGGTATTCAAATGCAGAGTTTAGCATTGGTGGAGGTATTTTAAACGGCACTCATGATTCCGTAATAATAGACTTGTTCAATGGTAACGCTAGTTTCTATATGGTACAAATGCCAACATCGGATGATGACAGTTGGGCAGGAGATCCAACTATTACAAAAAGAACATCAGATGATAAACTTGTTCAGGGCAGAAGGTTTATTTATCTTTCCACGATTACTGGAAGCACAACACCAACAAATCCTACGGGATGGAACAATACAACAAAAACAGGAACAATTACAGATAGCAATGGTACATCACGCAGCGTCAAGGCTGGTGATATACTAATGATTCAGGAATAAACAATGCCAATTTACAGACTTAATTCTTCTGGACAGTGGAAGAAGTTCTCAAGCCTTTACCGTCTAAACAACTCTGGTGTTTGGAAAAGATTTTCTGCATGGTATAGGCTAAACTCATCTGGTATTTGGAAAAAATTATTTTCTTCAGAAGAAGGGCCGAGCATAGCTCAACAAGTTGAAATATCTCAATCAACAAATTCAACTACTGGACTAGTTACATTAACTGGAACAAATTATCATTGGACAAATTCAACTTCACTTACTTATTATTTTCAATGGTATAACTCAGGTAGTTGGCAAACGATAGATGTTGGATCAATAACAAATCCAGCATCAGGATCTTCTAATACTAAAACCTATGTAGTTCAGTCATATGACACTAGCACAAATTCAGATAATTTATATAGATTCAGGGTTGTAGCTACAAATATTGTATTAACTAGCAGCTCTATAAGTAACACAACAACCATTAGTACTCCAAGGGATGTTATAAATGTAACCGCTTCACAAGTCGGAACAGATCTTCAAGCTAGTGTTTCATTTACGGTTGGATCATACACTGGTAGTGTAATAATTAAAAGATATAAATATAGTGGGGGAACTTTACAAAGTACCACTGAATTTTATAAAACAACGGCTAGCCCAACAACAATAACACTTGATGAATACGGCAAACAATATAGATTTTCTGTTACACCATATACTGGCAATATTGTTTCTGGAAATGTTACTGGGTACCCTGGTAATGAAAGTTCATTAACAACTCAGTTTACGTCTAATTTTCCACCAACTCCAATACAAACTTCTAGCCCAACATTATCAAGTACTGGAAACGTTGTAATTGGAACTACTCTTACTGCAAACAGAGGAACTTATCAAAATAATACTATATTTGATGGTAATCCAGATCTTGCAATACAAACACGAGTTTACGGGTGGGTATTTCCTGGCCCCACACTAACAAATGGAACTACAACAGCTCCGCCTACACCAGACACAACATCTGGCGGTACACAGTCATTGCTTACTACACAACTTATGGTTAATTATACGTTCTATGCAGTTGATATAGTTATAGCAGCAGATGGTGCATCTACATACTATTATTATAGTGATTTAAATGCTCGTGCCTTCATCCCATCATTTTCAGACAACTTTAATAGACTTGCTGGAACTGGATCTCAAGGTCTTGGACAAACCAGCACTGGCAGTTGGTACTGGTCAACCAATGGCGGATTGTATGGACCACAAACACCGTCAATAAATACTAACAACTTTTCTTGGCAATTAGATACAGAAGAAATATCTGGAAGGCAGGCCGTTGTTACTTACACCAATCCTTCTGTTGGAAATAGCGCAACTAATTATCCACTTAAAACTATAAATGTTGGAGATTCTAATGTTGCCTTAAAGGTATCTGTTTCTGATGGTGGCGGTGGGCCTGGCCTAGCTTTTTGGGTTACAAGTGCTGGCTCTTGGTGGGCAGTAGCACCAGATTATTCTAGCAGTAGCTCTACATCGTATTCATGCAATACCCCAGTAACTTCGTATTCTTGTTATACTCCAGTATCAGTAACTAGCTACACATGTAATACTCCACAAACTATAACTACTTATGGTTGCGGCGGCAGCGCCTCCACTTCATTTTGTCCAGATGATTTTACTACAGAATATAATGCATTTACAGTAGGTAGAAGATGTAGTGGATGCTCAAGCACAACATCATATTCGTATTCTTGCGGAACAGATCAATATGTTTCAAACGATCCTGGAACAGTTGTTGCTTGTAATTCGCCATCACATAATGGGCAACCATGCTATAAGCTGTTTGTTGGAGAGTTTGGAATTCAGTGGATAGTAAGATATTGTAGTGTTAGTTCTACAACAAGTTATTCTTATTCAACAGTTAACTCAAGCACAACAAGTGGATGTACTGGTGGTCCAATTTCAACCGATGCATCTGGAACTGGTTGTGGAGGATGCACAGTGTCAAGTTCAACAGTTACTACGTGTACTGGTGGTCCAATAGGAACTAATTCAAGCGGATCTGGTTGTGGTGGATGTGGAGTTTCTTCTTCAACATCTTGCAGTGGAGGCCCAATATCAACAGATTCCAGCGGTTCTGGCTGTGGAGGATGTTCAGTTTCTTCTTCAACCACTGTAACATATACAAGTACAATTAAAATATTATCTTCAGTTGGTAGTACTGTAACAAGTCAATACAGTCAAACAGTAGCCACTAGCAATTCTGCCTTTATTCCAATATATGGACTATCAGTTGAAACATCTAATAATACTATTACAGCAAAGGCATATTCAAATACAGCGGTTACAAATCAACTAGGATCAACTTTAACCGCTACCCCATCTAGTCCAACAAAATCCATTGCTGGTGATTCTGCTGTTGGTATAATTAATACTCCAACGGTAGCTAATAGAATAACTGGCAATAGACTTGACGATTTCGTGTATACTAATGTATAATAGAAAAAAGGAGAAAACATGGAAACCCCCCCAATTAAATTAGCATTCATTATAGATAATGAGGTTGCTGATATTTTACATACTGATGAAAGATTGTCTGCGATTTTTTTGAGCAATCCAGTTGTCTTAGATGTTACAGATAAGATTAATTTTAATCCAAATGCTGTTTTGCCTGGTATGATCTATAATCCTGAAACTGACGAGTATGTAATGCCAGAAATAACAGAAGGTGAAAATGTCTAAAAGCCCTTGGCAGATATGGAAAGAAAAGCAGCCTGGAGATTCAGTAAGACCTTGGGATTTGATTAATCCTAATATTGGTAGGGTAGATGATGAGACCTATAGGCTTAGATTTGAAGAAGGCTGCATGAAATGTCCATCTCTGATACAATTGACTAAGACCTGCAAAAAGTGTGGTTGCTTTATGACTGAAAAGGCAAAACTTCCACATGCTTCCTGCCCGCTGGGTAAATGGGGAGCAGTACAAGATGTACCAGATATTGTAGATGACGAGGGAAACATTATACAAAGGTGATTTATGGAATTAACAAGTGATGAAAAAAGAGCCATCTTAGAAAGTCATATTAAAAATGCTTTGACAAATATTTATAATTTGCAGATCTCTTTACTTGCTGAACAAGCAAAAGAAAATCCTAACTCTGACATTGTAAATAATCTTTCAGAGCAAAAAACTAACGAAGAAGCAAAGCGAGATGTTTTGTTACAAGAGTTAGAGAATTTGCCAAATGACTGAAAAAAATGAATTAATTGCAATTGTATTGCAGCAGCGAATTGGTGAACTGGTTGCTAACTACGAAACTCAAATTGCAGTATTGCGGGCAGAAATAACAGAAATGATTAATAATAATAAACAAAAAGCTGCAGATAAATATTCTGAAGATTTATTATCAAAGATAGCAGACAATAAAAATGATGTCTTGTAAAAGATGCAGTGGCAGAGTTTTTGTAGATAGACAATATAGTAGCGCTATTCATTTAGAAACATTTTGTATCATGTGTGGTCAAAGAAAATTTTTTCATCCACCACAAGATAGTGCGGAGGGTTTGTGGCTACTGGAAAAAGAAAGATTGTTAGCCAAGAGTACAATAACGACCCTGTAATTTCTGGGAATAAAAAGGTCTGGTTTCTTAATGGAGACCTTGTAAGACTACACCACAGTTCAAGATCCACAGGAATGGTTACTGTTTATAACATAACAAAAGATAGATTAGAAAGTTGTCTAAGATCTGATTTTAGAAAGAATAGACAAAAAGCTTATACTGTAGCAGAAACTGCAGTGCTTGTCAATAGGCATCGTAAATACTTTCCTAGATTAATTAAATGGGGTGTTATTCCACCACCAATTGGCTCTAAGCTTAATGGAGAAAGAGGATGGCAAATAAGATCGTATTACTCTGAATCACAAGTAAAAGAGATACGTGATATACTGGCATCTAGACACATTGGAAGACCAAGAAGAGACAATTTAATAACTAATAATCAAACGCCTACATCTCAAGAATTGACACGCAGAATGGGCGATGGTATACTTACATATACAAAAACTCCAGACGGTAGATTCATACCAGTTTGGACAGAGAGCATATAGAGCCTGGGGAGGGCAAATGCAAAACGAAGAAACAAAGATTAACGTAACTTTGGGTTACACACTTAATTTAGGAAACTTTCAATCACTCAGGTTAGATCTTGGTATTGTTGATTCTAGACGTGATGGTGAGAATATAGATCAGGCATTTGAGAGAGTCTATAAGTTTGTTGAAGACAAGCTTACCTCTAAAATCAATGAAGCCAAGGTTGAGCTAGAATCCTAATGGCTGAACGCAAAGACCGAATGGCTTTGCTCAGTCGCTACAATAAATATTATTTGCAGAGATATGAGCAAAAGTCTAATCTCAATCTTAATGTAGAGCAGTGGGCTGCAGATGCCCTTGTTGAGTCATATGGCCTAAAAGGTTGTTATGATTTATTAGATTATTATTTTAAAATAGCTCAAGATCCTTCATGGAATTATTTTGCATATAATGCAGAAAAAATTCTATCTGGTAAACTTGAAGTTGAACAGGACAAAAAAGATAGACAGTATCGTAGAGAGCTTGCTAGGAAGTGGTTAAGTGAATAATTCAGAAGCAAAAGTAATATCTGCAGTATTAAATGACAAACAAATGCATGTCTTGCTTCAAGCTAACCTAGATAATTTACTTAGAACTCATAACGATGTATGGAATTTTGTTAGACATTATTTTGATATTAATGGATCTGTTCCACCATCTTCACTTGTAGTTGAAAAGTTCCGTGACTTTCAGGTAATACCAGATATTGGTGCGACTAAACATCATCTTGATGAATTACAAACAGAATATTTAAATGATAGCCTTAAGGATATATTGAGAACTGCTGCTACAGATGTTCAGGGTGGCAACGGTACACAAGCACTTGAACAACTTATTACTAAGACTTCAGAACTAAAAAAGAACACATCAGCAATTAGAGATGTTGATGTAACTGATATTGATTCCGCTGTTTCTTATTACGAAAACGTCCAAAAGATGAAAGAGTCTGGGCAAGTAGGAATCAAGACTGGCTTGCCAGGGTTTGACAATTATCTCCCATCTGGAATTATGCCAGGTCAGCTTGGGGTGTTCTTGGCATACCCAGGAATTGGAAAATCCTGGCTTGCTCTTTACTTTGCAGTACAGGCTTGGAAGCAAGGAAGATCTCCCCTTATCATATCTCTTGAAATGAGTGAGACAGAAGTACGTAATCGTGTATATGCGATTATGGGCGAAGGTCTTTGGTCACATCGTAAACTTAGCAATGGTGAAGTAGAAATTGATATGTTGAAAAAATGGCATGCAAGTAAACTTGATGGCAAGCCTGCTTTCCATATCATATCCAATGATTCTGGTGGAGAAGTTACTCCATCTGTTATTCGTGGAAAGATTGATCAGTACAAACCAGACTTTGTTATTGTTGACTATCTACAGCTAATGTCTCCTAACCAAAGGTCTGAAAATGAAACGGTACGAATGAAAAACCTTTCACGAGAACTTAAGCTAATGGCTATTAGTGAAGAGGTTCCTATTATTGCTATTTCATCTGCTACGCCAGATGATGTAAAAGATCTTAGTAGTGCTCCCACACTTGGTCAAACTGCTTGGTCAAGACAGATTGCATATGATGCTGACTGGGTTATGGCACTTGGTCGTGCTACAAATAGTGATATTATTGAGTGTGTATTTAGAAAAAATAGAAATGGTTTTATGGGAGACTTTTTGGTTCAAGTAGATTTTGACAGAGGATATTACAAGTATAAAGACTTTGAAGAAAAATAATATGACTATAACTCCAAGAATTGATAATGGTATTGTTACTGTTTATTCTAATGATATAGACCCAAACTACTGGATTGATATTTTAGAAAAGGTAAGCAAAGACTCCTATCCATTTGAACATGTAGAGCGTAGACCACATCAAACTATGGAGATACCAGCCTTGTACGATAGGCGTGATAGCTATACATCGCTTGAGGTTCGTGCAATGTTTTATAACATACTAAATCAGTCTCTTATTGATTTTATGAAAAAAAACAATATGAATAAGATGGAGCCATTACGAAACACAATAACAGCATCAAAACTTTTACCATCTATTCCAATGAACGCTCATCAAGATATTACAGATTCACGAATAGACAGTTTTATTGCTCAACTATATATTAATGATGATTATGAAGGTGGCGAACTATTTTTTCCAGAGCACGGATACGCCTATAAACCAAAAGCTGGCGATATGGCATATTATAAAATGAACAACATGCACGGTGTACTTGAAACAAAATCTGGATTAAGGTATACTATAGGATATAGTTTATTGGGGCCGTACTATTAAAATGAGTAAGATTAAAGATTCATACACAGAAGATCAGGTCAAGCGTGTTTTGGCTGGCATTGGAATTGATGTTGAATCTGAAGTAGGACTAGAATACATTGTATTTTGTCCATTTCATAATAACTCTAGAACTGCTGCAGCAGAAATAAATAAATACAATGGCATGCTGTTTTGTTTTTCATGTCAAAAAGTTGCAGATTTACTAGAGACTGTTATGCAGGTTAGTGGTAGAACATATTTTGAGGCATTAAGATATATTAAAAGTAAAGAGAAAGAATCAGATATATCTTTAACAATAAATAAAGCATTATATACAAAGCCAGATTTTGTTCAATTTGATGAATTGCTTATTAAAAGACTTAATATGCAAGCGCTTGAATCACCAAGGGCCGTAAGATATTTTGAGGGTAGAAAGATAACGAAAGAATCTATTTCTAGATTTAGTTTAGGCTATTCTGAAAAACAAGACTATGTTACAGTTCCAGTTCACTCACCTGATGGTATGTGTATAGGTTTTGTTGGCAGATCTGTAGAAGGAAAAGATTTTAAGAATACCCCAGGACTTCCAAAGAGTAAGGTATTATTTAATTTACACAGAATTAAAAATTCTGAAACAGTATATCTAGTGGAGTCTTCTTTTGATGCCATTAGATTAGATCAGGTAGGTTTCCCAGCAGTCGCAACGCTCGGGGCTAATGTTTCTGTATCTCAAACTGAGTTGCTTAAAAAATATTTTAACAACATAGTTTTGATTGCAGATAACGATGATGCAGGAAAAACAATGTCAGAAAAGCTTGTTGATAAACTTGGATCACAAATAACAATAATAAATATAGATAAAAAATATAAAGATATTGGCGACATGGATGATGAATCAATTAGAAAACTTGAGTACAAGTTTGACAATTCAATTATCGCTATGCTACAATAGAAAAAACACAAGGAGAAACAAAACAAAATGGCAATCGTAAAAGGATTAAAAAACATAAACGCATTAGTAGATAAGCCTAAGTCAGAAGGTTCTGGACTTAAGGTTCGTTGGGTTAAATTGGCAGATGGTCAGTCTGCAAAGATTAGATTTGTTAATGAACTAGATTCTGACTCTGCACACTTTACAGAGGATCGTGGTCTAGCCGTTGTGGTATCAGAGCATACCAATCCAAAGGATTATAAGCGTAAGGCAGCCTGCACCCAGGACTCTGAGGGGCGTTGCTTCGGCTGTGAGATGGCCCGTAAAGAGCCTAAGAGCGGCTGGAGAGCCCGTCTACGCTTCTATACCAATGTTCTTGTTGATGATGGTCTAGAAGACCCCTATGTGGCTGTATGGTCGCAGGGTATTAGTAAGCAATCTGCTTTTAATACAATCCGTGAGTACGCACTAGAGACTGGCAGCGTATCAAATGTGCAGTGGAAGCTAAAAAGAAATGGTCAGGGAACTGAAACAAATTACACCTTGATCCCAGCAGCTCCAGATGCAGAGCCTTTCAAGTGGGATGGCGTTGAGCCATTTAACCTTGAGAAGGTTGTTCGTGAGGTCCCCTATCCAGAGCAAGAAGCATTTTACTTTGGATTTGATACACCTTCTGTTACTTCAACAAACGTTGACTGGTAATATATGAACTATGTTGGGCTTCATGTCCACACTCATTACTCATTGATGGATGGTGTGGCTACTCCGCAAGAATATGTAAAAAGAGCACTTGAGCTGGGAATGCCAGCAATTGCAATTACAGATCATGGAACGCTTTCTGGGCATCGTGAAATGTATCGTCTTGCGAAAGAAGCAGGTATTAAACCTATTCTTGGCATAGAAGGCTATATGACAAGCAATCGCTTTGATAATAGGGCGAAGGCAGATAGAACAGATCCATTAGATCAAAACTATCATCATATAGTTCTTCTTGCCAAGAACCAACAAGGTTTAGAAAATCTAAATAAAATTAATGAGATTGCTTGGACTGAAGGATTTTTTAGTAAGCCAAGATTTGATTTTGAAACATTAGAGAAATATAAAGAAGGTATTATTGTTACATCTGCTTGCCTAAGTGGCTGGATTGCAAAAGCGGTAGAACTAGATGAGCTTGCTATTGCTAAAAAGCACATAGCGTGGTTTAAAAATACATTTGGCGATGATTACTATATTGAGGTTATGCCTCATAATCCTGAAAGAGTTAATAAAGGATTAATTGATTTAGCTAAGTCCATGGGTGTAAAGATAGTTGTAACACCAGACTGTCATCACTCAGATACAAGCCAAAAAGAAATACAAGAGTTAATGCTTATCCTAAATACGCATGCTAAATTACAAAAAGATGTTACATATGATAAATCACAAAAGCATAAAGACATGATGGACAGGCTTGACTATCTTTATGGGGCAGATCGTCAAATGTCATTTAGATCTTTTGATATTCACCTTTTGTCATATGATGAAATGAAAGCATGTATGGCAAAGCAGGGTATAGATAATGACGAGATGTTTGCTAGTACATTAGAGATTGCAAACAAAGTAGAAGATTATGATATTAAGTCTGGTCTTAATTTGCTACCAGTTCAATATCGTAAACCTATGGAAGAACTCAAAAACCTTGCTTGGGAAGCAATGGAAGAAAAAAAGCTTACATCTAATTGGCTTGGAAGTGATATATATGAAACTAGACTTAATGAAGAACTAGACATTATTGATCAAAAGAATTTTGGTCCGTACTTTCTTGTAGTCCGTAATATGATTAACTGGGCAAAAAAAGAAGGCATCATGGTAGGTCCAGGTCGTGGATCATCTGCAGGATCACTCTTGTGTTACCTTATCGGTATTACAGATATTGATCCCATTGAACATGATCTCCTATTCTTCCGATTTATTAATCCAGAGCGTAATGACTTTCCAGATATTGATACAGATATTCAAGACTCAAGGCGTGATGAGGTAAAAGATTATCTTGTTAAACAATATCGTCATGTTGCATCTATTGCTACATTTTTAGAGTTTAAGGATAAAGGTGTTGTACGAGATGTTTCTAGAGCTTTAAATATTCCTTTATCAGATGTTAACAAAGTTTTAAAAACAGTTGATACGTGGGATGATTTTTGTACATCCAAGAATTCTGCCTGGTTTCGTGAAAAATATCCAGAGGTCGTAAACTATGGAGATCAGCTTCGTGGTCGCATTAGAGGAACTGGTGTACATGCTGCAGGAGTTGTTACAAGCAAAGAACCTATCTTTAAACACGCACCACTTGAAACAAGAAGTGTGACTGGATCTGATGAGCGTATGCCTGTAGTGGCGGTAGATATGGAAGAGGCAGAGCGCATAGGTCTTATTAAAATTGATGCTTTAGGTTTAAAGACTCTTAGTGTTCTTAAAGATACTATTGATATTATTGATGAAAGACATGGCAAAAAGATTGATTTACTGAATATTGATATGGATGATAAAAATGTTTATCAAATGCTTTCAGATGGATATACCAAGGGTGTATTCCAATGCGAAGCAACACCATATACAAATCTTCTTGTCAAGATGAGAGTAAATAATCTTTCTGAACTTGCTGCATCCAATGCCTTGGTTCGCCCAGGGGCTATGAATACAATTGGTAAAGATTATATTGCTCGTAAGCATGGAAGACAAAATATTGACTACATGCATCAAATTTTAAAGGAATTCACAGAAGATACATATGGGTGTATCCTATATCAGGAGCAAGTCATGCAAGCCTGTGTACATCTTGGCGGTATGACAATGGCAGAGGCTGATAAGGTAAGAAAGATTATTGGTAAGAAAAAAGATGCCAGAGAGTTCAATGCATTCCAGGACAAGTTTGTTAAGGGCGCTTCTGCTTATATTGCTCCTAATGCCGCTCTGGATTTGTGGCATGATTTTGAGGCACATGCGGGGTACTCGTTCAACAAGTCTCATGCGGTTGCTTACTCTACGCTCTCTTACTGGACAGCGTGGCTCAAATACCACTACCCAATAGAGTTTATGTATTCACTTCTCAAGAATGAGAAGGATAAAGACACGAGAACGGAATATTTGATTGAAGCGAAAAGAATGGGCATTCCAATTAAGTTGCCTCATATTAATGATTCGGATAAAGATTTTAAAATTGAAGGTAAGGGTATTAGATTCGGTCTTTCTGCCATTAAGTACATCTCTGATACTATTGCTGACAGGTATATTGCTGCTCGTCCATTTAGCTCATACAAAGAAGTAGAGGAATTTACTTTTACAAAAGGCAATGGTGTAAATTCTCGTGCACTACAGGCCATGAATGCCGTAGGTGCGCTTACATTTAATGACAATCCATCTAATCCAGAGAAGGTTAGAGAAAACCTATATGACTACTTAAATCTTCCTGAGTTTAATATGCCAATACCACAGCATTATCACGCATACCTTAACGACATTGAAGAATATGAGGAAAAGGGTGCATTCATTTTAATGGGTATGGTAAAATCAATTAAGAGATCTAAAGGATGGTCAAGAGTTGAAGTTCTGGACAAAACTGGCTCTGTCGGTATATTTGACGATGAAAACACCGCTATTGAGGCTGGTCGCACTTATATCATTCTTGCAAATGATAATAGGGTTGTTTCTGCAGTACCTGTTGATGAAGTACATAATTCTTCCGATGCTTTGATAAAGTTTTTAAACTATAAGATGTTGCCATATAAAGATGATGAGATGTTTGTTGTTTCGTTTAAGCCTAGAGTCACTAAGGCTGGTAAGAAGATGGCATCTCTTACAGTGGCAGATTCTGGTAGAGAATTGCATGCAATAACTGTATTTCCTACAGCATTTCCAAAAGCATATATGCATGTACAAGCTGGAAATATTTATAAGTTTAGTTTGGGTAAAACAAAAGATGGCACAGTGATAATGGAGGATGTAGTAAGTGTTTGATGAACTAGCAGAACAAATACACGACAATGCAAAGGCAAAAGGTTTTTGGGATAGACCAGCAGATGAAATATTTGTAGCAAAACAAATGATGATGATTGTTTCAGAGGTTGTAGAGGCAATGGAAGTTGTTCGTAAAGACATGGATCCAGATAAGCTGTCTGATGAGTTTGCAGATATTATTATTCGTACCCTTGATCTTTATGCTGGTATGGTAGATGCAGGGTATATGAAAAAGTCTCTTGATTATGCAATTAAAGAAAAGATGGAGATAAACTCCAATAGACCAAAGAAGCACGGAGTAAGATTCTAGTGGTAGTAAATGTAGAAGATGTTTTAGCACAATTAAATCCTAAGTTGAGGAAAAGCATATTAGTTGGAGATGCTGTTCCTAAAACAGAATACGCAGCAACCCCAAGCTTTGGATTAAATAGAGCACTGAATGGTGGTTTGCCGTATGGTCGTCAAGTCCTTATCTGGGGTAGTAAATCAAGTGCAAAATCTTCACTATGCTTGCAAACAATCGCTTTGGCACAAAAAGAAGGAAAGGTTTGTGCTTGGATAGATGGAGAAATGTCTTATGACAAAGACTGGGCAGAAAAGCTTGGAGTAGATACATCAAAGCTTATTGTTTCTCAGGCTAGAACAATCAATGAAATGGTTGATGTAGGCGTAAACCTTATGGAGGCTGGTGTTGATCTTATCGTAGTAGATTCTATTACGTCTCTTCTTCCTGCAATTTATTTTGAAAAGGATTCAGATGAACTCAAACAGTTGGAGAACACAAAACAAATCGGTGCAGAATCTAGAGACTTTAGCAATGCATGGAAAATGCTTAACTATGCAAACAATAAAGTTAAGCCAACTTTGCTTATCCTTATTTCTCAGTCTCGTAATAATATTAATGCTATGTATACTAGCCAGCAGCCTACTGGTGGTCAGGCTACTAAGTTTTATTCCTCAACTGTTGTTAAGCTATTTTCTTCTGAATCCGAAAACCAAGCGATTAAAGGAAAGATTGCGATTGGAGATAAATTAATTGAAGAAAAGATTGGAAGAAAAGTTAGATGGGAGCTACAATTTTCTAAAACTTCCCCTGCTTTTCAAGGTGGCGAGTATGATTTTTATTTTAGAGGCGATGGCGTGGGTGTTGATTCTATCGGCGATCTTGTTGACACGGCAGAGCTAATGGGCATTGTTTCTAGAACTGGGGCATGGTATAATCTAGAAGATGGAACAAAGGTTCAAGGCAGAGAAGCTTTTGTAAATAGAGTTAAAGAAGATTTGAACCTTCAAGATTCTATTAGGTCCAAGGTTATGAATGTCTAACTATACAACCTATCCTGGTAAGTTTCCATGTAGAACTTGCGGGGAAGAAGTTAAAACATGTAGGGTTTATCCAGCAACTGGAGAATCTACTTGGATATGTAGTAAAAAACATTTATCTAAAAGCCAACTTTATACTGTTGGATATAAAAAGAAAAAGGATTATGAGCGAAAAGAACGAGAGTAAAAGGTTGGGGGCTAAGCAGCATAAAAATTCTGGTAGAAATACCAAGAAAGGTGATGCTACTTGGGAAAACTTTACGGTAGATTTTAAAGAAAATTCAAAGTCATTTACTCTTAATAAAGATGTTTGGGCAAAAGCAACTACTGATGCTATTAAGAATGGAAATGATCCAGCCATAGTTGTAGTATTAGGCGATAGCGGAATAAAAACTCGTCTTGCAATTATAGAAGTAGGAATTTTAGAAAATATGTTAGGGGAATATAATGGATAATAACGAACAGTCTAAAACAACGTTAGAAATGGTTAATGGTTTATCTGAAATTGCAGAGTTTATGAATGATGAAGAATTGACTACTGCTCTTACCATGATAGCAAAGCTTATTATAAAGCCAGATATTCCTATGAATGTGGCAACATTAGAGATCGTTAGACTACAAGCCATCGCATCAAAAATGGCATTCAGAGCTACTTGGATGGCAAATGTAGATAAAAATGACAGGGCAAAGAAAAATATATACTATACTGCAGCAGAGTCAATCAACAATTTGGTGTCAGCTCTCAAGTATATAATGCGCTAGTCTGATATACTTATATATAACAAAAGGAATATAATGACAAAAAATTTATTAAAGCAGGTAATGCTTAAGGAATCAGACAGCAAAAATATAAAAAAGAAACAAGATAAAATTATAGATTCAGATCAATTAATTGAGAAGATTAAATCTGGATATACTATTTCTCGTGGCCCAAAGCATATGAAAAAGAAAGCGTTTGCCCCTTCTCAAATTGCATACTCACACGGAGAATGCCCAAGATACTGGTATATTGCTTTTAATGGGGCAGTGTTTCAAGATGATACAGACGCTTATGGTGCAGCAAATATGCAATCTGGAACTATGTCTCATGACAGAATTCAACAAGCAATGCTGGATGCTGGAGTTGCAAAAGAATATATCAATGATAAAAATGAAAAGACAACAGAGTTTAAGGTAATATCTGATGATCCGCCAATCTTTGGTTATGGCGATGCCATGATTAATTGGGAAGGCGAAGAAATCGTTGGTGAAATTAAAACAATGATGAGTGAAGCCTATGAGTATCGTAAGAAAACAAATAAACCAAAGACAGGACACTTAATACAGCTATTAATATATATGAAGGTATTAAAAAAGGCAAAGGGTGTTTTGATATATGAAAATAAAAACACACATGACCTTATGGTTATTCCAGTTGAAGTAAATGATGGATATAAACAATGGATTGAAAATGCTTTTAGTTGGATGCGAGAAGTTAGACAAGCTTGGAAAGATCAGCAACTTCCAATAAAAAATTATCGCAATAACTCTAAGATTTGTAAAGGTTGCCCAGTAAGAGAAGCATGTGTTGAAGCAGGCACTGGAGTAATTAAGATTGCTTCCTTGGAGGAATTGAGTGAAACTCTGTAATAGATTTGATTGTGAAACATATTTTCGTCCTAAGGTAAGCTATCAGGTTTACTGTTCAGATGAATGTAGAGATATTGCAACCAAAGAAAAAATTGCAGAGAGATACCAAGTAACAAAAAGATTAAAAAGAAAAGGCAAAGTAAGAAAATGTCTTGGAGGGTGCGGAGTTAATTTATCAATATATAATGATGAAGGATTCTGCTCAAACTGTAATGTTGTACAAAAAGAAGTTAATAAAATGCTAAAGCAAATTAAAGGATATTTTGATTATGAACAAGATTAAACCTAAAAATATTTGTGCTATTGATGCTAGTACAAATACAATTGCTTTTGCTATTTTTGCTGATGACAAGCTATCAACAACTGGCAAGGTAGCATTTTTTGGACATAACATATATGAAAAAATTATTGATGCTACTGCAAAAACTAGGGCATTTTTTAGATTATATAATATAGATGCAGTAGTTATTGAGCATACGGTGTTTATGAATTCCCCCAAAACTGCAGCAGATCTTGCAATGGTACAAGGTGCAATTATTGGCGGTATTGGATTGACTGGAATAAATCAAATAGGCAGAGTATCCCCAATTACATGGCAAAACTATCTGGGAAATAAAAGACTTACAAAAGAAGAGCAGATATCAATAAGGTCTGCAAACCCAGGAAAATCTGATTCTTGGTATAAATCTTATGAAAGAAATATTAGAAAAGAAAGAACTTCAAAACTTATTGATATTATCTATGATAAAAAAATAGATGATAACGATGTTGCAGATGCCTGTGGCATAGGTCATTGGGCAATACATAATTGGGAAAAAGCTATTAAGTTTGACAAGGATTAGATATGGCTGCTAAACTATATACAAATGAATCCTGGCTTCGTAAACGATATGTTATGGATAAAAAGACTCCACAAGAGATAGCGAAAGAGTGTGGGGCAAGCCTAGAAACAATATACGTTTACCTTGCTAAATTTGGATTAAGGAAATCAAAAAGATGACAGAAAAGTTTAATATTACCGTTGATCAGGTAAATCATCCTACTCACTATACTTCAGATCCGTCTGGTGTTGAGTGTATTCAAATTACTCGTCATCGTAATTTTAATGTTGGCAATGCATTTAAGTATCTTTGGAGAGCAGGTCTAAAAAATGAAGATACGCAAATAGAAGATCTTAAAAAGGCAATCTTTTATATACAAGATGAAATTAAAAGATTAGAGGGAATTTATGACAAACACTGAGGTAGAACTTATTAATCATCTTGATGAAGTAAACCGTGTTGTAGAAGAATATTTAAAAGGTAATGATGCTACCAGAATCTCTAAAGATTTGGGTATGCCGAGGACTCGTGTTGTTGCCCATCTTGATGAGTGGAAGCGTATGGCTTCAGATAATAGTGCAATTCGTGCTAGAGCTAAAGAGGCATTAGCTGGAGCAGATGCACATTACAATAAGCTTATTACCAAAGCATATGAAGTTATTGAGGATGCTACAACTACAGCAAATCTAAATGCAAAAACTGCTGGTATTAAACTTGTAATGGATATTGAATCTAAGCGTATTGATATGTTACAAAAGGCAGGCTTATTAGAAAATAAAGAACTAGCAGAAGAGATGGTTGAGATAGAAAAAAGACAAGAGGTATTGGTTAATATCCTAAAAGACATTGCATCATCACATCCAGAGGTTAGAGATCTTATTATGCAAAGGCTGTCAAGTATTGCCAGAGAAGGTGAAGTGATTACAGTTGTCCACGATGTTCAATGATTTTCTTGAAGCGCTAGAAGATAATCATTTTGAAGAAAAGCCAGTAGATGTAGTAACATTTGTTGAGTCTTCAGAATATTTGGGACAACCACCCCTATCTAAAATACAGTATGAAATAGTTGAGGCCATGAGCCAAATATATCGTAAGCCTGAGCTACAAATTCTGATGGGAACAGAAGCAGGAGCAAGACATTATGACAAATATACTAAAAATGAAATCATCCTTCAACTTGGCAAGGGTAGTGGTAAAGACCATACTTCTACCGTTGCTTGTGCTTATGTTGTGTATAAACTATTATGTCTTAAAGATCCTGCCAGATATTTCGGAAAGCCACCAGGAGATGCCATAGACATTATCAATGTCGCTATTAACGCTGAACAAGCAAAGAATGTTTTCTTCAAAGGTTTTAGAAATAAAATTGAAAAGTCACCGTGGTTTGCTGGAAAATATGATCCTAAAGTAAACTCAATTACTTTTAATAAATCAATAACTGTTTATTCAGGTCATTCAGAACGTGAGTCACATGAAGGTCTAAATTTATTTATGGCAGTACTTGATGAAATATCTGGATTTGCTACTGAGGTTGGAACTGGCAATGATCAAGGAAAAACTGCTGACAATATTTATAAAGCATTTCGTGGTACTGTAGATTCTCGTTTTCCTGATTTAGGCAAAGTAGTTCTTCTTTCATTTCCCCGATATCAAGGTGACTTTATTTCAAAGCGGTATGAAGATGTTATTATGGACAAAGACACTCTTGAACGTAGATATAAGTTTGTTATTAATGAAGAGTTGCCAGAAGGACCAGACAATGAATTTGAAATTGTTTGGGAAGAAGATCATATAAAATCATACAAATATCCTAGAATGTTTGCACTAAAACGTCCAACATGGGAAGTAAATCCTACTAGAAAGATTGATGATTTTAAGATTGCATTTTTGACAGATCCTGGAGATGCAATGATGAGATTCCTTTGTACTCCAACATACTCTTCTGATGCATTCTTTAAGCAAAGAGATAAGTTGGAAAAGTGTATGACGCTTAGAAATCCATTGGATAATCACAGACGTTTTGATTCAAACTTTAAGCCAGATCCAGATAAAACATATTATATTCATGCTGACCTTGCTCAAAAACATGACAAGTGCGCTGTTGCTATTGCACATGTTGAACGATGGGTAAACATTCAAGTAATAAAAGATTACGAACAGGTAGCTCCTGTAGTTGTTGTTGATGCTGTAGCTTGGTGGGAACCTAAGATAGAAGGCCCAGTTGATTTATCAGAAGTTAAAAAATGGATTATGAATCTTCGTAGAGAAGGTTTTAATGTTGGAATGGTTACATTTGACCGATGGCAATCATTTGATATACAACAAGAATTAAAAGCAGTAGGCATGAGAACTGATACTGTTTCGGTAGCTAAAAAACACTACGAAGATCTTGCTATGATGATATACGAAGAGCGTGTTGCAATGCCAATGCTGCCAATTCTATTAGAAGAAATGTCTGAACTAAAGATAACAGATAATGGCAAAAGAGTAGATCACCCTAGAAAGAAATCTAAGGACTTAGCAGATGCTGTATGCGGAGCGGTATTTGGAGCTATATCGCATACAAGTAGAGACTCTAACATAGAAATAGAAGTCCATACATGGTCTTCTGCCTCCCGACTTGCAGAACAAAATAAGGGTATGGTAGAATTGGACAAGGAAATTCCTGACGACGTTATGGACTTTCTAGACGAATATAAACTAATATAAACAAGGAGAAAAATGAATTCATTGAAGAAGATTGCTATGATCTTGGCTGCAGCCTTGACATTTGGCACATTTTCTGCGATTCCATCTAACTCTGCAGTTCTTGCTGATAGCTTTGCTATTGATGCAGTTGCAGATACGATTTCGGCAGGCGAGACCGCAACAGCAGTTGTAACTCTCACCTTTATTGCAGAAAATTCTGGCGATACCGTTTCTGTTCTCTCCCTTGTATCAAGTCAACCAACAGGTGCTGGTAAGTCTGCTGTTCTTTCTGTAGCAGAAACATCCAGTTCAGTTGTTACTCTTGGTGGGGGGAACACATCTGCTGATATTAGCTCAACAGTTAATGCAGCAGCACAAATTACTGCTAAGCTCAATGTTGCACTTGTTGCACCATCTGCTGCAGGAACATATGTTGTAAATTTGTATCCAGTATTAAAGAGCTCTGGTGGTCGCATTACGGCATCACCGTTGGTCTGGACTGTGACAGTAAATGCATTAGACCTAAAGGCTTCTGCAACAACATCTACATCTATTATTAATAAGGGTGAGACAATTTCTGCAACTGCAGATGCTACAGTCTTTGCTTCAAAGACAGTATCTTCTGATGCAGCAGCAGTTATTGTTGTAACTCAAAAGAACGTTGCAGGTGGAAATGCCTCAGAGTCTCTTACAGTAACAGTCTCTGGTCCTGGACTTCTTGGACATGGATCAAACCATGCAACCATGACGGGATCTGTTCGTGCAATGGTTGTACCAGCAGGAAATTACATTGGTGTATTTTCTGACGGTACTGCTGGAGTTGGAACAGTAACTATCACATCTGCTTCAAATGTTGTTCTTGCTACGGAGAAGGTAACATTCTTTGGCGACATTGCTAAGATTGTTGCTACTGCTGCAAAGCCAGTACTTACTGTTGGATCAAATGCTGATGCTATTACAGCAGTTGCATACGATGCTAATGGGGTTGTCGTTGGTAGTGGAACATTGCTTGCAACATCAGATACGCTTGGTGTAGTCAGCAACTCTGCAACATCCGCAACTATTGTTGATGGTGTAGCAAAGTTTAATCTTACTGGTGTAAGAACTGGTAATGCAAAGGTAGGGGTTTACTCTGGATCTATTGCAGATACTGCTTCTGTTCGTGTTGAAGGTGCTGCTGCTAAGGTAGTAATTGCCTTTGATAAGAAGCAATATACCCCAGGTGAGGCAGCAGTTATTACTGTTTCTGTAACAGATGCTGCAGGTCTTGCACTTACTGGTCAAACATTTGCAAATCTGTTTGCAACAGGTGGAATTTCTACATCCTATGCATTCGGATCAGCAAGTGATGTTATTACTGGTGTTTCTGTAACTACAGATACAACAACAGCAACCAAGACATTTAAGGTATTTATGCCTTCTGCTGAAGGAGATGTTGTTATTTCTGCCACTGGTGGAACTTCTCTGGTTGAGGCAGGACGTGTAGTGATTCGTGATACTGCGACAGTATTTAATCCTGCACGACAAGCTTCTGATGAGGCACTTGCTGCAGCACAGGCTGCAACAGATGCTGCAGTAGATGCAACTAAGGCTGCAACTTCTGCTCAGGAAGCCGCTGACAAGGCTGCTCTTGCTTCTGCAGAGGCTGCTAAAGCTGCACAGGATGCACTAACAGCAGTTAACACTCTTGCACTTGAGGTAGCAAAGATTGTTAAGCAAATTACTGCAATGCAAAAGACAATTAACGCAATTGCTAAAAAGCTAAAGTAATTAGCTTATAAAATGGGGGCAGGGAAACTTGCCCCCTTTTTTATTGCAAAAAATTAAATAATGATATAATTACACCTAGGTAGCCCTTATGAACTATATTCGTAAGTTATTCAGAATACTAATTGTTTCGGGGCTAGTAATAACGACTTCTCTTTTTGGCATGTATGCAGCAGAAGCCAATACACAGATAGATCAAATTCAATCCCAACTCGCTGGTTTAGATCCAGTAACAGATGATATTAAAGCGGCCATATCAAATATTCAAGGCGCAATAAATAAATCAAATCAATTAAAAAATCAATTAGATTCTGCTATTGAGACTGATAAGAAAAACAAAGAACTTTTAGCAAAGTCAGAAGAAGAGCTTGAACAATCAAAAGAAGAGTTAGATCTATCTACATCAGAACTTGAAGAGGCTAAATCAACTCTTGAAGAAGCCCTAGCAAAATACAATGAAAAAGAAGCGGAATTAAAAGAAAAGCTTGATTTAATAGAGTCAATAAAGTCTACTCTAGTATCTGAAAAGGAAAAGTTAGATGCTAAAAAGGCTGAAATAGTAGTGGTTATAGAACAGATCAAAAATAAGCAAGATCTTGTATCTGGAACAAAATCTGCTATAGCAAGTCTTGAGTCCTCTATATCTGCTTTAAATGGTTCAATCAATAGCCAGTCTACAGTGGTAAATAATATTAAGTCAGAAGTTGATTCTTTAAATACAACTATATCATCTTTGACTACCGCAATAACAAACCAACAGTCTGTTGTTTCTACCGCACAATCAGAATATAATGTTACACAGTCAGCATTAACTTCTGCAACAAACGCAGTTAGCAGTCAGGAAACTGTTGTTGCTACCGCTCTTACAAATAAAACTAATGCAGAAAATGCAGTTAATAATGCTGGATCAACAGGACTTCAATATACTGTATATGATCTATTGAGGGATGGCTATGTTAATGGACAGCATATAGCAGTGCCTGGTTCTGTAATATGTACTGGCGTTTTGAATTCGGGCTCTATGAATCTTCCAGTATGTGGTAATAGATACTATGATGTTATTGTTAAATTTACTGGAAAAATTACTGTACCATCACACTGGACTTCTACTAAGTTTGCAGGATATACAGATGACGGGTTTAGAATGTATGTGAACGGAAACCTTGCAGTAAATAATTGGGTAGAGCAAGGAACAACATGGAGCGCTTATTCTCCTATATATGATGTAAGTGTAAATAAAACTTTAAATGTAGAAATTTGGTGGTACAACGGAGGTGGGCCAGGAAGTTATTTGCTGGGATGGGCAATTCCTGGAGGATTTACTACGGCAGGATGTGACTATACTGGAGGCTGGGGTGTAGCATTTAGCTGTAATTTAAATACATTCTCACACGGAGCAGCACCAACACAAGAACAATTAGATGCTAGGGATACAGCAACCGCATTATATAATGTTGAAAATGCTACATTGCAATCATATATTCAGGCAAAATCGGTAGCACAATCAAATCATGACACCAAGACTGCCACTCTAAGTTCTGCTAATTCAACGTTAGCTTCTTTGATATCTCAAAAAAATAGTGCACAGTCTAGCCTATCTACAGCCTCATCTAATCTTGAAAAAGAACAGGTAACGTTAGATAAATTATTAGCTGATAGCAATGCTTTAAAAAATAATCTGACGGAAAAACAAAATGAATTAGCCAAACAAGAGGCAGAGCTTGCAGAATTAGAATCCAATAAAACTACTTTAGAATCAGAACAATCTAGCATAGAATCAGAAATATCTAATAAAGAAACAGAGTTGTCTGCCGAAGAATCAAATTCACAAAACTTGACGGAAGAAAAATCTTCCTTATATTTAGAATATCAAACAAAAGAAACTGAAAAAACAACGGCAGAATCTAAATTAGAATCATCTAAATCTAGAGTAGAAAAAGCAGAAACAGATTTTGCAAATAAGACAACTGAATCTGAAAATTCAGAGAAAAAAATAGAAGACACAGAGGCAGAAAAAGAATCGGTAGAAGATGAAATATCAGACTTATCTTCATCAACACAAGATCTTATTGCTAAAACTAAAGAAGAGCAGAGGCTTGCAAAAATAGAAGAGGCTAAAGAAGAAGCTAGAGAAGCTGCAGAATCTGGCGGGGTAATTACGGAAGAACAAAAAGAACTTATAGTAAATGCATTATTTGAAAATGCTGGCGGGAATCCGATAACAGCAGAAGCAATAGCAGAATCTGGTATAGATTATGAAGATCTACCACCAGATACTCCAGTTGAATTAGAAAATGGTGTAGTGCTAACTGCTGAAGTTGCAGATGCCCTTGAAGTATTTGAAGATGTAGGAGAGTTATTCTCTGAGGTATTTTCTGATCCAGGCAAAGTCTTGATGGCTTTTGCTAATGTGGGTGCGGATATGTCTCCAGAGGTTAGAGAGAAGGCTGAGGATATAGTAGTTGTCACAGTCATAGTGGGGCAAATTGTAGTAGCAGGATCAATACTTAGGAGGTAAGAAATGAAATGGATTAAAGACAGGGTGCTGGCTATCCTTAATGAAAACTTCACCTTCCTAGGCTTTTTTGTTGCGTGGGTAGTATTAGAGGGCAGTGCAAAGACAGTCGTAGGATATGTGACATTATTATCAATAGCCCTCTGGTTCCTTACCATTGGTGTCCGAGCAAGGGCAGAAGAAGAATAGTGTTATAATGGAGGCTATGAAGATCTCAAAAATATTAGCCTCCATATTTTTGGTAGTAGCATTATCAAGCTGCGGGTACGATGGGCACTATAGATATCCATGCCAGGATCCTGCTAATTGGAATACAGAAGATTGCAAGCCCCCAATATGTACTGCTAATGGGGCATGTCCAGAAGATTTAGTGGGTACCGATGTAGTTGATGGTACAATAGATGAGACGGTAGTAGAGGAAGAAACAACAAATGAGTAAATCAAGATATACATCAGCTGAATTAGATGCACGGCTAAAGTTTGCTCTGGGCATAATGCTTGGGGTTATTTTATTATCAACAACACTTGGCATTCTTTATGCCCTTATATTTGTAACTCAGCCAGTAAATGCACAGTCTGAAAATGACAAGATGTTCTTTAATGTTCTTGGTAGTGTTGCTACATTTATTACTGGTACCCTCGCAGGTTTGCTCATTGGTAAAAGCGGTGCACAAGAAATGAAAGACGCAATGGCAGATCAAGCAAATATTTCTGCTTCAACTGAAGAAGAGGCACCAGCTATTCAGGAAATAACGGAAGAGATCCCCACTGGAAAACCAGAAGGCGAAATGCCAGAAGAAACAGAAGTTGATGAAGACTGGGACAAAGACTAATGAAAATTAAAGATAAATTAATGGTTTACATTACTCTAGGAATCTTAGGCTTTATAGGGCTTGTTGTTATAGGTGAATATGCTTCAATGCTTGCACAACAATTTACTTCAGGTGAAAAATATAGTACCAATGAAGACGCAATCGCTTTAGTACAAAATGCTTTAGTGGGTCTTATTGGAATTATCGGCGGATATTTTGCTGGTAAAGTGAAAGAGGATTAATCATGGCAGAAATGGGAACAGCAGCCAAACTTATTGAAATTGCAAAGGGTGAGCTTGGAGTTATTGAAGGCCCTCGTGATAATGAGACTAAGTATGGCAAATTTACTAAGGCAAACTTTCAACCATGGTGTGGATCATTTGTTATGTGGTGCGCTGATCAAGCTGGCGTAAAGGTTCCTAATACTGTATACACACCATCAGGAGCAGCAGCATTTAAGAAAGCTGGCAAATGGATTGACGGAGATATTGCAGATCCAGAGGCAGGCGATATAGCCTATTTTGATTTCCCTGCTGATGGCGTAGATCGTATCTCACATGTTGGGATTGTTATCAAAGACAACGAAGATGGAACTGTTTGGTGCATTGAAGGAAACACCACTAATCGTAAAGGCGGAAGCCAGCGAAATGGTGGAGAAGTTTGTAAGCAGCTTCGTGCATATAAGAAAAATAAAAAAGGTGTTCAGATTTCTATAGTTGGATTTGGTCGCCCTAAGTTTAAGGGTGGGGCAGCCAAGCAAGACGCATCATTGACAGCTACAGAAGAAAAAACATTTGGTATAAAAGATGAAGATCTTAAGCAGTCAGATACTAAAAAGTGTCCAACATGTGGACAAGCAGTAAAATAGCATACTTGACGATATAAAAATCTTTTGATATACTAGTTAAGAAGCTAGGGGTAAGCATGACTTGTATCGCTGCAATAATCAAAGACGGCAAAGCATATATGGCTGGTGAAAGAGCCGTTACTGATGATTCGCATATATCTAAGATAGATACACCAAAAATATGGAAGACTGGTGATTATCTTATGGGATATTGCGGTGGTCTTGAAGCACAAATAATACAAAATAACTTTAAACCTCCTGCCGTTGAGGGCAATGTGGACAAGTTTATGCGTACAAAATTTCTTGAATCTATTAAGGCATTTTATGATAAGTGGGGAATGAGAGTTGAAAAAGAATCAGAATTATCTTTACTTATATGTGTAAAAGGCAGAATGTTTGAACATGAAACGGCAACACTTGCAATGATTTCCTATGATTCGCATTTTCATGCCATAGGATCAGGTTCGGCTTATGCTTTGGGCTCTCTTCATGCTACCCAAAACTATAAAGACCCAAAGCGTAGGCTGACTCAAGCTCTTGATGCTGCAATAATGTATAGCCCACAATGCCTTTACCCAGTTGACTTTCTTAGCAAGTAGTTGTAGAATATATATATGGATATCAACTTTGAAGAAGAATTTAGTAAAGACATTGATGATAAAGAGTTTGGAATATGGTTGCAAAACGGCATAGACCGTGGGTGGGTATCAAAGCCATTTTGTTATACTCATGAGGGTGACCCCTATATGACTGATGAAGAAATGCAAGAGTGGGAAGATGGTGGAGATCCATGCTTTTTTACTGTTAAAGTATTGGATATTTGATTATGAAAAAAATTATTACGTCAACAATGCTTGGCGTTATATCTGTTATTTTTTCTTCAATGTTTATTCATCCAGGACAAGCAGCAATCAAACAAAATTCCCCGTGTTCTGTTATTAATTCTAAATATACATCTAAGCAACAGTTATATGTATGCACAAAAAATAAAAATAAGTTAGTATGGAAAAAATCTAAACTAATTTTTGACAACGTTGTGATACCAACTATTGTTGAAACTACTACGGTATCAATTAAAACAGAAACATATTCTGCAGGGATAAAGGTAAAAAGTTTTTCACAACAAGCATCAGAAAATTTTTTGCTTTGGGCTGGAAAAAATAGGTCTGTAAAATCTAATCATTTTGTTTATAAAAATTATGACATTCCAGAAGATATTTTTTTATCTATTAATAAAACAGAGATGGAAGCAAAAGATATTTTTGCAGGGTTTGTAAAACAAGATACCTATAGTTTTTATGGTGGAGAAGATAAGGATTGGTTTTATACCCACAAAAAATTTATACCACCAGGTAACACATCTAATATTTGTGGAATCCATCCAGATAGCTTGGCAGCATGTGTAAATTTAATTGATTCAACATTTTTTAGATTACCTCATGACAATTTTAAACCAAGCAATGCTGCATCAGTTTTAGGCGCTCATGAATATTTTCATTTTGCTCAAATGTCGCTTGCAGATCTAACGCCATTTATTAAAAGATCAATTCCTAGATGGTTAGAAGAAGGATCAGCTGAGTTTGTTGGTTATTCAATATTATCAAACATTGAATCAAAACCATACGATAGTCTCTTTGCACAAGATAGAAAAATATTTATTGATATAGATTCTGATCCGTACATTAGTGGAAGAATATTTGTTGAATTTATTGTATCAGAATATGGGTTTGAATCTATATTAAAGATGTTTTATGAATATAGAAACAATAAAAACTTTGATGAAATTTTTTATTCTGTAACAAATAATACGGTACAAGATACTTTAAATAATTTTAAAAAGGTTAAAAATGGATGAAATCTTTGGTATTTCTTTTAATCATGACTCGTCGTTCTGTGCTTTAAAAGATAACGAAATTAAATATTTTTGCAAAGAAGAAAGGGTAACTGGTTTAAAAAGAGATACCCATCCAGCGTTGTCAATGTTTTTGTATAATACTGATTCTCAAAACATAAGCGTAGCTTTTTCTTCCCCAACTTTTAGACCAACGGTTGCCGATTCATATTTAAATCTTGTAAAAAAGAAACATAAAGCAATAGATATTATAGAGTATTCTGATCAACATCACTTAGTACATGCAAATTTAGCATTTTACGATAGTGGCTTTAAAGAAGCTTTAGTTTTTGTAATTGACAGAAATGGATCTGTATATTTTGATTCTTGCAGAGAGTCAGAAACAGTATTTATAGCGTCATATCCAAATAATTTTATACCAATATACAAAAACTTTTGGATAGAAAAAAATGATGCACATCAGCATATTGCAAATTTTAAAAAAGAAAATCCAGATTGCGATATAAATGGAAGATCAATGTTTAGCATTATTAAGGTTTATGAATCTGCTACATCATTAATAAAGCAGCATCCTCTTGAAAATGGAAAAGTAATGGGGTTATCAGCATATGGAAATAAAAATATTAATTATCCAAGTTTATTTATAGATAAAATAACACCCAATGATTATTATTTTGGGCATGATCAAATTAAAGATATGAAAGCATCTACCAATAGAGATCTTCATCATTTAGCAGTTAATGAGGTACCAAAAGAAGGATACCAGGTGTATGCAGACTATGCTTGGCAAGTTCAAAAACAAACTCAAGAAGCAGTTGCTGAACTTATTGATAAGTATGTTAGACAGACTGGAATAAAAAATGTTTGCATAACTGGAGGATATGGTCTAAATGTTGTGGCAAATCACTATTATATAACTCAATTTCCAGACATTAATTTTTTCTTTGAGCCGCTTGCTGACGATTCTGGTAATAGTATAGGTGCTGCAATGAAGCTATACAGAGATACAACTCTTGATACAACAATAAAAAAACTAGAGCATACATTTTTTAATGGATTTAATTATGACTTGAATAATATAAAAGGAATTGATGCATCTATTACAGATGTTGCAAGTCTTATAGCGTCTGGAAAGAGCGTTGCTGTATATAATGGATTAGCAGAGGCTGGCCCAAGGGCTCTTGGCAATAGGTCAATTCTTTTTGATCCTAGAGATCCAAATGCCAGGGATAAGGTTAATCAGATTAAAAAAAGAGAATGGTATAGACCTTTTGCGGCAATGGTTCTTGAAGAAGACGCTAGTACATTTTTTGAAACTGGCAGGGTAGGCAAAAGCGAATTTATGACAATATCTTTCCCTGTAGTTAAAGAATTTAAACATCTTATTCCTGGTGTTGTTCATGTTGATGATACCTGTAGAATACAAACTATTAGTGATAACAACCCCATAATGCAACAATTAATTAGAGAGTTTAAAGATATAGCTGGTATTGGCATTTTATTAAATACAAGTTTTAATTTAGCTGGAAAACCTCTTGTAGAAACACCACAAGATGCAATTGATACATTAAATAATAGTACATTAGACTATATCTGGTTTCCAGAAGTTGCAAAACTTGTCAGCTCTGGTATAATATAATATGGAGGCAATATGTTAAAAAGATTTTGGAATTGGTTCAGAGACAACTCTGGCTATAACTATACCCAATCATCAATGAATGGTGGCACTCATAAGAGATGTCAATGTAAAGAAAAGAGTAATTAAATGGAATCAACTAAAAGAAGTTTATTGAAAACCCTTAGCTGGGAGACTTTTCATCTTGTTGGAGTTGCAGGTGTATTAACAATTGGAGTATATCTTGCTACTGGAGAATGGGAATATGAATATGCTGCACTAGGAGCATTAGTCTATATCGGGTGGGAAGCCTTAGGATATTTTCTTCATGAAAGAGTATGGGCTAAGTTTGGAAAGAAAATATCTTAATGCCTCAGTATGAATATGATTGCATGGCTTGCGCTATGAGATACATAAAAACTAGATCTATGTCAGAAAATGATCCAGGGTATGTGTGTGAGTCTTGTAGCAAGCCTTTAGTTAGAGTATATTCTAATTTTGGTGTACAATTCAAGGGTAATGGGTTTTACTCAACAGACAACAAAGGAAAGTAGCATCATGGAAACCTATCGCATAGAGTTTACTAGTATAGAGGATATAGAGTATAATTTTGATTTTTATAAAAATCTTTTTTTGCAGCATAAGGTTATAGCATTTAACGGTGCAAACTTATCAAAAAACAACCATGACAAATTGCATACGATGCTAAAAGAAAAATTTGGTTGTATGGATATTAATACAGAATATGTAGAAAATCATGCTGCTAGTACTAGGAGAGAAACTTGCGGCCCAGACGATGTAATGCTTGACTGGCATGTAGAACACCCATATTATAAAGTTCCAATAGTATTCTCAACGTGGAATATGCATAAGTTTACAACTGATTCAGAAAATGGAAAAACATATTTTGTTGATATGGAGCTTTTATTTAATAGCCTGTCTGAAGAAGATCAAGACTTTTTAAAAAAATGTATAGAAGAAAATAAATTAGATGCATCTGATAATGTTAAAAATATTCATGGGGTAATAGGATATCACTGGCTTAATCATAATCCAGTAATTAGAACAGCATGGCTAATGGATGCTAAAGCTAATACAGAATTAAAAACTTTTGATGGAAATGAACCAACCTTAGATCAAATAAATAAATATAAAAATCTTATAAAATTAATTAGAGATAAAGTTTTAAATGATTTAGATATAAGGATTGTACATAAATGGAAACAAGGAGACCTCCTTATGGTTGATATTTATAAAATGTGTCATGCTGTAACTGGAGGATTTGATCCAAAAGATAGAGAGTTCACTGGCATGTGGGGATACTTAGATTTTCCAGGAAATAACTAACAGAAAGGTCAAATATGGAAAACATAAAAGAGGAAAAGCGGGATTGGGTTCTTGGTGTAAATGATAGATGCGACAAGTGTAATGCTCAGGCTTTTGTCAAAGTTGTAGGGGTTACAGGAGAACTTCTTTTTTGTTCTCATGACTATAATGCAATTATGGATAATGCTGTTGGCTATGATGCAATGACAAAATTTGCCTATGAAATTATTGATGAAAGAGAAAAGTTAAATGAAAATAGACTCATTGGGAGTGCAAATTGATTAGGCATGCATTTTATTTTACTGCAGATTGGTGTGGCCCTTGTAAAAAAATACGACCTATTGTTGAAGAAATAAATAGGGATAGTGCCACCAAGTTTACAATTATAGATGTAGATGAAAATATGAGTTTATGTCAAGTATATTCTGTTACATCTGTACCAACTTTTATATTTATTGAAGATGCAAAAGAAATTAAAAGAATGTCTGGTGCAAAAACAAAACAAGAACTTGAGGACTTTTTAAATGGATGAGGCAGAAGAAAAATTAATGCAAGATCTAATTTTAAAGGGTGCAATTGAGTTTGCAGGCATTGATTCTGAAACTGGAGAAATGTTATATACTTTTTCTAATAAGATTAAAGATGTAATGCCAGAGCTTTATGAAATACATTTGTCAACTATCAATAAAGATATTATGTATTTTTGGGAAAAGGGCTTTGTAAATATGGATCTTTTTTCAGATAACCCAGTTATTGCATTAACAGACAAGGCTTTTAATGATACAGAAATTGAAAAACTTGATGTTGATAAAAAAAGATCTTTAAAAGAAATAAAAAGAATTGTTATTGCTTAGTCTGGTATAATCACATTATGCTTGATCCATATTTATTAAGCTTGACATTGATAGCAGTTTGCTATATAATTTATAAACAATCAAGAACAAAAAAAAGTAAATACAGACAAAGCGATATACATCAAGTAGTAAAAAACATATTGCAGCCAAGAAATGATGATCATCCATCTAGACCTTCTCAATCAGAAAAACATGCTGAAAAGCATAGTTTAAAGGTTATATTTGTAGATGGCAAAGCATATTGGGTAAACAATAATACTTTTTATTGTGCAGATGTTAATAACGGTAATGTTGATACAGAATCAGCGGTACCAGTAGATGTGTATAGTCTTGACAAAGTGGGTATAAATAGGCTATTATTTATACTAGACAAATTGGGTGATGGGAGCAACAATGATAGTGGCGGTTCAGGGGACCAGAGACTTTGACGACTACAAAATCTTTCTTCGTGCTATGGCTGTTGCCTTATCTACAATGCCGAAAGAAGATAATGAGTTCTTAATTTATTCAGCTGGTCCAGCAAAAGTTAACTCCATGGTCTCTGAGTTTACAAATGTATCTGAAAGAGGCATGAAGTCTAGAGGTAAAAAAATTAAATTCTTCAAGGTGCCTTCTTCGTTTTTAGAAGAAAACATAGATAGTATTAACTATCTTGCATTCTTAAGTAAACCTAAAGAACCCGTCTCAAAGTTAGTAGCGGAAGCCGAACTCAAAAATATTGAAGTCGGAATATATAGATACTGAGGATAATATGTTAATAAATAAATTAGAAACAATGGAATCTATTGTAAAGAAGAATAAAAATTTGCGATGGGATGGCTGGGATATTCTTGATTTAAAAAGATCTGAGGCAGCCAGAACTTCTCCTAATGGTATACGAATCAATAATGAATGGTATTTGCATAGAAGGTATTTGCTTGGTCATAAAGGCTGGGATATTCCAAATAAATATAGGTCGTAATCATGAAACAACACTTATGGAAAGATAAAGGTCTTTGCGTTAACTTAGATACAAATCTTTATTTTGATTTGTATGAAGATGATGAATCAGTAAGGCCAATGGTTGATAGTCTTTGTGGCAAGTGTCCAGTTGCAAAGACATGTTTTGCAAACGGTATATCTGGTAAAGAATGGGGTGTATGGGGCGGAGTTTATTTAGAAAATGGAGAAATATCAAGAGAGTTTTCTAAACATAGATCTAAGCTTCAATGGGGAGACCTTTGGAAAAATTTGACAACAGAAAGTCAATAGTTATATGTATACAGATACTATGCGTAGGGCATTTCATTCTATAGAGGCCCCGTCATATTTTTCTATATCTTTAGTTGACAATGATCACTTCCTTACGATAAAATTGGATGAAAGGTCATTCATTCCGTTAAACCATGATCAGAAAGTAGAAGCAGTGAAGTACGTATCTATGGTAAAAAAAGCATTAGAGATGGAAGGCGCAATAGTTTTAGTTACAAGGGAGCCACTTCAATAATGCAAACATTTTTACCATATACAAATACTTTAGATGCTGCTCATGCATTAGATAATAAAAGACTTAATAAGCAAATTCTTGAATGCTATCAAATATTAAATGTCCTGTCTGGCAGATCCAAGGGTAATGGGTGGAAGAATCATCCAGCAGTATTAATGTGGAAAGGTTATGAGATGGGGCTATGGAACTATGTTATGTCTATGGTGAATGTAGCATCACTTCGGGGCATCAAAACAGAGAATAACGTTAAGAATCTTAATGCTTTATATGAAGAATGCCACGAAGATTGGGGCAACGAGCATCCTGCATTTTGGCGGGATGAAAATAAAGTAATGCGTATTATTACTACTCATCGTGCCAATCTTTTTAGAAAAGATCCTATATATTATGTGAAGTATCAATATGCGGTAGATAGTCCATACAATGCCCCATGCTGTCCAGATCGTAAACAGCCATGCCAGTATTACTGGCCCACACATCAGAGCGAGTTGGTATAATAGATGAACATGCTATCTATATCTCTTGCAACAATTGCTCTTGTGTCTACTACAGCATATATTTTTTCTGCTATTAAGATTATGAAAATGTCAAAAGATTTATTAGAAGTAACAGAGCTATATAATAATTTAGAACAAGTTGTTATGACTGAATCAAATACAGATGGTATTGATTTACACACACAAAACTTTATTAAATTTTTATCTGATTCTCGTGAGATGGCCTTTGAATATATTGATCAGGCACAAGAAGAAATTAAAAGATTCATAGATATAGCTGATAAAGAATTAGCCTTTTTTGATAGCTATGGAGCGTTAACAGAAGGTCATCTATATTATGAAAATCTAAAAGTTATTTCTGAAGAATACAAAAAGCTTAAGACTTTATTACCAGAGGAATCAAAGTAGTGAACTTCTATTTTTTTAATTCACACATAGAAGATATTGAAGAGTTAAAGGCTCATAAATTTTATGGCGGTTTATTTATATATGATGTGCCACTTGGTGATAGATTTACTAAGATAGCCAGAATTATTGATTCAGATATTGAAATGAGATATCTTGTTGCAATCAGGCCTTATGTTGTTTCTCCACAATATCTTTGCATGCTTTACAATTCAGTTAATGGTATGCATCCTGGAAGACTTCAAATCAACATTGTTACTGGTAGTGGGGATATACAAAGAGAAGTAAAAAGAGCTAGCACAGAATACTTAATGAATGAAAATAAAGATTTTGGTGGCATACTTGGGCCAGTAACAGATCTTTCATCAAACATTGATAGGTCAAACTATCTTATAGAATATGTTGATATGTTAAATACTCTTAACACAAATTTGCCAGATTTTTATGTATCTGTTACAAATGAATATGTTTTTAATGTTGCTAAAAGAAATCAAAATAAAATAATTATTCCCTACGCTATGTATAAATATAACAAGTTTGATATATCAGATATGAATACAATGGTAGCCATAAAGCCTATTTTAAGAGAAACAGAAGAAGAACTTGATCAACTACCAAAGCCTACGGGGATCTGGAATAAATATCATGGTCAATATGATAGAAAAGATTATGATTATTTTACCTATTCTGAATTTTCCGACTTGATGGACACCTTTAAGGCAAATGGCATAAACGAAGTTCTTATATCAAGCTGTAAAATTGAAGATATTTATAATCCCCCCACCATAGAAAGGTTTCATGTAATGAATTTTGTAAAACAATATAACAGCAAAGGTGGTTTATAATAATGGACTTTTATTATTTTGGCGGTCATATCGGAAGCAGTTTAATGAAAGATCTTGATGATGCAAATTTTACTGGGGTATTGTTTACTTATGATGCAATGCAAGGAGATTTTTTTACGAGGTTAGCTAGAGATATTAAGCATGATCAAAAAATTAAATATATGATTGCTATTAGACCCTATGCCATATCACCTCAATATTTGTGTATGGTCAATCAATCAATCAATGAAATTATGCCAGACAGACTACAGATTAATTTAATCTCTGGTCATGTCAAGCCTCATGAGCAATCAGTCGGAGGAATACTTGGCGATATAAATGACTCATCTTCTAATATTGATAGATCTAATTATTTAATTAAATATGTTGAAATGCTAGAAGAGTTAAGAAAAAATCCCAGGAATCAAATACCAGATTATTATGTATCTACAACAAACAGATTTGTATTTGATGCGTCTAGTGCCCTAAATAGCAAAATGATTATTGCCTATAGAAATTATAGACACGGATGCTGGGTCATAAGAAGCGAGTTTGACCAAATTTTAGAAAAGGGAGATCCATTTTCATTAGATGGAACAAGATCAATGATATCGCTTAGTCCAATTATTAGAAAAACTCAAGAAGAGATTGACGTTCTTGATAAACCATATTTAACATATGATACTGATTATTTTACATATGAGCAGTTTGATGCTTTTGTTAAAAAACTTGAATCAGATGGTGTAAAAGAATTAATGCTTGGCGGATGGCCTGAATCAGAAAGAAACATTATTATTAAATTTGTAAAAGAGTATACAGAAAATAATAGGGGCTAAATATAAAAATGAAAAAGAATTCAGAATCTTTATGTTTTGATGATATTCTTCTACTTCCTGGTTATTCAAATGTAGAAAGTAGAAAAAATGTAGACCTTACAATGTATGGATATTCTTTTCCAATAGTTGCATCTCCTATGGATACCGTTTGTGAATGGCAGATGGCTATTGAGATTGTAAATGAAGGCGGTATTGGAATTATTCATCGCTATATGGATACTGCTGAAAGACTATATCAGATTGAAAATGTATCTATTTCGGCACACAATAAAGATGGCATTGGTGTTGCGTTATCCTCATTAGAATGTTTTGATACTCAGTTTATTGATGATGCTGTTGATCTTGGATGTAATTGGTTTTGTATTGATACCGCTAATGGTCATGGTGAAGCTGCCATTCGTGCTACCCAGCATTTAAGAGCTTACTATCCTGGAATCAACATCATGGTTGGAAATGTTGCAACAGCAGAAGGTTATGCAAGATTAGCAGATGTTGGTGCTGATGCAGTAAGAGTTGGCATTGGTGGTGGTGCGACCTGCATAACTAGGATTGTTTCTGGTCACGGCATGCCAACTTTGCAGTCCGTTATGGATGCCTACGAGTATAAGATTAATAATAATATTAAAACATTAATTGTTGCTGATGGTGGACTACGAACTTCTGGAGACATCGTAAAAGCCTTTGCAGCAGGCGCAGATTTGGTGATGCTTGGATCTATGCTAGCGGGCACAGAAGAGGCTCCAGGAAAGCTTATAGATGGCTTTAAAGAGCTTCGTGGCATGGCTAGTGGAGAGGCACAGATGAGCTGGAAAGGTGAGATCTCGGTTGTTGAGGGAGTCTCTGCAAAAATAAAATATAAAGGTTTTGTTCAAGATATATTTAATCAAATTAAAGGTGGTATTGGTAGTGGATGTTCCTATTCTGGGGTATCTAAACTATCAGAGTTGGCAGAAAATTCTGAATATACTTTGGTGTCTCAGGCATCATTATCAGAATCAAAGCCACATGCTATAATGTAAATGGTTTCTATCCTAGGAGGAAATAATGAAACTTAACAAGAAGCATAAGGCAATGCTTGCATCGTATGGACGATCAGTTCTTGGTGCAGTGGCTGCTCTTTATATTGCTGGAGTTACAGATCCAAAGGAGTTGTGGGCTGCATTAGTTGCTGCCCTAGCGCCTGTGGCCCTTCGTGCAATCAATCCAAACGACGCAGCATTTGGTCGTCTTCCAAAGGCAAGCGTTATAGAAGATGCTCTGAAGAAGGTAAAGGCACCAGCTAAGAAGCAGGATACTTCTTTAACTAAAACAGAAGAAAAGTTGTTCGGAATTACAAATGAACAACTTGATAAAAGTAAGAAGAAGACTGCAGCCAAGAAGGTTGCTAAAAAGGCAGTAAAGAAAAAGAAGTAAAAGGATTAGGGGGGTAACAAATTGCCCCCCTTTTCATGATTATGAATATATTATATGAAAAACAAATAAAACCAAAATCTAAAACAGCACTGATAATGTGCACCTATAAAAGATTTAGGAATTTGCCACAAACCTATAAAGATTTATCAAACCAAACAAATAAAGATTTTGATTTTTATATATGTGATAATTCAGGAGCAAATCCTAAACTTTTAAAAATAATAAATAGATACCAGTCACACATAACCTATAATTTATTTGTTAAAGAGTATTGGAATCAATACAGTATATTTGGTAGGTTTTATTTAGCAAGAGATTTGGCAAATGAGGGATATGAAAAAATTATATTCATAGATGATGATCAAAATATACCGCCAGATTTTATTCAAGACTGTTATAATCAATATGATGAAAATATAGTAAAATCATTTTATGCTCATATGATAATAGGAGATTATTGGAAAAAAGAAATGCTTGATCCATATGAGGAAGGCAACTACGTTGGTGGAGGAGGGCTACTATGTAATGCATCCATATTCTTAGATGATAATTTGTTTAGTTGCCCAGAAGAGTACTGGGTATTGGATGATTTGTGGTTCTCATATTATATAGCTAACTTTACAAATTATAAAATGAAAAAACTCAATACTCACATAACTTTTATAAAAGATAGTTTAGCAACAGCAAAAAATTTAAAAAAAGAAAAGGTAGATTTTACAAATAAATATATTATAAATAAAAAGTTGGTTAAAAATGATAATTGATCTAAGAGATATAGATACTTATTACATCAACATAGCCAAGCATAAAGAAAAAAATAACTCAATGATTGATCTTGGCAATAATTTTGGTTTTAAAAATTATAATAGAATTAATGCTGTTTATAATCCTGAAAATCCTATAACAGGATGTGCTTCTTCTCATTACAACATACTAAAAGATTTAAAAAAAGAAACAATAATTTTAGAAGATGATTGTATTATAAAAAATAATCAACCAATAATTAAAGTGCCAAACGATGCCGATGCAGTCTATCTTGGGCTATCCCAATGGGGGTATAGAGATGATATATCAAAACCAAAAAATTTTGATTTTAAAAAACATGAAAATGTAAGAAGCGTATATAAAATTAGCTCAATGTTGTCAACTCATGCTATTCTTTATATAAATAAAGAATATATGGATGCTTGTGCAAGAGTTGCTAAATATTCTATGGACAATGGCATACATATTGATCAAGGATTTGCTAGAATACAAAGATATTATAATGTGTACGCAGTGTCAGATCCAATATTTTATCAAAACAGCAATAGGGCAGCAACTAATTTTAAATTCTCAAATAATAAGATTGTGATTTGATTATGGCAAACTTTGGATCTTTATGGGTTGGCAATAGTATGACAAAGATACAGGAGATATCCTTGTCATCTTTTGTATACCATAAGCATAATTTAACTCTATATGTTTATGACTTGAACATGGAAGTTCCGAATGGAATAAAAAAAGAAGACGCTAGATCAATAATGGATGAGTCAGAATTATTTCTTGTACAAAATACTTATGCAGCTTTTTCTGATCTTTTTAGATATAGGATGATTAAAAAAACGGGATTAGCCTGGGTTGATGCAGATACCATATGTTTATCCTACGACTGGGATAACCTAGGTGATACATATGCATGTCTTGAAAATGAAACAGTAGTGGGTGGTGTTTTATCATTACCTCAAAATTCTCCAGCCCTTGAGTATTTAATTAAGAAATCAACAAAGTTTGATAAGACAAAAATTAAGTGGACTGATGTTGGTCCAGCACTTGTAGACAAAGCTTTTAGAAAATTTAATTTAATGGATAGTGTTTATCCGATGGAAATGTTTTGCGGGATACATTGGTCACAATGGGAAAAATTATGGAATCCTAACAATCTAAAAGAAATTAAGCTATTAGAAAAAACATCAAAAAGTATTTCTGTATATCATTCAATGACAACTCGTGGCGGAATAGATAAAAATTATATTCCACCAAAATCTGCAATGGAATATTTTTATGATAAGTTCGTAATGAGAAAATGGGGATAACATGAATAAAATAAGTATTGAGTATGATAAGGGTGCCAACTTTTTATCTCATTTAATGAAAAATTATGGAAGCGATAAAGGATCTCCACACGAAGTAGATATTACTCCTTCAGGATGGATAGCTAATAGATATACCGATATTTATCATATCTTATTTGGAACAATTCGTGATAGCGCTCAGAAGATTTTTGAGTGCGGTATCGGAACAAATAATGAAGATGTTAAGTCTAACATGACATCTAATGGTAAGCCAGGGGCATCTTTGAGGGGATGGAGAGACTACTTTTGGAATGCTCAGATATATGGAGCAGACATAGACTCTAGAATATTGTTTGAAGAAGATAGAATTAAAACATACTATGTTGATCAAACTGATCCAGAATCAATTAAGACTATGTGGGAACAAATAGGCGAATCTGACTTTGATGTTATTTTAGACGATGGCTTACATGAGGCTCATGCCAACATAACCTTTCTTGAAAACTCCTGGGATAAGCTAAAACACAACGGTATTTATGTAATTGAAGATACCTACTATACCCATGAACCTATAAAGAAATATCTTAAAGATAATAAATATAACTTTATCTTAGTTACTTTTGATAATACCGCCAGCTATTGTTTTATTATATTTAAAACCACAGTTTAAAATAATAAATAGGGTATAATGTATATATGCCATATCGTGTAGGTGCTAAAGGATCTTATGGGTGTTCTGGATACCCAGCCCTTAAAGAAGGCACAAATGAGGTTATGGGGTGCCATAAGACCCGTTCTGCTGCTGCAGGTCAAATCTATGCAATAAACCGCTCTGAAGGCAAAATAGGCAAGGCTATGGTCAAAGAAGGCGATATGGTCATGGCACCCAATGACGACGAGGTTTATGTTGGTCGTGTTGTTCATGTCATGACTGATGGAATGCTTGGTATGCCAGGATCTGAATATGCCCTTGCCGCCTCTAAAGAAGAGCCAGCAATATTAATTCAGCTCTTTGAAATGGAAGAGGGCGGATTAGAAGAAACAGAATATTTTATTGGTGCAAAAGCATCAGATGTTATGGCAATGCCATCTCTTGAATCAAACGAGGGTATGGATAAGTCAATTGACAGCATGGATGAAGAAGACGACAAAGAAGATGATGTTAAAAAAGAATATCAAGGTTGTGGGTGTCCTACCTGTAAGGCAATGAATGTAAGCTGTGAAGATTGTCCAGTTTGTAGTGATGAAATGAATAAAAAATCTCCATGCTGGGAAGGATATGTTCAGCGTGGTATGAAAGAAAAAAATGGAAAGATGGTTCCAAACTGTGTTCCTGTAGAAAAATTATTTTGGGAAAATTCTGCTTTTTACTGGAAGAAACTTTAGTGTCATCTGGACAAAGAAAGAAAAAACATAGATTTAATCCAATACAGATTAAAGATGGATATGTTGTTAGATTAAATAAAAATGGTACAATAAGAGAAGTTCTTGGAAAATACGGGGAGTATAAGCCAAATGGGAAGTAAAATAGTTCAACCATCAGATATTCATAAGGCAGAAACATATACGCCGACATCTGGCATGAAGGCTGCTGCACGTCGTGCACTTAAATGGAAAGAGCAAGGGAAGGCAAGGGGAGCTGGAACACCTGTTGGTTGGGGTCGTGCAAGCGATATAGTTGCTGGTCGTGGTTTGTCTCTTGATACAGTTAAGCGCATGTATTCGTTTTTCTCACGGCATGAAGTAGATAAAAAGGGTAAAGATTTTAATAATACATCCAATCCATCAAATGGTCGCATCATGTGGGACGCATGGGGTGGGGATGCAGGATTCTCTTGGTCTCGTGCAATTGTAGAACGTGAAAAGAAAAAGGCTGAAAAGGCCTGGAGCGGTACTGGGTTTAGTACTAAATAATTTAATTTACAAGGCTATACATAGTATCTGATAAGTGTATATGTTTATGAAAACCCCAATGTCCTTGTAATTTATTAAAATTATAATCAGCTGCATTTTTAAATAATGGATCTTTATTGTATTCTTTATGACAGGATAAATCTTTTATTGATAAAGATTTTTCTATAAAAAAATTATTAGAATTAATTTTATTTTGCATTGTTGTTTGAGATGGATCTGATAAAACTTGCTCCCATATAGTCCAAACAATTTTTATATTATTTGATAAACAATACTGCTCTAACATTTGTATAAACATTAAATTATAAAAAATTGCAAATTCAAATGGTAGTATTGTGTTTGGATTGTGTGGAGCTTTTGATATTTTTTCAAAATCATGTATATAAGAATTACATTTTTGAATAAATTTTAAATTTGATTTTTTAATATTAATATCTAAAGGGCCATCTACTTTACACATTTTATCTTTTACATATGGCATTTCAAATCTTGCTATTGGAAAAACTCCGAATATGTATTGAGGATGGCCAAACTCTTTAAAATATTGAAAAGCTTTTATTACTTGACCTTGCATAGAATCTCCAGGGTACGAAAGATTTGCATAGCTCATACTCATTTTATTTGATAGCATATACGGCCAAGTTTGTTCTATATTTAATCCTGTGCCAAATGTATACGAACATCCCAATGTCATAATATTATGACTACCAAATTCTTCTGATCTGTATCCAATAGAGTTATACTTATATTCAATAGCATGCTCATTATAAAATACTTTATTGATTAATTTATCATTATATAATTTATTGTTTTCTATCATTTCTGATAATTTTCTATTAAAAATATTATCAAAATCAAAATCTATTTTTTCAATCATACTATTATTTTTACTCCATAAATACTTTCCCATTCTAATATATCTTTTTTATCATTTAGCAATGGTTGAGATTTTACATTTAAGCTTGTATTTAATAGTATTGGTATTCCAGTTAAAGAATACCAGTTGGACAAGACTTCATGTAATCCAGGGTGCTGTTCTTTGTTTACTGTTTGTACTCTTGATGTGCCGTCTTTGTGAACCACAGACGGTATAAGCTCTGGCTTTAAACACTTAACAGCATATTGCATATATGGTGAAGTAAATTTCATATCAAACCATTTGCTAGCATATTCTTCTAAAACAACTGGAGCAAATGGTCTAAAAAGTTCTCTTTTTTTAATTTTATTAACTTCATCTTTAATATTTGGATCTCTTGGATCTGCTAATATACTTCTATTGCCCAAAGCTCTTGGACCATATTCTGCTCTACCGTTTGCTACTGCAACTATTTTATTTTTTATTAAAGACGTTATAATTTCATTTACAGGATATTGATTTGATATATCATGGCCAAGATATGGTCCCTTCCAATTTAAGTGTTCACCATACAGAGCTGCGGCAGCACCCAAAGAAGAGCCAGCATCGCCAGGATTTGGCATAATCCATATATCATCAAATATGCTCCAAAGCTTTGTATTAGCAGAACAGTTAAGGGCACAACCACCCATAAAAACTAAATTAGTTTTTCCAGTTAGTGATCTTGCCATTCTCATAAAATCTAATAAACGTAACTCATAAACTTTTTGTACTGCAGCAGCAATATCAAATTTATCTTGTTCTGTTATTAATCCCCAGTCAGATATGCCTTTATGAAAATTATATTTTTGTTTATTAATTGATGGAAAGTATGAATTTACCTTATTAAAATATTTATTTGGATCTCCATATGCTGCCATTCCCATCATAATATATTCTTCTTGGTTAGGCATAAGACCTACTAGTTGCGTAAATGCAGAATAAAATAAACCAAAGCTGAATGGGTAATTAAATTTTTTGACAGGTTTTATTATATTATTATTTCCAACCCATATTGTTGCGGTATTCCATTCTCCAATAGCGTCTAATACAACAATTACTGCATCATTAAATTTGCTTGTATAGTATCCTGCTGCTGCATGAGAGTAATGATGATTAAAATATTTAACTGGTAAATTAATTGGAATATTTGGTTTCCAGTCCGATGCTCCACCTTTTAAAAATATCCGTGATCTTTTTAGTTGAGGGTGTTCATAATACGCTATATGTGTTGGTGTACCATAATTGAGCATATCCAAATAGATATCTTTATTGTTATACCAATCATTTTTCTTTTTACTATATCTTTCAGCATGAGCAGCAAAAAGTATATCTCCATCTTTTACTAAAGATATAGATGCATCATGAGATGTTTCATTAATTCCTAATATAATCATTTAAATAATGTCCTTTATTTGTTCATAAAAAAAATCTGCTAGATGTATATTTGAATGACTTCCCCAGTGTATATTGTCATTGGCAATATGAAATGTTTCTTTGTCTAAATCTTTTAATTCTTTGTGGCATGTTTCATCATCTTTAAAATTTTGTATTAATTGTTCTCTATGTTTTATTTCTTTGTTTGATTCTTTCCAAAAAGATTCTTTAAAAATACTATATTGTGTTGAGTTATTTGCAATATCAACATTATTTCTCCAACTATATATGCCAAAATCTGCTAGGCTTACATAATTTTTAAAATATTGATCATTAGAAATTTCTTTTAAACCATTTATTAAATTGTGAGTGTTATAGTCCCAGGTACCATATATTAATTTAATATTAGCAGATTTACAGTATAACTCCAATAGCTTTATTTGTTGTATAGAAAAATATATAGCAGATCCTATAGGCAAAACATTTTGTATTTCATGTGGCATTTTAGAATACTTTGGCATATATTGCGCTCTTTCAAAAGTATTTACATTATAAAAACCAATGTCATCTAAAAAAAATTCTTTATTTTCTTTAGTATACTTTGAAGAAGAAGGATTGATTAAAAAGTTTTTAAATTGAGGAAAGTATGATCTAAATAAATCTGGAAATAAACATAATATAATTTTGGGATTACCAAATAAATCAATATAATCAAATATTCTAGAAATTATCCCAGATATTGATGCAGCAGACTTAGAAACATCTCCAACACGAATGTTTAATTTTTTTTCAAGAAAATTAGGCCAAGGCATTCCTTTATTAGATAAACCATTTCCAGCAGTAAAAGAGCACCCACCAACTAACACATCTGATTTACAAACATTTTTTAATTGTTCAAGATTATTTTTATTTTTTAAACTATTTAAAAATGTGTAAGTTAAAGTGTCTTCTCCTAAAGATTTTTTATATATAAAATCTAAATAAAATTTATTTTTTTCTTGCACATATACATTTTACCATAAAGATTAGAGCCCCCCGTCAGGATTGAACTGACGACCTTCCGCTTACAAGGCGGATGCTCTACCACTGAGCTAGGGAGGCTGTAGGGCTAAGAGTTTAGTATCTTAGCCAAAGCATTTACGGTTGCTGCAATCCTACCAATATCACGTAGCTGTTCAACAGTAAATCCTTCTTGTTTTAGTGTTTCATAATGTGCTTTAACACAAAAATGACACTTTCCAATAATAGATGATGCTAATGAATATGCCTCAAAATTAGCTTTTGTTGTCCCACCATGGGATGCAATAGCATTCATCCTAAGCTGTGCTGGCAAACCCTTTAGCGCTGGATCATCAGCCATTTCAACGTATGGATACCATACATTGTTTTGAGCCATTAGCGCACCAGCGGTCATTGCGGCGTTTTTTTCAACCTCATTAGCTGAACTTGCAGCAATAAAAGCAATAAGTTTTCCATTACCAGTAGCAAAAGAAGCAGCTAAAGCTAAATGAGTTGCTAATTCTGGATCAACTGTACTTCGGTTAATAACAGAATCAAGGTTTAGTTTTATATCTTTTGCATACTCAGGCAAAGACTCTTTTAATTGCTCCACCCACATCAGAGTGTTTCTCCGCCAAGCTGTCTATTGCAGGCACAAAGTTCTCCTGTTTGCAAAGCATCTAGAATTCGCAACGTCTCCTCTGGGCTTCTTCCAACATTAAGATTATTGACCGTAACATGCTGAATAACGTTGTCTGGATCAATAATGAAAGTTGCACGAAGAGCAACACCATCATCATTTAGAACACCAAGCTGCTCTGCCAAACCTGTTGGAATATTTTCCGCCTCAGTCCAATATTTTGAATTATTACGAAGTTGATCTGCAAAAGACCACGAATTTGTTTTCTTTAGATCTTCATGTGCATTTCTCCATGCAATCTTACAAAATTCATTATCTGTTGATCCTGTTAATAATACTGCATCACGATCATTAAAATCGTTAACTAGCTTATCATATGCGACAATTTCTGTCGGGCAAACAAAGGTAAAATCCTTTGGATAATATACAACTACTTTCCACTTTCCTGGAAACCATTGTTCGCTTAGCACTTCAAAAACATCATCAGATGCATCAAGTCTCCCTGGCTTCACACCAACGATACGAAATGGTTCTAACTTGTATCCTACTGTTTTCATCTTTCTCCTTATATAAGTGGGTTTCCCCGTATCCCCAACGGGATTTGAACCCGTGTTACCGCCGTGAAAGGGCGATGTCCTAGGCCTCTAGACGATGGGGACTGGGCGATCCATATCAGACTTGAACTGACGACCTCTTCCGTGACAGGGAAGCGCTCTAACCAACTGAGCTAATGGACCTCAGCTGGTCTGGCAGGGCACGATCCTGCGACATTCGCATTAACAGTGCGACGCTCTACCAACTGAGCTACAGACCAATTTATTCAATTATAGCAGTACATTGAGTAACTATCAAGCCACCAATGCCTGCTATAATTAAATTATGATGGAATATAATAATTTAGATATAAAAGAATTAAAAAATAAAACAGAAATAATATATAAAGATGATGTTATAAAAATATCTCACATAGATAATAACAGCGATTCAGTAGTTATAGTTTTTGCTTATGGATTAAAGCCACCAGCCGAACCCAAAGAAAACTTTTACCTTTATACCCGCAATGATAAAAATATCATACATGTTGTTGATCTTATGGTTAGCTGGTTTAATAATTTTACTGCAGATTTTATTTTAGAAAAAGTAAATCACTTGATTAAAGATAAAAAAATATACCTTTTGGGTATGTCTATGGGGGCATTTAATGCAGTTCAATTTTCTAACTATGTGGAGTTTGAAAGGTGCCTTGCTTTTTGTCCACAATTTTTTGTAAAAAAGATGGATATGGATATGTATGATGGATACTTAAGAATTGTTCTTGAAAGATTAAAAACTTTTAATGTTCACACTTCACAATATTCAAAAGACAAAGAATACTTTATTGTATTTGGGTCTGATGATCAAGAAAAAGCACATTCATATGACACAATAAGTTATTGCCATAATGAAAATATAAACGCATCCTTTACAATATTTAATGATTCTCCACATTTAGTTTTAGATTATTTAAATAAAAATGACGGACCTGTGTATAAAATTATTGAAAACTTTTTATATGATGATCTTAATACTTTAAAAAGTAAATATTCAAACTACTCTGCAAACTTTTTTCATGCTTCAGATAATTTTACTATTTGATATTTGTTTTCATTTAGTTTATCTATAATTGCATATGCGATCATGTGGTAGTCCATTTCAATCGCAGAGTTTTCACTGTCTATTTTATGAACTATTACAGCATCTGCATATGAATGTTGCAGCGCATCAAAGATTATTTCTTTTATCTCTTTATTGTCCATTGTATTTAATTCTACTACAATTTATTTATGCCTATGATATAATGAAATTATGAACATTGCTTTGCTTGGAAATGGGCATGTTGCACAAGCATTAATAAATATTATTGATGAAGAAAAACATGTACTAATATCTTATGATAGAAATTCCAATTTTGATGAAATACCATTATCACCAATTATTGATATCGTTATTGATATGCTTGCACATAATAACGAAGCGGTACAAATATCAAAAAATATAATAAAAGGATCTTTATATTATGGCAAAAGCGTAATAACTTGTAATAAAAAATTAATGAATATTTATGGGGCAGAATTATGTAATTTTGCAAAAGATACAAGTGGTAAGTTTTATATAAATTCTTTAGTAGCTTCTTCTAATACGTTTATTCCATATCCAGAATATCTATCAATCTATAACTTCATTGATAATTCTGATAAAGAAAGCATATTTCAATATCGTGGGGCAGGTCCAGAAGAGACCGCTAAATTTATAAATGATGAAATAACAAGGATTGAGACGAATGAAAAGTAAAGAAATAGCCCCTGGCATTGAGCTGTGGGAAAACTTTTTGACTGATGAAGAGCATGAATATCTTATTAATACTTGCAGATCATTGACTCAGCAAGATTGGGAAGCAACATATCATAATCAATTTCAATACAATCTAGACAGGGATGGAAAAGAACCTAACAATGAATGGAAAGATAGAATATATCAATTTCCAAAAGATCATCCAGTTATAAAATCAATAAATAAAAGAATTAACGATTTTGTAACGAAAAAGGGAGAGTATCCAGGATTACTATCTAGGGCTCAAAGACATTACCCTGGATCATTTTTAAACGAGCACTATGATTCTGTACAAAGTAAATCTTTGTCACATGCGTTGGTGCTATATCTCAATGACGATTATTCTGGGGGAGAACTTTATTTTAAAAAATTTAACATTGAGTTTAATCCACCAGTTAAATCTTTGATAAAGTTCCCTTCAACTGAAGACTATATGCATGGAATAAACATGGTCAATGATGGTCCAGATAGATTTGTATTGACTAGTTTTATTTGGAACAATCAACAATCAGCAAAAATTGGACGATAAATTTTATTTTATTGATTCTAAAAATCCTTGTGCTACATGTGCATGATTGTGTATTCCCATATGTTGTTTATCAGAAGCAAAATGCCACAAAATCTTATAATCATCTTTTATTTTAATATTAAATTGATCTAAACATATGTAATTGCATTTATGATCTTCTTTGTTTAAATCATCAAGACTACATGAAGATCCACAATTTTTAAATTTTTTAAAAGTAAAAAAATTGTCACGGTTTATACAAAATTCATCACTTGCAAAAAAAACTTCTTCAAATATTTTATCCGTAAGATTATTCCAAGTGCTCCAGACAAATTTTATATCTAAAAGTTTACACATGGTTGTTAGAATATATAGTGCATTTACATATTGTTTAATAGCTTCATGTGGAGGAATTATATCTTCTACGACGGCAGGAAATTTTACTACTGAATCTTTTAGGTATAGCTCTCCAGTTTCAAAATCCATAGTTTTTAATTGTGAACTTGTAATATAAGTTACATCTTTTTTAGATAAAAAATGATCTTTTTTGTTTTTATAAAAAATTCTATCTATCGTATGGAAATATCTCAAACAGTCTGGCATAAAAGCAAAAATATATTTTGGCTTACCGACAATATTTAAATAACTTATTGCTGATGCGGCTATCTGTTCTGCAGAACCACCACAAATACCTAGGTTTGCCACCTTCATTCCAGTTGTTTTTTCAATAATTGATGACCAAATATATTCTTCAGGTACTCCAACACCAAATGTTTGAGAACATCCTATTGCTAAAATATCACATGGAGATCCTTCAACTATATCTTTTAAATCTCTGTATCTATAATTATTTTGATGATAATCAATTTTTAACAATATGTCTTCTTTATCAAATTTAATATAGTTATGTATAAAATTTTTATTGTATAGTCCAAATGCAAAACCAAGATGATCAAATATATTAGTAGACAAATGGTGCATGCTTTATTTTTTTCTTTCTTTTAAAAATTTTTAATATTTTATATAAATAATATTGAATTTTTAATTTCATTTTTAAATTATACCATACAGTACCCCTAGTTGGATTTGAACCAACGCTTGGACGATTTTAAGTCGTCTGCCTCTACCGCTGGGCTATAGGGGCTCAGTGTCCCCACTTGGGTTTGAACCAAGGACCCGCAGATTAAAAGTCTGCTGCTCTACCAACTGAGCTATAGGGACAGTAGAATGCTTTGGAATTGAACCAAACTCCAAGATGCTTATAAGACACCTTCTGACCACCAGCCAGCCGCATTCCAAACGTGGAACAGGTAGGACTTGAACCTACGATGACCGAATTATGAGTTCGGGGCTTTAACCAACTAAGCTACTGTTCCAGTTTATTTATTTTATAACTTCGTTTAGCCCTCTAGCAATATCAGCAGACACCTGAAATGCTTTCTTAGTCTGCCTACTCTTTGCTTTACCATGTGTAGCCCAGACTTCATATGTATACTCAATATCAAGAGCAATCTGTTCTCTAATCTCTTTTACTGTAAATACAATGAAATCCCACACCTGCTTTTTTTGTTCATCTGTTAATTCTTCTGTCCAATTACCCATTTTTATGCTCTTTCAAATGTCGGTTTAGTGTAAAGTACGCAAAGGAAGAGCGCACCTCAATTTCTTTATTACAGATATCACAAATTACCACCCGATTAGATGCCATGTATTAATTGTACCCTGCTAAACTTTTAAAGTCAAGTTATTCGCAGATATATGAAAATGACATATGAAATCTATCGGCCTGTGCTAAATTAAATGGAGTGTTATGATCCATTGGTTCATCTTTTGATGCACTAGCCATATCCCATACTGTAAAGGTTGTGCTAGATGGAACTAAGTGACCTTTAAGACTGTAGTGATCAGTACCCTGATTAGTAATATCATGCACCGATCCACCATAAACATCTGTATGATATTTAGATGCAAACGGTATTGTTAAAGAATATGCTCCAGTACCAAAATTAGTAACACTTGTAAATACTACATCTATTTGAACAATGACAAAGTTGCCAATCTTAATATAAGATCCAGTTGCAGGGTTGTTATTAAACGTAAGACCAGTACCAGACCAAACTGGGGAGTATGATTTAATCTCAGTAGTTAATCCACCAACATCTCCAAATGCGGGATGTGTAAACCGTGCCATTATTTCTCCAGATTTATTTTAATTACTGCTGCCTGTAAGCCATCAGCAGATCCCATGATAAATAGTTCATCAAAACCAGGTAGTTCAAAAGATATTGAATGATTAGGCAATATCCTAAATCCATAATCTGTTGTTGTGACGCTAGCGTTGCCAACATACACATACCCCGAAGAATTTATGTTTTGTATCGTAATGTCCATACCACTATGGGTAGTATTTGGAGTCAGGCGGGTAGCCTCAGAATCACTCAGTGTATAGATAGCATGTAATGTCATAGTAAGATTATATCATCTTATATATATTTGATTGAATTGATTGGTATATTGTGGCTCAGACATTGATAATCTAAATCCAAAACCAGCAAGATATTCTTTGACATCTTGCTCTAACCATTGATCTTTCCAAAATCTTGCTGTCTCAACCTCAATACATATGCTGCCTATATTTGGAAGTATACTTGATGCCCCCGTGAGCACCTGACCATTTGCACCTTCGCAGTCAATCCATAAAGCTATATTTTTTTTATCTTCAAACAACTCGTTAAGAGTGGATGATTTTACAGATATGTATTCTTTATTTCCCTTATCATTTCTTTTCATTATTGAATTATTAGATGTTAGTTTATGTTGATCAATCTGTATTTCAAAATCTATCTCACCAGATACATCAGATATAGCTAAGTTTCTGTAGTCTACACCAGGAATATCTTTAAATTTTTCATACACAAATGGGCTAGCCTCAAATGCATAAATTTCTTTCGCTATGCCAACCATTGACTTAGAAAAATCTGCATCATATGCACCCACTTCAATAGTAATTTTTGGCAGCATTACCTTTTGAATATCAATAAATGCTGCAAGAATATCTTTGTCTGAGTGCATTATTTTGATAGTATATAAAGTATGCCAGCTAAAAATGATGTAAGTATTACTGCAAAAATACTAAACAAAACAAATTCAAACATCTCCATCTTCATCTTCCTCTAATCCAAAAGTAAGATCAAGATCGTTCTTAAAGTATTGGTATACTGCGCCAGCAATACCAAGAGCTCCAACCACTGCTGCTATAGCTTTAAATTTACTCATCATTCACCTCAAATTCTACAAAAGTTGTGCGGGTATCAGTAAGTATACTAGTTATTATTTGTTTCATCATATCCCCATCACCAATGGGGTACTCTACGTCAAACTCTTTTTCGTTCATTTTATTCTCCATTCGGATAAGGATTTCCAGGCCAACAATAATAGCAGCCTTGCTTCCATGCCATATAGTTAACTGCTGCAAATATAATTAATAAAATAATAAATAATGGTTTCATAACTTCTTCTTTGGTTTTGGCATTCTTGCTTTAATCATATCAATAAACATATCATAAAATTCTTCAGCATAATCATTATGCTTCATATATTCAAGAAAATAAATTAATTGTTCTCTTTCATGTGCAACAGCTTTTTGACAGCCGCTACATGGGCAAGCCCACTTACCACGCTTAGGAGTTTGATTTGGATCAGCCACGTAAACAGTATATCAAACAATGCCCAGATCGTCAAAGTTATCTATATGATCATCAATATCTCTACGCACAGGATAGATATCCTCAACTATTGACATAACACCATTATACAATAAGAAGGACCGCCAAGACAGAAAGGGATCTCGGCGGTCCAAGCGCTCCCCAGAAAGGGTAAGGAGCGTAAAGAGGGGATTTTCATCAACCCTCTATGTATATTATAGCAAAGTTATTTGGGCTTTGTCAAGCTTTAAAGCTCGGCGCTAATAGGAAATAATAAACCACCCTACGCAACTCCGTTGCGCTATAGGTTAATATTTTTATAATGCTGCATACACAAATACCACTTAACTCCCCTGTTATCTATCTTGGAAGTATATGATATTTGATTACAAAAAGAACAAGTCATTAGCTCACAAAGCTAACTGAGAAATGTTTTTTGCAAACATCAGCAATAACAAAATTTTCTCTATCAATTACAACATCATGATAAAGAGCGTCTTGATCACAGTAAAAGCATTTTTCCATATCTATATGATAGCATATTAGATATTCCAGTTATTGGTCTGATTCTTATTCTCAAACAAATAATCTAGATTTGTGGGGGTAATGCCAAGATATTCAATAAGCCTGCTTGCATCCTGCTGCTCATAAAGCTCTTCAAATGTAATCTGAAAAATATCAAGGTTACGAATGTATGCCTTTTGAGTTGCTGCATGTGTCTTGTAAGATGAGAGAAGATCGGCATTTTGATTAATGACCATGTTATCTACTTCGGCTGTATCTGCAGATCCTCTGTAATCATTTGCAAGATGTGCAACTAGTCTGCTATAAGCGCAAGCGTCATCATCTTCTCTTGTTAATCCTATTACTTTGTCAAACTTTGACATAAGCCAATCTACAGATTCAATTGCATTGACCTGAAGAAACATATTATCAACAAACTTAAGGATAAGACCTCTATCTGAGTTAACCCATTCTAACTGTGCTGCCAACTGCTCTTCTGTGTTAGCATGTGGGTTAAAGGGTTCCAACATAACTTCTTCGCCTGTTTCAGATTTGAGCCAAGCAGAAAGACTTGTTGAACCTGAACGGCTTTGCGCCAAAACTAATATTCTCATAAAACCGCCTCTGGATGATCTAGTGGTGTTGGCGCAGTAAGAAGGCACTGGCAATCAGCACATTGAGCATCGTCTAATAGATATGATATTAATTCATAGCTGTTGGGATCAAACTGAGCGGTAATGCGGATAAGCGATGAGCCACAGCATGGACACGCAGCAGTTGGGATTCCTCTAGAATTAAACATATCCCTATTATATAACAATTTGCTACATCCTGCAAACCTATGATAGACTATCGTAATGTTTATTAGCAATTGCCCAAAGTGTCGCACAAAGCTCGTACCTATTTTGTATGGTAAGTTAGATTATATTCATCTTGATCTACACGAGCAAGGTCGTGCATTTTTGGGGGGTATGAATAAGAAACCTTATAACTCCTATTGTCCCCTATGTGAAGAATCCTATAAGGAAGAAACTAATCTACCCTAATATGGTCTTGGCAAACAGGATAAATCTTATATCCATCTGATTCTACGGTTATTGATGGTTTTGAACATACTTGACATTTTTCAAACAACTGTTTATTATCTTTACGAATTTTTGCGAGGTATTCGTAATAAGCTACATTCTCTTCCATTGCCCTATACGTCCTAGATTCACACGTTGTAATAACATACTAGCAAAAGATGGATGTTTTTCCTTATTGCCCAAGAAAACCTTGCCATTTTCTAGGTCTGTTATTTCCCATTTCTCTGGTACTTTTGTCCATATGATAAGGGCTATGGGCTCGTCTAATTCTTCAACTTCCCTGCCATCTTTGAGTTTTCTCTTCATCAAAACCATTATACAGCATTGTAAATGATGGAGTTTTCCACAAGTTATGCACAGGTTTATCCACAGATAAATGTTACTGATATTTTTATGATGTATTATTTGTGGAGGAAAGTGGAGAGAAGTGGAGAATGAAGCATCTTAGACAGGCGGCTTCGTAATGTCCAAACCTTATACCACAAACATCCTATATTGTCAAACCTTTATATCCCCAAATATGCCATATAAAACCATATAAAAATGTTTGAAAACATATGAGAAATATAACAAAATGTTATAAAACAATATAGAAATGTTTGAAAATGTTTGAAAACTTTCAGGGATTTTTTAGAGGTCGTTCGTAATGTCTTTTATACTAGAAGGGCCAGAGGATCTTCTTAATCCCCCGCCAAATTCGGCCAAATAATCTTTCTGCCTTTTGTTCAAACCTATATTCCTTGCTTTGTTTATACTCGTGTGATTGGAAGTATGGATTGTTTTGAGATTGGAAGAAATAGTTTCTAGGTGACATTATTTTTCCCCCGCTTTTTCGGCGGTAGCTAACATATGATCAAGATTATTAAACCCTGTATCCTCTATACCCAATGTAGCCAATAGCATAGCAAAGGTTTCTTGGACATATATGAGAGCTATTTCTGTTGGTTGACATAATCCCTCTGCCGTCAAAAATGCGAGGGGTAGTCCAATATCATTAAACTCTATAAATTCCCTAGTATTAGAATCATCCTTATAATTAAGATAGAAGCTAGCTAGGATATCAAATTGTTTGTCAATATCGGTCATACATAAAAGTATATCACTGTTTGACAAATATTAAAAAGTTTGATAAACTTCTGGGATTTTTTTATGATCGTTCGTAATAACATTTTGGGAAATTTTTCTTAATGTCGTAAATGTCCGATTTGTATGGTTTGACCTCGGGGGCTTTCACGGCACCCCTGCGGGGGCACCGTGATTTATAACTAGAACAAACGCTCTTGCTGATAATACTTATTGCGTTCGTTATACTCAGCAACTTCTTTGTTGTATTGGCTAGCCTCCAAAACTTCTACTGCTCTCACATAAATAGTATGCGGTAATGCGTGAGCAATATATTTTCCTACCTGCTCTAAATCTAAATGAAAGTCAGATAGTAGTTTGCCAATACTTTTTGCTACCCTCTCTTCTTGGCTTGTTGGTAGTCGTAGTCGTCTCATAGCCCTCCAGTCTATCAAATAAGTGAGGGGAGCGCAAGCGAAAGGATGACCTGCGCTCTACCCTCGTGCCTAGGGTCACCACTCCTAGGCTTTCGTTAGAAACCTTTCCTTTGCTAGATGATATGTAATAAACTCATCTATTGAATGCGTTCCAGTATCATCTTCAACAGTCTTATTTACTAAATCAATGATAACTGGGTGGTCCATGAAACCTAAATCATTAGGATTGCATGCATAGATTCCATATCCCGTCGCTGACATTAGTTCATCTTGAAGAAAGTAACTGATTGCCATACGTGTCCCATATGCTACATCTGGCATATCAATACGTGGCTTAGCATGTTGCAATGCCCCAGCCAAATCAACATACATGGAGTCTTCGCCCCAATGACTATAAAGCGCTACAGCCTGCTCCTCTGACTGTTTGAATACAAATGTACAACGTGCTCCCATGGTTATTCTTCCTCTCTGTTAGTTTGTTTCATGTTATCAAAATCCAGCGGTAGTGTCAACTGCTCCCACATTATTCTTCCCCCTCAATCCCGCATTTGGGACAGTATGAATCATATACATGATCACAATAGTCATCCATTCTATGCCCTTTCCCCTGGAGTTCTAAAAGCCTTGGGAGATTCTTCACCTATAGCAAAAGAGAGCCCATATGCAAGCGTATAGAGGGCCTGGATAGCGTCACACTGTCCTTCCCAATACCTTCGCTCCATGGAGTCCATTGCTTCTCCAGAACGCTCCTCTTCTTCCTGTGCTAGGATTAGTTCTTCCTCCGCCTCCACAAGCATGCGGTTCATCTCACCATGGAGAATATGCAAACCAGACAAACCTGCGTCCACAGCCTTTTGAACATGGTCATCTAACTCTGTTGCGATAATCATGATTCCCTTCCATTGTATTTGATATCACTATATACTGCTAGCAAATGTGCAGCGGTAGACCAAGCAGCCTCCAGTTGCCTATAAGGAACAATATCCTCAGACTCTAACTTCTGCATGTCTTGTTCCAAACTAAGCATATGTAGTTTGACATATTCCATGTATTGGTCAGACATTATAATCCTCTAATGGGATTACTTCATCGTTGATGAGTTGTGAGCCTGTTGATACAACAATCTCGCCGTCAATCTCGCCAAAGATAGCATTAGGGAATATAGGTAGCACCTGCGCTACCATTTCATCAAAGGTCATCTTCATCCTCCTGTGGCTCTGTTGTTAGTTCTCCGTCATTGGTTTCATACCACCCTGTGTAGAAGATTATCTGTCCGTCATTATCATACTCATAGTCATACTTAGCCATGAGTTTCTTTAGTTCTGCTTTGGTCACTTTAGTTTCTCCAATCTATAGTCAGGTACAAACTCAGGAGTCAAGAATACCTTATGAGTGTCGCATTCCGCAACTGCCTCTAGGTCTACCTCACCCATATAGTGGCATTTATTGCAAATATTCTCGCCACAGTCATCACAATACTCTAAACAATCATACTCATCACAGTCTCTACAGCGTGATTCATAAGACATATCAGATGTGACTTCACCTGCCACAAACTCTATCTCCCCACCAAACCCCTGCTCTTCTTCCCAAGTTAGAGTTAGTACAGCAGTTGGATACTGATTAGATAGATGTAACATAGCCTGTACAGGCGGAGCCCAAGCGGTATCAAATCTATACCCCACCCAGTTATCCACACCGTCTGCTTTGAAGTCAGTCATACAGGTATCACTATCGCCACCTTCATCTGGCACAGCAACATCCCACTTAGTACCCCATTCACGGTTATTGAAGGAATACCAATCATTACCTGAATAAGGGGTGGGGGAAGAATAATCAGTCTGCTTCTCATAAGCCTCTATATCAGTAGGAGCCTTGATATTCCAGAATGAAAATATAGGATTATTATATTTTACAGTCTTAGGTTCAAACTGTTGTGTTTGTACATTCCAGTTATGCTGGTATGTCCTCTCAAATGGACGATTGAGTTGGTCCTTGATGAGATGAACAGTTTCAGGGTTTGAATCCTGAATCATTAGATTATTGAATACCCAGTTTGGCATTAGTTATCTTCTCCAATAATGTTCCAGACAACATCTACATTGTCTGCCATATAAGGCAGGGTATTGTCTAAGAGACTAGACACAGAGGCATTTACATCCTCGTCATCAGTAGAGTAGCAAATAGTGACTATTACATCCATGTTATATCCTTTCTGTTTGATATTCCAAGTATCGCATATTTGGTGGTATTTGGCAAGGTATAGGAGTGTGACTTACCCCACATTAGATATGTCCACACCCACAGTTACAGCAGGTATTACATTTACCCTCGTAAGTATTACACATTAGATCTATAAGGTCTTCTTCAAGACAGTTATAACAAATAAACTCATCAAGCTGTAGCATTAGATATGCCCCTCTGCTAACAAACCTTCTAATAGGTCCTTGGCTCTAAAAGTATTATTATATAACCATGGGTCATCATCTGAGTTGATAGTCGTAAGCACAGAATCAAGAGCATCAATCATATCTCTTACATCTGTTTCTATATATCCTAGCATTATTTCCCTTTCTGTGAGATATTTTATTATCCCATATTTGGGGGAAAAAAGCAAGGTCAACGTAATAAAGATTTGGGAAAAATCTAATCTAGTACGTAATGAGCTGTGACAAAAATCACACGACTCGGGGCCCCATGATCGCATGAAAAAGTGAGCAGTTTATACTCTTGCTCAGGAGTTGCGATTTACTTATGCAATCGCTAGCACATTCTGCACTGTTTGCAATATGCGATTCTTTTCTGCAGTGATAGAAGCATCAAAACCAGAAGCAGCAGCAAGGACGGATTCATTACTACCACCACGAGCAGAACGATGCCAATCTAATCTTTCGGTTAGAGCATTCATTGCACCCCATGCGGTGTTAGCAATCATCCCGTTATATTCACCTGTGTAAATATCATTGATGAGGTCAATCTTATTTTGCCACTTAGTGAGAGCGATTTTCTTCTCATCTTCTGGCTTAGGATAAATCGCAAGCACAATGTCGTTGAACTGTTGCGCTGTGATTTCTTTCTCAATCATGGTCTTAGCCATGAGATCAAAAGCATCCATGTATTTATTAGCAAGACCAAGAGTCTCACGAGCAATCTGCACACGACCATTAGCAGATTGTGTGTGACGAATCTTGAATGATTGCTTGATTGCATTCTTGCCACGCTTACTACCCAATGCAAGATTGAGAGTGTTAGCGCATACAACACGCACTGGCGTGATAGATGCTTGAATAGCAATAGAGCCATCATGTGATGTGTTGATGAGAAGATAAGTCTTGACCTTATCCGAAACACCGCTAGGGTCTAGCACTGTCTCACGCTCAAGAGCAAGAGAGCCAAATACTACACGACCACCCTTGATTGAGCCAGCGGTCTCCCATCTACCGCCACCATCTAGAATGTTATCGCCAAATGCGAATAGGTCTTCATTCTGCAATGGAACATATCGCTCACCTACAACACCCAAAACATCTGTCTGGTTATTGTTAGTAGGATTAGTTCTTACAACATATTGATAAGACTTATCTGATGTAAGGGTGTTAGGAATCTCAACATCTACAAGACGAACATTCCAGTTATTTAGGTTAGCAGCAGCCAACATTTCTGCGGTGTTCTTTTCTTCTGTAAATACTGTTCCTAAACCATGCCATGCAGGTTCACGGAAAGATGCAAAAGATGCAACACCGTTTTGAGTTTCTAGTTCATGAGCCATTTTATTACCTTTCTGTTAGTTATAGCAATCTTAGCACACAAAATCTGGGAATACAAATCGTAAATCGTAAATCGGACATATAGGACAAATCGCCCCCGAGTTAATTAGCGGGGGCCCCAGGACACCACCACAGATCCCAGGGCCCAAGATTATTTGTTACTCCCATTCCTCCATATCTATGTCATCAACATAGTGAGAGTTGATAACGGTATCGCCATGGTAAATGTCTACCGTCAAATCATCATTCAAGAAATAACGCAAATCAAATGAATCAACTTCATTCAGCGGTACCTCAGTGCTGCCTTCAACTTTGATTGTTGCAACCCAGTTGAGAGTTGTTTTTGCTTCATAGCCAATAATCTCGCAAAGTTGACTAAGAACGTCTTCTTTTGAGGTATCAGAGTTATACCAGCCATCTGCAGTTAGATTGTCTTGAATCTGTGCTAACTTTTTTTCAGCGGCTGCTAGGAATGACTCAGTAAACTGCTTCTTACGAAACATCTCATTGATGTCATGCTTAGTAAGCATATGGTGCACAATCTCTCCAGTAGGTTTTTGCTCCAAGCCCTCCACGAGATAGTTGACGTACAGTGTTGTTAGTTGTGTGTCTTGCATTATTCCATTTCCTTTCCAAGTTCATCAAACTCTCTAACCTCATCAAGCATAGCGTCAAACTGTTCCTCAGTCAATAATACTGATGTAACAAGATGTGCTGTTAGTGCTGTTAGATGTGTTGAGTAAACAAACATTTCTCTCATCATTTCTTCTTCAGAAAGAATATTCTTATTCTCTAATATGTATTTGACTGCGCTTACTACATCTGGTGAATGTAATGCTTCCTTGCTTGCTTCTGCTATTGCTAACGCTGTTGCGCTCATTGGTGGTTTCCTTTCTGTATATACCAAGTTTAGCACTAATCTGGGAAAAATACAACTTATCCCGTAAAGCCCCCGTGTGAGAAGGATCACAAGAGCTCGGGCCCCATTTGGCGGGGAAGTGAGCAGTTTATAGTCATGCTCAGGACTTTTAGTTTTAGTAAGTTTTTACCATAGCGAAACGCTTTGCGCCGTTGCTAAGTGTTAGACCTACACGAGTTACATTTCTACGGATAGGTGTGAAAGAGTTGATTCTTCCAGTTACTCCCACTTTGCTAGTAGTGAAGAGATCTCCTACCTGATATGTGTATCCTCCTAGAGTCATTTGCTTTTCCTTTCTGTTAGGTGTTTTGTTGTGGGCAGTTTTACCTTAGGTGATACCCAGCACCAAATCTCGTTTAGAGATAACGAGCGATAGCGTTATATGTAGATGTGGAAACTGTTTCCTCATCCGTCATTTTGAGAATACGAATAGCGTTCTCAAGTTCCTCTACCATCTCGTTATATGAGTGGCGGTGGATTTGCTCATGCTCACGCTCAGGTTGCTCTGGAAAATCAAGCCCATTGAGGTCTAAGTCAAAATCAACATTGAGATTATTATTCCAAGCACGATAACTTGTGCGAAGATTTTTAGCCTTAGCGATTTGTGATACGGCTAACTTAGCAACTTCCTTTTCCCACTTTTCAGTAGCCTTCTTATACTTAGCCTCGTTCTCATCTTGCTTAGCATAGTCAGCCTTGATTTGTGCCAACTTAGTTTCTAAGGCTTTGATAACCTTAGCCATTTGTTTTTCCCTTTCTGTTTGGTGGTATAAATCTTAGCATTTTGCCAAGATAAAATCAAGTTGAGCAGTTTATCCTCCACTTGCTCAGGTGGCGTTAGCGTTTGCTAAACTAGTTAGACTTGTTCTTCCAAGTAGTCCAACGAACCTTACCCTCAACATCCAACTTCACACGAACTGTGTTCTTGTCTGTTGGGATGATTTCCTTGATGATACCTGTGACCTTGCTCTTTTGAGAGGTGTAGGTATCGCCTACCTTGTAGGTTGCTACTGATACTGCCATTTTTCTTTCTCCTTTGTTTGTTGTTGTTGCCATAGTATTATTATCGCATTATTCATTTGTGTCCGTCAAGTTATTTCTGATATTTCTCATATTTTGAGATTATTCACTTGTTGTCCCCCAAGCCCAATAGCATGAGGAATATTAGACCTAGGATTACTACTTCTAGCATAGCCCCCCTTATTTCTTCTTTGCGCTAAACACTATATCAGATTTTTGGTAAACGCACAAGCCACACGATACGCAAGCAGATCCCTTTTCTGATATGAGAGGAATAGCTTTCTTATTCTCAGGACACTTAGCCCCTACCCTGCCAATCATCTCTTTCATGTCTGCCTGCCCTATTGCGAAAGTGTCAGCAAGGTATGCCAATCTTATTTCTTTGCTAGCGAGGGTAACGGCAATGTCTTTGTTATCTTGATCTGTTGAGAAGTATAAGGATAAGTTATCAATACCCTTGAGGATATTAGCTGCAGAAGCTACACGTGTATATACCCAAAATTGAATGTCAGGCTGTTCTTCAATAACTAAACGCCATGCACGTGCATATTCATCACTAAAGAAGTCACCGTCCCAATGAATGCGGAATAACATTTTAGCATTACGCTTTACACAATCTTTCTTGAATTCTGCAATCATATCTGAAAGTAGAGAATACATGCCTTGAATATCTTCATCTTTCAATAGATTCCAGTTATGCATTAGAACATCCCTAACGCCTTTGTAGATTTTTTCTAGCTTACCCGCATAACATACTTTGGCGCATGTAGGTGTCTGTCCAGGACATGAATATTCTTTTCCTGCGGGTAGACCGAAAGTGTTAGCAATAGTAGGTGTCTTGCCATTAGGTGAAACGGCATTAGTAACTTTTCTGTCCATAGATCTTTTTAGCATGGTGTCCCTTTCTGAATAAACCAAGCTTAGCAGATTCGGGAAAAAATATCAACTTGCCGTAAATAGGTGTTTCTACGTAAAGGGGGCAAAACGGACAAAACGGCTCGGGGCCCCTTTGGGGAGCTTTTACTCTACATATACATAGAGTTCAACTTGCTCATCATCAAAGAAGAATGTTTCAATAACTTCTTCATATTCATCAAGCATAGCGACATTACACCCTTCATCGCCTTCATTGATACTCTTGATAGTGAAGAATTCACCTTCAACCTTGATTAGATCGCCCTCCATCAATTGATTAGGATAGAGGAGATCTGCAAAGCGTGTTTCCATGTCGTTTATTGTAGCAGTCATTTTATAACTACCTCGCCATTCGCATAGAAAGTCTTAGTGAACATTTTACCTGTTGGGTCTGTTAGATTATATCTAGCATATACCTTCGCATTTCCATAGTCCTTACACTTAGCCCAAGCATCATGAGCCTCCATGAAGTCATGAAGTCTAAGTGTTGATACAAGTTCATCGTCATACCAAGTTGTTAGTGCGTATGCGTATTCCATTTAGATTTCCTCTCTCTCAATAATCCAAGCCTCTAGGCGGTGGTTCTCAATAATAGCATGAGCAGGGGCAGTATTCTGGTATTTGTAGAACACGCCTTCTGGTAGTGGAATCTCCAAGTTCCAAAGCCCTGCGTCATTGACGGCATCAATAGCCTCAATACATGGCTGAATCATGATAGTGGGGACGGGAGGGTATAGATTAGAAGTCAGGTGAATCCTCATCTGTGTTTCCATATCTAGCATGATACCCAAGTCAGAAAGTGTCCCATCTGCCATTTCATTTGCTAAGTTGCTTCCCATTTTATTTCCTCTCTATCGTGCTTCTGGTGTTGTGAATAGTTGTCCTGCGGTAACAGGCTCTAACAATGAATCAAGCAAGTATAACTCATGCTCCTCATATTTCTCAAATCCTGCCTCGCATGAGCAATACTCAATAGCATACTCATCATCAAACAGGTAGAACACCTCTCCTGAATCTGAACAGATAATACAGTTGGTCATAGTTTTCCTTTCGTCCAATAAGACAAACCTATCACAGCCCTACGACAATATCAAAACGACACGCCGAATTTTGGGAAAAGTTTCGGGAAAGCCGTAAAGTGTAACGTAAATCACAGCTGTGGATAAACCTGTGGAAAACGCCTCGGGCGCAGTCGGGCGTGTCTAATCCCAGTTAGTTTGTTTTCCTACATTTTTCTTTTCAATTTTTTCGGCGGTATGGATCGCTAACAACTCTGTCAAACTATAAGCAAGAATGAAAAGAGTTGCTAGCGTCGCTATTTGGCTAATCCACATTATGCGTCAATGAGTCCTAACTCATCTACACCACAACGCTTTTCAAACTTTGCTTTATCAAAGTTTTCATTATCGCCATGAAAGTATTCTGCGAACATGTCTACAATATCCTCAAACACTTGCGGATGAATCTCCTGCGAGAATGATTTTAGAATGTCTGCGGTTTTTATGTAGTCTTTTCTAGTCATCACTACTTTACCACCCTAAGAATAGCCCATGAGCCGTTTTCGTTGATTTCGTCTAGTGTTGGTTGGAGTCTAGGAACTACCAAGTCGTGAAGCATAGAAACTAGAATGTGATTTATTTGCTCTTCTGAATAGCGTGAGATTATAGTCTCCGCATATTCTCCGATAAACTCAGTTTCAAACTCTAGTGAGTGTCTGATTTTCATTTGCTGTCCTTTTCTGTTGGGTTATTTATTGTAGCGGTTAGGGCTGTCAGGGCTTGCGCCATAGATTCTTTTCGTTGTGCCGTTACATATTGGCGGAATTCATCAAGATTCATTAGTCTGCCTCTATTTCTGTAACTTTGATTAGGTTGATTCCCAAAGCGGGATTCTGTAGAGAGTTTCCAATGTGAATCATTAGATTCTCATAGTTTTCTTCATGTGATAGAAACTCGTCAAAGTCTGCCTCAATGTGAAACTCTGCGGTTAGTGTATAAGTAGGCATTTTAGCCCCTTTCTTTAGGTTATGTAGCAAGTCTAGCGGATTTAGTTATTTATAGCAAGCCTAAGCCCTGTGAGGTTTATCACAAGGGCACTTAGGATTAGTCTTAGCAAAGTGGCGAATAAGCACCCTTCGCTCAAAGTTAGTTAGTCCAAATACTGAACGGATACCCCCGTCATTATATTCGTGGATAAGTATGTCTAGCCTTTTTTCAGTGAGCATTTTTTGCCCCTTTCTTTTCTGTTACTCTGTAAGTATCTCACACACTCAGAAAAATATCAAATCCAAAATGCGATCAAAACGGACATTTTGAAAAAAAGTTTTGTGAGAAAACTCACATCGTACGTAAACCGACAAAACGGACATTTCGCCCTCGGGCGCTTTCGGCGCATTGTCAAATCAACACGCCGATTTTTTTATTTATTTTTTATGGATATTTTCTTTCATCTTCTGTGATTAGGAAATCAAGGTAATCAAGAAATCCTTGCTCATAGGCTATTGGATCAACTGCTTTCAGAACATCAGACGGGGAATAAAGAAGATTCCCAATCACTATCTGCTCATTCGTTTCATCTAACATCTGGTCATACAGCGGAAGAAGTAAATCTTCATTCATCGCTTTACCTC